GAACTCACCCATGATAAATGGCATGTCTGCCACAGTTGCTGCCCTTGAATAAAATTCACTCATGTATTAATCCCTAAAGCTCTCAGTGTCTTTCTAAGACACCATATTTTATGCCCCGGTAAAACCATGAGTTTACGTTTAAAACGTCTCAGAGGGCTTCTGACGCGCTACGCTGATGTCGATTACCCCAGCTTTTGGGCGAGGGTCGACAAGATTCAACTCTTCAGCACTGTGATACTCCGTATCGAACTCCCGATCGACATGGCGAATGTAGATGGCCGTAAGAAGGCTGTCGTCGTTCAGGAAGTGTCCGTAGGATTTGCGGATCACTTCGCCAACCTTCTCGATCTTCTCTCCACCCATGCAGAGATGGTTAAACCGGCTGTGTTTCCGCAGCATCTCATCCACCGGGCCGGAGTAGACCTTATCGACTCTCCCGAACCGGATGATATTTCCAGTATCAGCCTCAACCAGACAAACGAGCTTGCCAGGTTCGACCCGGTCTCGCCATGTTACACCAGAGCGGAGTGTGTTGAAGTAGGGTGCGTCTAATCCGATGATCGGTTTACGAAATGCCAGCAGTGGCACGTAACGTATGCAGCTGTTCAGGTGGAAGTGCGCCCCGGCGTCGTGGAGTTTGAGCCGGGTTTCGTTAATCGGGCACTTCGACGCAATGCCGCACAGGTCGCAGAGCAACTTCTGTTTGTTCAGGCTAGTGTTCGATTCAATGGTGTAGGAGCCATCTTCAAGACGGCGAACCCAGCGCGTGCGTTTGAGATCCATAATTCTTATTCAAATAGTTTTGTACGGGGCAACGATAACTGACAAGGCGCACCGATGTTTGCAAATGCCTGTTTTACTTATACCCATTATTCACAGGACCGATCCAATAATTAGATCCCCAGAGAGATCCTACAGAAGATCAAAAGAGATCCCCGATCGTCTCCAGCCGTTGCGGTTACTGGCCTGAGAGGGGTTTACTATCCACTATGGGGAGGAAAGTAACCTCTGTAGAGAGCATAATAACCGCTATGAAGAGCAAAACAACCTCTCTGGAGAGTGGTCGGTATCCACTGTAGTGAGTAGGATACATTGTCTTAACTGGATAACTCAGTGCCTGTTTTTCTACGTCAGGTGGCTGATATTCATAGAGATGTTGGAAGTTTTGCGTTCAGGCGTGTTTGTTTCGACCACACATTATCCCCAGAAGGGGAGTGATGGCTGGTTTTGCAATTACCTGATTTTTATACACAGGCCCGATCCAGTAATTCAGATCCCAAAGAGAACCAAAGAGACCCACAAAGACCCAAAAAGATCCCCGCACCCCGCAAACCGTTGTGCCACATGGCCTTAGAGGTGATCGATATCCACTATAGAGAGAAGATCAGCCACTATGAAGAGCAAGCCAACCACTGTAGAGAGTAGAAAAACCACTATAGGCGGTAGGATAACCGCTGTGATGAGTGCTACTATCCACTGTAATCAGCAAAGGCCACCAAAGCGGTCGAATAAAAAGAGACACTTGGAATGAGCGAAAACGGCAATAAAAACATAGCGATCGTTGAAGCATTCTCAGAAACAGACAAAAAGACCGGTGAAGTTGTTACGTTAGTTCCTAACACCAACAACACAGTTCAGCCTGTTGCTCTGATGCGTCTTGGTCTCTTCGTTCCGACGCTGAAATCGACCGCCAGGGGCAGAAAGGGGCAAATGGTCTCTATGGACGCCTCTGCTGAACTCAAACAGCTGTCTCTGGCCAAAGCCGAAGGGTACGAGGACATAAGGATCTCCGGCGTTCGTCTGGATATGGATAACGACTTCAAAACGTGGGTAGGCATCATCCACGCGTTCGCCAAGCACAAGGTTGTTGGCGACACCGTCACGTTACCGTTCGTCGAGTTCGTCAGGCTCTGTGGCATACCAACGGCCAGATCGTCCGCGAAGTTACGCAAGCGCCTGGACAGTTCTCTAACTCGTATTGCCACAAACACTATCTCATTCCGCAGTAAAGGCTCTGATGAGTATTACGTGACGCACCTTGTGCAGACAGCAAAGTACAGCACAAAGAACGACACGGTCTCGCTGCAGGCTGATCCTAAGATTTTCGAACTCTACCAGTTCGACAAAAAGGTTCTTCTGCAACTCCGGGCAATTAACGAACTCTCCAGAAAAGAATCCGCGCAGGCGCTCTACACCTTCATCGAAAGTTTGCCACCTGACCCGGCACCAATCTCGCTGGCTCGCTTACGCGCCAGACTTAACTTAACCAGCCGCACCATTACCCAGAACGCGACAGTCAGGAAGGCGATGGAGCAGCTGCGTGAGATCGGCTATCTCGATTACACCGAAGTGAAGCGCGGCAGCTCGGTCTACTTCATCATCCACTATAGGCGGCCGAAATTACGCCCAGCACTGCCACCAACTAAAGCTGCGCCTGAAGAACCAGAAGACATCTTGCCTGGTGATGATCAGGAGGACATTATCGATGTTGTTCCTGAAGAAAAAGAGGGTGAGATGGTCATGTTGAGCAAGGAAGAACTGGCGATTCTCGAAGAGCTACGCAAGGCAAAAGCTCGCAAATAACCCAACCACTGTAGAGAGTAGAAAGGCTCACTATCCACTGTAGTGAGCCTTTTGTTTATCTGAAATCCGCTATCCACTGTAGTGAGTAACAACAACCGAAGAGTAACCACTGTAGGCAGTAGCGCTCAAATAACGTAATAAATGTTAGTGGTTACAAACCTAGATGAAACAAGGGCTGCGAGGTTAGTGGTCACTGGGTATCTTGTTAAATCCTCTCTATAGTGGTTATCGTTGTTCCCGTCGTTATTGGCTATCCACTGTGGAGAGCAGAATCGGTTGGCCGGATTTACTAACCACTGTAGTGAGTAGATATCCGCTGAAAACAGTGAAGGTTTACTCTCTATAGTGGATACCCGCTGGAGAGCGCATTCCATCACTCTCTATAGTGGTTGTTTGCTGCGAATGAACGCCTGTTTACTCCCTACAGTGGATAGCGACGTCGATAATCTCCACTTTACTCACTACAGTGGATACCGGATGTCACGGCAGGCGTTTTACTCACTACAGTGGTTATGGGCCGGATACGCACGCGGTGAGCTGGCTACTCACCGCAGTGGTTAGTGTTATCAGTGGATTTTCTTCAGCAGACCCCAGAGTGTCCCGGCCTTCGTCGTGAGCTTACCTGTTTCCGGATCGTACATGCGCCATTCGCGACGCTGGTGGACAATGACACCGTCCTCACGTTCCAGACGCTCCAGCACGCCGGTCTGCTTAAACCCTTTGGCACGCCAGTAGCCACTTGTTTTTTCGATTTCCAGACCTGCCAGTGTAACCGCCATCAACCAACCTCCTTGCAGTCATCGAAAAGGTAGCTGGCGTTCTTCGCGTGAACGCCGTAGACATCACCTGATTTGTTGTAAACGAACTTATCTTCACCCACGCCAGACAGTTTGCCGTTACGTTTGGTGAGATAGGGGGAAGACAGGACGCGATCATCGCGCACAACATAAAACTGTTCGCCGCTGTCCACAACCATCGCGCCGTAGCTGGCTTTGACGACATTGCGGAGCACGTCGTTTTTCACTTCGGCCACTGACATCTCACACTCATAGACGTGCGTGTCCGCGTATACAGGGAGGGAGAGCAGCGCCAGAGCCAGGGCTAGTTTCTTCATGCCACGACTCCTTTGATAACGCCGAATGCTGAGTCGAATACCAGCACTACGGCCAGCGCATTAACCATCGCGCCATTAACAGGCGCCAGCGCTTTACGGATTGCTCCGGTGAAGATGCAATCGAGCACAAAAGCTATCGAGACAATAAGTAATAAAGTGTCTAATACAGTTTTCATGATAGGTAGATACTAACTTATATATTTTTTGCTGTAAATATCACTCAAAAGTGCTGATGCCTAAGATACGCTCAAGATGAGCCGCGTCTTCATCGCTTACCGGCATCGTGTCGCCGACGTACCAGCAACTACCGTTGTGCCAACAAACACCGTCATCATCGACATACACAGAATCTGCATCCATGCCAGTGTACTCAACGAGATTGCGCTCAATTGCCGCTTGAATTTCTTCATCGTTCAGCCCATCGCACTTGACCATGAATAGCGGGTAAACGTCATAGTCGGTGCTGGCTGAAATTCGAACCAAAATCTTCATGTGTCTTCTCCTTGTTGGTAAGTACTTATTTATATTAATGTGCGCCATGCGGCGCACAATCATTGTGTTCAGGCTGGTGGAAAGAACTTCTCCAGCGTGCGGTCGACAGCTTTATCGATGTGCATCAGATGCCAGACGACCATATCTTTACTTCCCATACCGCGGGTGTAGATCACGTCGAACTTACGCCAGGCGGCGTGAAACCAGTGCGGTGTATCATTAACCGGCAGATTCTCTCCAGCCTCCTTGAAGTACTTGAGCAGCATGGCCTGTTCAGCGGTGGGCGTCGGGCCAATCTCTTCCGCGTACATTCTGATGAAACGCTGCCAGTCGGCTTCATCTTCTGAAGGTTCCGGTGCGTTCATCTCTGCAATCGCCTCACGCAGCTGCGTCGCCCATTCTGGCTCTGGGAAGCCCTGGGCAATTTCGGTATCCACTACATCCAGCGCAGCGTTGGCCGCGTCATACAGTTTCTTCACGCTTTTTCTCCTGCATTAAAAGGAACACGGTCATTGCCGCTCTGAAAGGGTTAGGGTTCTGGATCAGATGTTGTGGCGTTGAGCTATCCACCTTTCTGTGGGCCGCTCTCCACTCGCCAGGCTGTCTGGCGGGGATTACGCCGATTCTGTGTCGATAAATAATGTCCCACGCATCTTCCGGATCGTTACACCAGTCGAAGGTTCCGGCTCCGTTCGGGCCGATGGCGACCACTGCTGTGTAATCGCCTTCCTGTGAGCCTTTCCAGCCATATTGTGAGATAAGCGGTCGATGGCCGGTGGCTTCCGCGACCAGGCAGTTAATCTCAAAGTCCGTCATCTCGCTGTAATTTTTCATTCCCGATCTCCTTCTCATCCGTTGCCGAACAACTATGTGGCGTTGTCACTTTGTACTTCTACGGATGCTAATTCCGTATTAGTAACCAATTTGTTTTCTTGTTGGTGATAATACGGAAATAAAAAAGGCGTCCAAGTGGACGCCGTATCTTTGAAAAGGCTGTTACTTCAACGCGATAAACGGAGTATTAGCCCCTTCAGTCATGTACTGAGGCAACTGGCCATTCCATTTGTTGATGGCTTCCAGCTCCATGACGTTCGGGTTCTGACGTAATGCTTCACCGCGCAACTTGATGGCATCAGCTTCTGCTTGAGCACGCTTGCGGATAGCGTCGGCTTCACCTTCGGCTTGTTCACGCAGCATGTTCGCTTCTGCCTTGCGCTGCTCAACTTCCTGCTGGCGCTGGAGCGTTTTCTGGTTCGCGGTCACTTTGGCATTGATAGATTCGATGACAGTGTCCGGGTAGTCTGGTTTGCCCACCCATGACAGGCTAATAACCTCAATACCTACCGGTGACATTTCTGCCTGAATGTCTTTCAGCGCATTGTCGAGCAGAGACGCCTTGCCACCGTCGATGAACGTGTCGGTAGTCATGCGGCTGGCCAGACGGTTCAGTGAGTCCGCAATCTTCTGGCGCAGATCAGTGTCGGTAATGTCATCAACACCTTTGCGATAGGTCTGGAATACGGTAGTTACTTTGTCGCGATTAACCAGATATGCCACACCAATTTTGTGGCCGATGGCTGTACCGTCGCTCATCTGGAATGTGAACGGCTCATCGTAGGTTTTCATCTGTTTGAAAGTGGGGAAGGTGTACAGCTCGGTATTCAGACCAGTCCACTGACGGCCAACGCCGACAACTTCACCGATACCTTTGTCTTCACCCAATTTGTTTACCTTAATGCCAACGTATCCCGGTTCCACGCGATCGCAGCCGGTCAGACCCATTGTGCAAATAGCAGCCAAAGCCACCGCCAGTAAACCTTTCTTCATTACTTACTTCTCCTTAGTTTTGTTGAGTGAGTTGATATACCTGTGGCCAGTTTTTAACAAGGCAACCGGGAAGACTACAGCGATGGCAAGTCCGATAAATAAGGCCAGATCGCTTTTAGCTGAGATAAGCGATGGAACCAGTAAACCGTAGATAAAGCAGACTGATATCACCGCTGAAACAGCCATGAGATAACCCTTGATCATGTGTTTCCTTTTGTCGTTTTGGTGTAGGAATGATAAGTAAGTGCTTATATATTTTCAAGTATAAAAAAGGCGTCCAACGGACGCCTTGTGATTACGCTTCTTCTGTCTCTGCTGGGGACGACTCTTTCGCTCGCCGTTCGTCTATCGCCTGGAGTGCTGCGATGATTTCCGGGAGTGGCTTCTCGCGGTACATCTCGACGATCTGCGATTTGGTGTATTTCTTATCGCCAATTTCTACACGCCCGCTGGCGTTCTTGGGCAGGTATCCTTCCTCCAGCATGTACTCAACCAGCGATTCGATGACGTCCAGCCCGCGAGTCGGGTCGAAGTAGAATTTCCATGAGCATTTGCCAAACGGAGGTGCGACTTTGTTTTTAATGCACTCGGCGCCAACGTCCTGTCCGATCTTCTCTTTGCCATCCTTCATAACGGATGCGCCCAGACGGATGCGCACCGACGCGTAGAACTTCGGAGAGTCGCCACCTGGAGACGTCGTCGGATCGCCAAACATCACGCCAATTTTGGTACGCACCTGGTTCAAGAAGATGATGCACGCGTTGTACTTACGCGCCCAAAGCGCCAGAGTAGGGAAGTTCGCACTCGTCGCGCGCGCCAGCGCCGTGTTGTCGTTCATGTTCAGCTGATCTTTGTCCTTCGCAGTGCCTTCTGCCATCTTGTCGAACTTCTCAGCCTTCGAGTTCGGAACCATCGACGCCAGAGAGTCGGCAACGATGCAGATAGGGGCTGTTTCCGGGATAAGCTCTTCGTCGCGCACCAGCTTGAGGATTGTGCCGATCAGCTCGACGGAGTCTTCGAAGGTATCCGGCTGTTTGTAGACCCACTGACCGTCGTCTTCGTCGGCGTTCAGTCCGTTCGCTACCGCCAGACCAACGTCGAAACTGTTTTCGTGGTCAAGGAATACGGCCAGACCATCCTGTTTCTGTGCTGACACCATTGCAGCCGTCGCCAAAAAGGTTTTACCGGCGCTTGGTGGCCCGAAGACTTCAACGATACGCCCACACGGAAAACCACCGTCGTAACGTCCGGAAATGGCTTTGTTCAGTGGAGGGAAACCGGAGTCAATCCAGTGGGAGACCTTCTGGATCTCGTCATTGCTGCCGATTTTCTTTTTCAGCGCCAGTGCCAGTGCGGATTTGCCTTTTGCCATGATTAGGCTCCTTTTGATTCGTTGATTCGCTTCGAAGCAGCGGCTTCGTCAAACTTAATTGCGTCGTGGTTCAGGTGTTTGGCGACGCGAGCGATGATCTTCACGACCTGCTCGCTAACCAGCGCGAACTCACGCTCAGTAGCAGAAATGCCAGCAGCGCCCAGAATGTTCGGCAGCGCCACCACAGCGTGCTCGCCGTGGCAGAATACAATCTCTTTAGCCAGCATGGTTGGCGTAGTTGCCCCGCCATTAATGATGGATTTAAGCATCAGCAGTACCTCTCAAATGGCAGAACAAACACTTCCAGATCTTCCAGAAACGACCGGAAATTCAGCTCGTAACACATCTGTTCGAAGGCATTCATGTCGCGTGCGCCTTTAATCGACTCGATTTCGCTGGGTGGGAATTTTGTGTCGATAAGGTTCATCAGCATCATGTTGCGCTTAAAGGCTTCGAGCATCCGGCAGCCCGTCTTCTCGTTGAAGGCGTTCTTTGCCAGCTTGTTGAATGCCGTCTTATAGCGACCCTTATTGATGACAATGGAGCCGTCGTTAATGCCGCGTACCATTGCGGCCACGCTTCCCCACTCATGAAGCAGCTCTTTCGCGCCACCATCACCAATGCCGCCGACGCCTTTGATGTTGTCCGAGTTATCGCCCTGCAACGCTTTCGCTTCCAGAAACGCGCGTGGTGTTGGCAGACCTGTCAGCTCTGCGAACTGTTCGAAGTTCACCTGCTTGTGCTTGGCATCTTCACGCAGGCTTACCCAGCTCACATTCTCGCGAACCAATTGGAGCCAGTCGCCATCGCCCGTCAGCAGGTAGATGTGATCGACGGTCGGCTGCGGAGCCAGGCGAGAGACCAGCATTCCAGCCAGGTCGTCCGCTTCTGCGTCCTTTGCAATGAGTTGGTTAACGCCCAGCGCGGTCATCATTTTCAAGATGTACGGCTTCTGGATGGCAAAGCCTTCTTTCATCTTCTTCATATCCGGGTCGTCATCGCGATTCGCTTTGTACTCCGGGTAGAAGTCGCGACGTTTGTCGCTGAATCCATCCCACAAGATCATTGGCCGGGCATGGAGAATTGAGGCGTAACGACGAACGTTCTTCACGAAGCCAAAAGCCGCCTGAACTTCCATCTCGCCGTTGTGTAATTTGTCGGATTGCTGGTGGTAATAGCCCAGGCTGTTACCGTCCACAAAGAGATAATTCACCGGTACACTCCTTCCAAAAAGTAAGGCGTCCGTAGACGCCTTACTGGTCACGTTATGGGATTACAGAGCGTCCAGTTCAGCCAGCAGGTCGTCGAGACCTTCGTCAGCTGGTTCAGATGCAGCGGCAGCTGATGCTGAAGCACTTGCAGCTGCGGCGGCTTCCGGAGCTTTAACTTCTTCCGGTTTAGTTTCCGGTTTGAACTCAGCTTCAGCGGCACGCAGGATCTCTTCATCAACCAGGCTGGTGGACTCTGGAGCCGGAGTGTGTGCTGTAGCGACAGCAGCTGCGCCTTCCGTATGACCAGTGATAGATCCAAAACCTGGCAGTTCAGCAGCGGCTGATTTTGCAGCGGAAGAAATGGCCGGAGAGGACATTGTTGCTGCCGGAGCCGCGATACCAATCAGACGACCCATAGTGCGAGCCGTAGACAGCAGACGGGTTTCGTCAGCCTGGTTCGCGTATGCGATCAGATCGTGTTGGGTAGTCCAGAGCTTCTCAGGAATGTCGCCTTTGTAGACTTTACGTTTCGGGGATACGTCGTACTTGGTGTCACGACCGGAACCGGTACGCTTAATCAGGAACGCATAGCCTTCTTCTTTGCTCAGTGGGTTGCCGATATCATCCGCAATATCTTCGGACATCACTTTGCAGATATCGTCGAAGACCGTAGACGGCAGCTCAATCAGTTGGCATTTCTCTGCGTCCGCAAAGTCTTCACGCGCAGACAGAACACCGTTGACCAGATAACGAGGTGTAGCACGCATACTGTTAATGCGCTCTTCCATCGCTTTGTTGCCCTTAAAGCGAGCACGACCTTCCATAACCATCTCACACAGCTGGCAAGCGTGGCCGTGGGTGTGCTGTTCGCAGATGTAGGCGGTGGTTACATCTTTGCCTTCCTCATTCTGATGCTTAACGTAGTGCATACCGAAAGTCTGGAAGAACACGCCATTCGGGTCGTCCTTGTTCGGAAAAATGCGCAGATAGTTATTGCCGTCTTTCAGACGGGTCAAATCAACGTTATTGCCACGTTTAGAAGCAATATCGCCACGGGTCTTGTTAAGCAGATCAAGTAATGACTTAGACATGTATTTCTCCTTGTTGTGATTGTGGCCATTGGCGCTATGCGCGTTGGGCGTTCGTTTATTCGTGGCTCTTTCGAGCGAGAAGAATGATAGATCAGTACTTACTTACGATCTAGCATAAATTAACGGGGAGAGTGGAAACGTTCGGCGCCCAAACGTTCAATCTCCACGATAGCCATTTTGGACGCCTGGACAATCATGTCGCGGCGGTGAGAGAAGGCGGCTACAGCGTGCTTGTACAGATCTGCAATGTGCCGGGCATCGTCGAGTTTCTGGCGCTTTGCGAGGTATTGCGGGTTGGTTCTGACCTTCGCCTCCAGTACGGATTCATTGAACTTTATGCCGTTCATGCTCAGGTTCTTACGCTCATTGTCGTAGATTTTTGCCTCAATCGCATCGAGGGAGAGTTTTGCATCCGCGACCTCACGCTCTGCCCGCGCCAGCTTAGAGCCATACTCCATCAACAGGCGCGGTTGCTGACGCCAGACTTCCTCCAGATTGTCGCGGTCGAACTCCAGATCGGACATGATTTTTTCGTAGATATCGGTGCTCATTTTGATAGCCTCTCACTTATTAATGTGTATTGATTATAGAGATTCAGTTAACGCTAATCCAAGATAGACCGTTATGCTATCTGCTCGAACAACTACTTCTTAGGGCTTGTTAATTGCAGGAGTCTCTCCTATTGTGTTCGTGAATTTTAATTGAAAGAAATATGGATTTTGAAAGGGATAGAGCCTTCATGTTTCCGCACGGTATTTATCATTAATTATTCAAATTAAAAGGAAATGTTATCATCATGTTTGATATTTATAATTTATTAAAGCAAATAGAAGAGAATACGAAACCTGATAATTCTGCTATTTGGATTGCTATAATATCTTCAATATCAGCTATTGCTGGCGCTGCTATTGGTGCATTTTTGTTATATCGAGGCACAAACAAGCAAATTAAGTCTGCTGCTGCTACTGAAGATAAAAAATTAAAAGCAACTATAATTACCGCAGAAAGACTTCGTTGGCTTCAAGAACTAAGATCAAGAAGTAGTGAGTTTTATGCGAATCTCGATATGAATTACAGCTTATTAAAACGACAAATAAATCCGCAGACAACCCCGGCATATCAACAAGCTGGGGACGAGTTGGCGAAAACTGTAATGATTGAGTGTAATCAGATAATTTTGTTACTTAATCCAAAAAAACATAATCAACAAACAATGCGCGATAAATGCAATGAGGCTCTTACTTTTTTTCAGGAATGTGTAGAACTAAGAAATAGAGGTAGTTTTAATTTTGATGATGTAAAATACGCAGAAATAAAAAGTCAGTATTTTAATGCCTTGACAGAAATTGGCATTGAAACATGGAAGCAGATTAAAGAATTAAGTTAGCATCTTACTGGTGTAACATGATTAATAACAATCTCTGCGGTAAGTCTTAAGCTGTTTTCAACAATAAGGCTCGCCATCCGGCGAGCCTTATAATTAAGCGACTTTCTTCCCAAAAATGTTGGATAGCGTGACTCTGGTCTGGCGCTTCAGCCGATACTGTCTCATATCGCCAATCTTGTTCACTTCCATAAACTCTTTGGCCACCTTCAGTACCAGCCGATTGCGGAACACTTTGAACGCCTCCAACTGTTCCTCTGGGTTATCCGATTCGTAGATCTCCAGCAGATACTGGCACGCCTTCGGATCTTGCGTTTTAAGCGCCAGCGCTCTGGCACATTTACGTAGGCGACTGATTCTATCGGCTCCATCCAGCCCGGCGAACGCCAGCGCCAAATCTAACGTGACCGGGCAGTCGATGATTTCCCAGAACTGCGACCGCATGGTGGCCGCAACTGCTTTATCCTGAAAATCCGCAGGGATAGCCACCAGCGCTTGTGCAATCTTCTGTGCCTCGTTCATGGTGTTCTCTTTGTTCATTTGCTAATAGTCTCCGCTACCTCTGCCAGAATTGCTTCCAGCTTTTCGCCTTCCTCTGGGCGAAAGTACAAAATGTTCGGGTTAAATCCGTAGAAAACGGTCACATCCAGCTCTGGCAGATACTCTTTGCGTCCAACCAGATCGGATGGTTTGCTCTTGTTGTTGAAGAGTGACGTCGCCCGGCTGCCACACGTCAGCACATAGGTCGGACGCACCAGATTGATCTCTTCACGCATAAAGTCGGTGAACTGGCCGATCTCGTCTTTGGTGTAGTCCTTCTCTTTGTCCTTCACCTTTTTGCACACGCCGGTGACGTAGAGATCGCCCATGCGCAAATCGCCTGCAGTAAGCAACTTCGCCTTGAAGTCGTCGTAGCCATTCTCCATGAAGTAGCCGGTACGCCCATCATTGCCGTTCGCGTGGTCCAGAATGACCATGATTTTCGGCTTAATGCCAATGCTTGGGCGGATCAGGTCGTCTCCCAGACCCATTTCAGCCGCCATGCGAGTCATCAGTACATTCACTTCAGCAGAGCGCTTAGGGTTCATCTCGAACGGTCGAGAGGCTTTTACAGCGTCGATCACCAGATTGCCCATCAACTCTGCCTGGTCGCGCAGTCGTTCCGGATCTGTCGCTGGCAGACTGCCAGGCTCAATCGATGCGAACGCACCTACTTTTTGCAGTGACTCGCGTACTCGGCTGTTACACGCACGCTTCTCGACCGCTTCCTCAAATTGCTCAAGTGACTCGAATTTGCCGCCAACTTTCTCACGCGCTCTCATGATGGCCTGGCAACCATTCTCAGAGCAGCCTTTCACAGCAGAGAAGGGCGCATACAGAACCTGGCTGCCGTCTTCCAGCGTGCGGATCTCAATTCGGTTAGATGACACGTTAACGTCTGGTGGCAATACGCGAATGCCATAGGTCAGCGCATCCTTAACCAGCCCCTGGTGCTTATCCTCGCCCAGAATGGTGAGCGCAGCAGCGAAGAACTCAGCAGGGTAATGTGTCTTTAACCACATAGACTGATAGCTGATCAGCGAGTAGGCAACGGAGTGTGATTTGTTGAACTGATACGCACCGTTCTTCTCGAAGGCATCCCAGATCTCCTTAGCTTTCGTCTCAGACAAGCCCGGTTGTGACCCTGTAACGCGTACAGCAGCCATAGGCAATTTCACACCTGCCTCCAGCGCTTCTTCGACCGTCCGCAGTGCGCCGTCCTCACATTTGAAGTGTTCCGCGCGGTGAATACGCTGCGTGGTGCCGTCTTCCATCTCAACGTCGATCCAACCCGCTTGAGCCTGAGCGACGAACTTCTCGCCCATGCTCTTCATCTTTTCCATATCCTTTTTACCGATCGCTTTACGCACACCATCTGCTTCGGCCATCGTGAAGCCGGCCAGCAATCGTGTCGCGTTCATCGTCTGTTCCTGATACAGAATCACGCCGTTGGTTTCCGCGGTAAGTTCGTCCAGTACCGGGTGCAGCGACTGTGGAGCCATGAAGCCTTTGGCCACCGAGACATAGTCGTCCAACATGCCGGATTGAATCGGGCCAGGTCGGAAGAGTGCGGTTGTGGCGACAACGGTTTTGAAGCTCATTGGCTCAATGCCACCGCCCAGATCTTTAAGCAGCTTGCGCATGGGGCCGGACTCCAGCTGGAATACGCCCTGCGTGTACCCTGCAGCGAACCCATCCAGAACCTTGCGATCGTCCAGTGGGATAGCATCGAGATTGATGTCTTCCCCGGTACTCTCTTTGATGTAGCGTTTCGCGCTATCCAGCAGATCGAGCGTTGCCAGACCGAGAACGTCCAGCTTAATCAACCCCATTGCCTCGCAGTAATGTTTATCGAATGCAATACAGCGAGCATTGCCACGCAGCTCGACGGGCGTGCGCTCTACCAGTGGAACGCCAGCGACGATCATCCCCGCTGCGTGACGGCCAAAACCACGCATCAGGCTTTGCAGCTTACACGCCGCTTTGAACGCTTCCGGGTTTTTCGTGGCGTATTTGTCCAGGCTGGCCAGTTGCTCGCGCAGCTCTTCCAGCGACAGGCTATCGTCCTCCAGATTCTTGAACTCTTTGGATACCGCCATATCCGCAGCGTCGACACCGTAAATACGCGCAGTGTCACGCAGCGCCGAAGCAGCGCCCAGATAGGTGAAGTTCGGAATACCGGCAACGTAATCTTCGCCATAGCGTTCATTCAGATACTCGATCACCTCATGACGACGTGCCTGGCTGAAGTCCAGATCCGCATCCGGCAAGTCGAGACGTTCAGGGTTAATGAAACGCTCAAACAGAAGACCGTGACGGATAGGATCAACGTTGGTTATGCCTATGCACCACGCCACCAGAGACCCGGCAGAGGAACCACGACCTGGCCCGACAGGAATGCCAGTTTCACGACTGTGATTCATCAGGTCGCGCACCATTAGGAAGTAGCCACAGAAGCCCAGGCGGGTCAGAGTGTCCATTTCGTACTTCAGGCGATCAACATACACACGGTGCTCAGAAGCCGGTGGTGTGTAGCCAAACTCTTTGGTAGTAAGACGCTTGCGCAGCCCCGCGACAGCCAGCTTCATCAGCGTTGCAGGCTCGTCGTCTGCCATCTTGGGCAGTGCTGGTGGCAATTCATGCCAGCGCCATGTGCAGGCTTCAATAATGGTGTCCTGCGTTGTTGAGGCCATTGCAGCTGTTACCGGCACATCCATTCGAACGGAGAAGGCTTTCAGCGCTTCAAGGAGATGGCGGCGACCATTAACGGCGTTATCTCGCTGGTGGGGAATACGCAGACGATGCGGCTGGTCGATTTTGATGTTGTTCGTAACCATGTGCGCAATGTCTTTAATGTCAGCGTCGTCGACCGCTTCGTAATAAGCGGGATAGAACGCCACTGGCTCTATTTTCAGTGCGCTCGCCACTTTCATCGCCCGGACGTTAATCTGGTCGTAGAATGGGGTAGGGTGCGGATAAACCACGCTGTAGAAGTTATCGCGTCCTCCAGCTGTCACCAGCGTCCCGATAATCTTTGCGAAGTCCCGGCGCTGGAATACACTGCCAATGTCAGACGTCAGCAGGATGATGTTGCCTTTGGCATATGCGGCCGCCAGCTGGTCAAGCGCCAGACGCGGGACAAAGTAGAATTGCTCGCGCTTGTTGGCTAAGGTCATCAGTTCGCACACGTCGCGATAACCTTGCTCGTTCTTTATCAGTGCCGTGAAGCAGTAGCTGCGATCACGTACCAATGATTCCATACATCTCCCTGACTCTTTCGCCAGGCGAGCGCGGTGCTCGTATGTCGGATCGTCGACAACATTCAGCTTAACACCACAAATAACCGCCATGTCGTCGCCAGCGGCACGCTGCAGGGGGATCACACTGGCAATGTTCATGCTGTCAGCGGAAATGACAGCGGTGTAGCCAGCGTCTTTCGCGATTTTCACCGCGTTTTCTGCTTTAAGAGCCGACTCTCCCAGGGAGAAGTCAGTTCTGACCATCAGAGCCTTCATGTGTTTTTACCTTTCTGGTTTTCTTGATTTTGTCATTGGGGAAGCCAACGAACTTCCCATACATCGAAATCGCAACCTCTTTGGCTGACTGGTGGCACTCGGGCCTGTCCGGACACGCCAGACAAGCCCGGCCAGTTTCAGACGCTGCGATAAGAGAGCCGAAACATCCTTTACGCACGATTAACCGAAGATCTTCTGAACCACTTCACGCGCTGCCTGTGCAGACGTGGATGGAAGTTTATTGATAAACGACTTTTCGATGCCGGCAGAGAAATCACCGCGCATCATTCCGATTTTTGCGGACAGCAGCAGCTCGCGAGGGCCGATTGGCTGGCTGATCAGATGCTGTTCATAACCTTCACGGACAAGGTTCGCGAATTTCACCATCTTCTCGGCGTATTCGCGGATAACACCAGCCTCAGCCAGCATGTTGACTTCAGCCTTAGTGCTCATGTACTTCACGTTCGAAACAATGCCGAAGCGCGAGAAGTTCGCCGCGTTCTGGATGTTCGTACCTTGATAGAGACCCGTTTCGTCGCCAGAGCCGTTAGTGTTGCCAGTGCCAATGAAGGCAAAGCGTTTATGCGGAGTGATACGGCGCCAGTCCGGAGTTGCCTCTTTGATGATCAGCGGCTCTCCTTCAAGAACTGGCTGGTACACACCCAGAATCTGCGGGAACGCGAAGTCATATTCATCAGCGAGGTACACCCAGCCATTTTTCATCGCCAGCGCCAGCAAACCAGGCTCGAAGTAGGTGGAACCATCGCGAGCGAGGATCTGGCCTGTAACGTGTGCCTCTTCCATAGACGCCGTATGCTGTGCGCGGATCAGTGGTCGATTCAGCAGGGCGCATAGCTGCGTAGGAAGAGAAGATTTACCGGTTCCTGCATGGCCCCAGAGATAGCCTGGGATTCCGATTTCCAGCATCATGAAGATGTCTTTAATCAGGTCGAAGTCGCCATACACATAGTTCTTCTTCGCTTCCGGTACGAACTCCGGATATGGCGTGTTGACGTTGACTGTCACCTGTAGTGGTTTTCCGCGTGGCGTTCCCAGCTCTTTGATCGTTACGCCAAGCAGCTCGTGCGCGGCCACCAGTTCGGTCTTGTATTCGACCGTTCCTGCGTAGCCCGGATGTGCGCTAATGTCCGCCACTTTTCCTTCACCTGAATGCTTTTCGGCACGCTTCTCATTGAGTTTGGCCAGTGCCGTGCGAGAGATCGTTGGTTCATCCGGAAACGCAGTGGTGTACATTTTCACCACCTCGTCCACGTCCAGACCTTTCGCGGACTCAGGAATGTTCTCGCAGCGGCCCATAGAGATATGGGATTTCAGGTAATGAAAGGATTTGCCACACCACTTGCAGACGATGGCTTCCGGCAAATGTTCTTCTTGCTGTAGTGCAGTAGCGGTCATGTGTTTTTCCTTACTGTTTGTCGTTCGTGGGGTATATCTTATATAAATATATTAGACTGCATAGTAAGTGATTACTTATTTTTACGGGTAAATCCATTACCCAAGAATGATACGAGATAGTTCTGTGACGACTGACGGCCCTAACTCTTCTACGCTGTTTACCAGTGCGTAATTTTTGTAGTAACGCCGTGGTGCGTCGGTCAGAACGCCGATAGCCATCAAATCGATGTCACTCAACGTCTCAATTTCTTTGGTGACGGTTCGCAAATGCTGATGGAACCCGTCGCCTGCAGCACATGGCGCCCCGTCGCTCATAACCAGCATGATCTTCTTGTCCTCCATTCGCCCTGCAAACAGAGTCGCCAGCTGCGCGACGCTCTCACCATCGACGTTATTGAGCAGGGGGAATGTCTCACACACGCAGCCCATGCGGGCGCGGATCTCTGGAGAGTTGGCTTTCTCATTCCAGTTTTTGATAATGGGCAGCATTAGCGCCTCGAAACGAGTAAACCCGCGCTTCGACATGGTTTCATAATCTGGGCTACCAAACGTGGTAAAGCCGGTGATGATGTTAGGCACATTGATACGATCCAGAGCATCCGCAATGGTGTAGGCGCTTGCGATTGCCAGCTGAATCTTCCTGCCGCCCATTGAGCCGGACAAGTCGATCACCTGCTGGACGCACGCGTTCACCGCTCTGTGGTCTTCTTTCTTGCGGAATACGCGGTCGTCGTTCATTGCCAGACGATACAGGTTCGCGCCATGTATCCGCCCACGTCTCTGGCCTGGGATAAACTGAACTCGGTTGCGGCTGGCGATAGCTCGCTCCAGGTCTTTGGCCAGAGTCGAAGAAACGCCTGCTGACAGATGTTTTTCGATTTTCAGTTCAAAGAGCTTTCTGCCTTCCGGAACCATGCGGTAGCGATCGACCGGTGAGTGCATCGGGATTGCGCCGAACGTCTTTCTGGTGCGCTTTACATGCTCTTCAGCCTCATCAATCAACCCGATAAAGTCGTATGAACGATCGTATGGGCGATACTCAGAAAGTGAGGTGCTCATAAGCTCTTTGCTGATGGTGGCCGACAGTGCGTCTTCGGTCATTTCGCCTGTTCCGTCTTCCATCTCGTCGAGCGCCTTGAGTGCGTCCTCCAGAGTCATTTCATCCGGAGCAGGAACAAAGCCTGACTCACTGTCTTCAGGCGCTTCCGCAGCATCCTCATTTTCTTTACCTTCGCCGTCTGTTTGATCGGCGGCATCATCTTCCTCTTCGCCTTCTCCTTCCGACTCCCCGTGACCGGCATCGGAGTCTTCGCCGTCATCACTATCACTATCCCCATCGCCAGCGGCGCCAGAGCCATAACCATCGGAGTCATCGGCGTCTTCGCGAATGCCATCACCAGGCGTTGGAGAGCCAGTGTCATCACTACCACCTTCGTCATCAGAATCACCTGATTCCATGCCGGCATCATCGGATTCTGAGGTGTCTCCTGATTCCTCTTCGCCTGCTTCTGTATATTTACTTTCTGTATCACTAATTTCTTTATTCTCTGTAGGTAAGTCATTATCTACTGATTCAGGCAAATCAGAATCCCCAGACTCTTCCTCTTCTGAGGCATCATCTTCTTGCTCTTCCTTGTCGTCGTCTTCGCCTTTGGTACGCTTTGGTGCTGATTCACTATGAGTCGGTTCATCACCGGCTTCTGGGGTTTCCTCTGACTCGTCCTCACTCTTCGACGGCTTCCTAGCAGACGATTTCAGCTCTGGTAATTTGCCCTCTGGCTTGTCTTTCATATCCTGCATGATTTGGGCGATAGCAGCTGCGACCTTCACACAGTCTTCTGTGTTCGACATATTGCGAACGGCCACGTCGATACCATGCTCTTTGAGCAAGGCCACAGGCTTCTCGATGAGGTGCCAGTGTTCTTCCATAAAGTCGATGAAAGGGCTTTGGCCATCCCAGGCGCGGACGACCGGGCAAAGGAAGAATTTCAGGAACAATTCACGCTGGTTGCCGTGGCAGATTGAAACCGCCTCTGACACTTTGCCCTTGAAGTATTTGTCGATCACCAGGTTCTGTGTGGCCAGCAAATTGCGACGAGTTCCGTTGAATACCTGTCCCATTCTGCGTTCAATAAAAACGTCTTCCAGCGCGTTCCAAAGCCCGGTAGACGGAGCCTTTCCTTTCTCGCGCATCTTCATTGCGACTTTCGGATCAGTAAAGAGGATATGGGCTACCTCATGGTCGAGAAAACCACGCACTGCGTTCATGAGGGTTGGCGATGCGTCGTCAGGTATAGATGGGATATTTACCAGCACTGGTTCGCCGCGCCGGTTGTAGCGGACATATGCTTCATTGCCTCGCTCTGCAACAGGTATCTGTTTACCTGAAAGCATCGCTACAACTCGTTTTACGCAGTCGCGGAAGTCCTGTACCTCTTTTAGCACAGATCTGGTCATGGCTTTGGACATGAAAATTTCCTTGTTATTAAAACAATTTGTTTTCTGATGTGCGTAATTTATCACTGTACGAACAGGCGACTAAGCTGTTCGTACAGGCTTCTATCGGCAGGAATGTGTTTTAAATGGTTCTCACGGCTAGAGAGCCGCAACCAGTATTGATGAGAGTGAAATGTTTATTTTTTAGCTCAAAAGTGAAAACCGTCGTATCAACCATCTCCACGGGAAGCTCTTCGGATTCCAATTCCGTCAGGATCGTCGCCACGCCATCCAGTCCAATCGCATACGCGTGTCCAACCTCAAGGGCGGTCAATTTAGAAGTTATATTTTTCATTTCATATCATCCAACTGAACACATTTGAAAGTTTGGCAATACTACTACCTATTGTATCAATATGGAATGCGTCTATATCAGATACGTCTTACTTTTGCCTGTAAGCTAATAGTGACAAATTGCCTAAAAAACATAGTATAATAGCGGTGTTCCAGGGACTTAGTACCTATCGAAATTAAATAGATAAGTCTTTACAACCCTGGCCTTTGCTGTAATATCAGTAAGCACTTACCAGAGATAAACAAAACACGCAAGGTTCACTACATGGCTACCAACGAAACAGAGATCAAACAAGGTCGCTACGCAGCTTACATTGACTCGTTAATCACAATCTCGCCTAAAAGTCAGGCCACCATTGCCAAAGAGGTTGGGTACAAGAACGCCAACAACCTCTCCCTCATTAAAAGTGGCAAAATCCCTCTGCCGGTAGATAAAGTTCGAGCTTTAGCTAAAGCGCTGGATGCAGACCCGGTTCGACTGATGCTGATGGTTCTGGAAGAACGCCACCCTGAGTTACTCGAATTTTTTCGCGAAGAGGGAACTGCGCCTCTCTCCGCTGATGAAAAACTTGTTCTAGAAGCGTTCCGTAACCGTTTTAACGGTCAGCAGGGCGCATCAGAAAAGGTGGTCGAGGCCATCAAGTCACTGTGAGAAATTTACACGAATAAGCTCGGTGGCTAGACGATCTCCCTTGAATTTGTGGTCTATCTCGTCTAAGTCTGTTTGATTAACGATAGATGCGATGTACGCTGAGAAATTGTTCAAGGCGTCTCGCATCTCATCCATATAATCGTGGCGATCATAGACGCGATCTATCCCTTCAAGGCTGTGGTTCATAATCTTACGAGCAACTTCCTGATTGATCCCCAGCGCGGGGAAATAACTACGCGCTGTACGTCTCAGGTCGCGTGGAGTAAATGACTCAACCTCCATCAACTCAGGTCGTTCTAGTATCCTTCTCAGTGCCTGGGCGATGGCCACCTTAGACATTGGCGTATCCACGCCCTTCTTCTTATTCGAAGGAACGAGCCACTGGCTGCCTTTCCCGTACTCGAACAACTCTTCCACGCATTGACGCATCAATGGGCTTAACGGCAGCGCGTGCTGTCTGGCAGATTTGTTTCGCGTACCTTGGTTCCATACATCACGTTGAAGGTTGAACTCATCCTTTCTGGCCCGGAGCACCTCATCGGGTCGTCTGGCAGCGACAAGACAGAGCCTGGCCGCCCACTTTGTGCCTTCGCACACATTGAAGTAATCCCAGACGTTCCAGAATACCCAGACCTCGGCGTCGGTCAGCTTACGTTCGCGCGGTACTGGCTTTGCGCCACCGGCAACTCTGTTGAGCGACATATCATTCAACGGTGATGTATCAATCAGCCCCTGAAAGGCGCACCAGCTCAGGAACTGTTTCATCAGGGAGAACACGCGTCTGCCCTGGACGATCTTGCCTTCCAGTATCAGCGGGTTCACCAGTTGGTTGACCAAGACCCTACTTATATCACTTACCTTTACTTCAGAGATATGCGGCATTACATGTATCAAAACACAATGAACAGCTATTTCAGGTCGACGCCTCGTTATCAGTAAAGATAAGCGAGTGAATAACATGAAGGCGGAAGAAAACGACATGTCTCCGTCGAATTTGGCGGTCGACATTGCCGACAAACCGGAAGCGCGTTCGAGGTACTCGATGGCTTCCCGAGAGGTGTTTTCTGCTGCGCGTGCTTTATCAAAGGTGTTTTTCATCGTCCACTCACTGAGTGAAGCCTTTTTACTGTATGTATGCACAGTATATTAGGCATAAGTTTTTGTATGATCAACCATAAAATAGCCTGTTTTGTACAATGATTCCATACTTAATAGGTATGGAATCATTGAGAGTCGATTTTTTTAAATCTGAGAAACAAGCAAGATGATTTTAGCGGTTGTGAAAATCTTCAGCGCAGGCTGAAAAGTGGGAGATTAACTGTGTGTTGGCGGCGCTCATGAGATCGTGTGCTGGGGTAACAAGTGCGAGAATGGAGTATCTGTCCGGATTCCACAAATGCTGTGCATAAACTAAATAAGTATTACTCTTCTTCTGCCGATCTGGAGTGCGAGGTGGCCAGGGCTGTTCGTCGGGTAGCTTGATGTGGATGCGAGCGAGTTGAGCGTCTACGGCATAAGGTGGAAAAGTGAAGACGGCGTCACTGCCGAAGGTATCCGTTGTGGCGTTGTGCTCCTTGCAGTAAATAAATTCCTCTATGAGCTGCTGTTCCAATCCAGGGAACTTTTTGAAAGTGGGGTCTAAAAATGCGGCGCGTGTATCGGGGTTGATCTCGACAATCAGAGCCATTTGGTCGAAGCCTCTGTGCCACTGGCTGCCAGAACAGCAAGAGCCGCATGGCTAATTTCTGATTCGCGAAGAGGGCTAACTGTCAGGATCTGATTAACCAGATTATCGAGATTTTTGGCCCCGTGACGCATCTCAGCGACAGCCCTGCATAGCTTGTATTCAGTGGAGTTTTTGTCGTAAGACCGGATGATAGACATCTCTGGTAATGCCTGGAATAAGAACTCGGCAATTGCCAGGGAGCCAATTACATCAGCACGCAAGCCTTCTGCGGCAAACTTTGCCTGCTCAAAATCATGTTCTGCTAGCGCATCCAGTCTGGCGTAAATTTCACGGCCATCAGCGGTGACTTCCTGGATTTTACCCACACTTTCGCGCAGTTCTGCGAGGGATGGTGCGCTCGCCCCTGAAGTAATAGCGCTGCGTTCATGGGTGTGGTCTTTGGCATAAGATCCGTGTGACAGGCTGCTTAGTGCCAGTGCCACAACCATTGCGATTTTGGTGATTGAGTCTTTCATGATTTATCTGCCTGCTTTTTGCTGGCTCGTAACTAAGTGTACGCGTTCCCTGAAACTGCGACAAACAGAAACGGCCCCAAAAGGAGCCGTATTGTATTACAGGGTGCTCGCAAAAGCAGCAAATTCCGTATAACCCCCGATAGGTTCGCCATTTACGAACACCTGCGGTATGGTTTCCACCGGCTTGCCAACCAGGTCGCTCAACTTCTCTTTGTCGATCCCGGCAGACACAATATCGATGTATTCATAATCGCCAAAGCCGTGGCCGTGCAGCTGCTTCGCCAGCTCGACCGCACGTTTGCAGTATGAGCAATTATCCCGTCCGTAGATAACGACCTTCATCACTTCACCTCGTGCAGCTGCTGCTTGAGAAGATAGCCTTCCAGGGGCCAGATTTTGGCAATCGCGTTCTGGCGTGCAATTTTACGTCCGATCTCTGGATCAAAGTTCTCCGGGCTGGCGCACGCAGACTCGCCGGTTACGGTGTAGCCGTTCTCCAGCACAAGAACGCAGAAGGTCAGCAGTTCGAGTGATTGCGGGGCCGGTTCAGGCTCTTCCTGCTTCAGCCACAACGGTGAGCTGCGATATCCGTCCGCGCCGGTAAAGTAAAACTCGCCTGAGATAACAGCTTCAATGCGTTCCGGGGTAACACGCGCGGCCGTTTTGCCTTTGGCCACAATCTCGTTTTCGATATCCATATCGGTCATTTTGGTTTCCTTACGTTAAAAACGAGCGATCCGAGCACGAAGAATCAGGTCATACGCCTTCATCGTGTCCAGCTGATTAATGAGGATGATGCGGTCGACATACAGCAGGCGAGCAAACTCGTCGCCGGCAATGTACGCCTCCAGTTCTTTGATGCGGCCACACAGTTCTTCGTGTTCATCCATGACACGTTTCTGGTGTGGCAGGTACTCTTTGGTCATTGGCTTTCCCTTACTGATAGGCTTCCAGTGCGACTTTGCATAGCTCAGAACGCACGCAGTCTTCGGTCGCAAACTCAATAAGGCCAACATGGGAGGAAGGTTTAAAACGCTCCAGTGCATCTTCCAGACCAGACTTAACATTGCCTGGCAGGTCGCATTGCGTCACATCTCCGTTCACAATGACGGTTACGTTCTCGCCCATACGGGTCAGGAACATTTTCATTTGTGACGCTGTAACGTTTTGCGCCTCATCCAGAATGACTACAGCGTTCTCGAATGTGCGCCCACGCATGTAAGCGAAGGGGGCAATCTCTACTTTGGCCACCTCTGGTTTTAAGCAATATTCAAGGAATGAGCCACCCAAACGTTTCTGTAGCACGTCATAGACGGGCCGAAAGAACGGAGCGAACTTCTCGCTCATGTCGCCCGGAAGGAAGCCCAGATCTTCTTCTGCTTGCAATACCGGACGCGTCACGATGATCTTCCCGACTTCCTTATCCAGCAGACGCTGCGCTGCGACGGCAGCTGCCAGGTAGGTCTTGCCGCAACCGGCTTCACCAGTGGCGAACGTCAGAGGTTTGGTGTCGAGGGAGATAAGATAGTGGGCCTGGGCCTCGTTACGCGCTTCGATGGGAGAGTTGTCGCGTTTAGGTTTTGGTGGCAGAGCAGGGGCGGCAGCAAGCTCGTCAACGATGATTGTGTCAATTTCGTAGCCGTGGATGCGTGGTTTTGACTTCAGTGCCTGACGAGCTGCGCGACGCGCCTGTTTACGTTTGTTTCCCATATTGAGTCCTTTCAAGTGAGTCACTGAAAGAACTATACCTGCAAAAATGGCATAAGGTAAGTATGTGGTTACCTATTTTTTGCGGGTGAACATTTTTGCTTTAGATTTTGATCGTTCGTAGTGTGATAATGTCTCAATTCACCACGTGCTCGGTTAACAACATGAAAATCTTGGCGACGTTAATGTCCGCTTGTGCTCTTGTCTCGCTACCAGTTGTCGCAGCCCCTATCAAATTCAATTGTGAAGGTGTATCTGTCGTTTATTCACCCCTTCAGATCCCAGTTGAAGGCGCAGAGTACAGACCTATTGGCCTAGTTGTTCGTGGGATCTCGGCTACAAATATCAGCACAGCAGTGGATTGGTCTGGAAGTGATGATGACAGTATGCAGATTATTGGGACGATAAATAATGAACCGGTCAACCTGATGTACAGACCTCTCAAGAAAAGAGTTGATTTGTATTCGGGGGCTGCCCGCTTCAAATGTGAGCAATTAGATTAACTTCGACTAGTGTGCCTGCGCTGGAGAGTTTATGTGGGATTTGTTGAGCGGATTGCCAAAGGAAACATGGGCCTTAATAGGGGCTGCGTCAGCCGTTATTGCTCCACCAATTATAGTTGGAATAAAAGAGAGCATCTTTGAATCAAAGAAGGCAAATAAGGAACGGCTCTACATGAGCGTTCAGTTAATTTTTGTGCTTGATAAATTTACCGCTGACTGTGCTCATGTCGCCTATGACGATGGTTATCCAGATGGATGCCCACCGGTGGGACATGCAGTTGCCCAAGTCCAAACCCCAACCTTCGATTTGTCGAACGTTAAAGGCGAAGCGAAGCACCTCAATGCCAATTTTATTTATAAACTCCACAAAATTGAAATTAAAAAGATACAAATAGCAGGACGACTCAGTGATGAGGCATTGTTCGACGACCCTCCTTATATGACAGCCTACTTCGAATTGAGACGACAGTTGTATGGTGAATTAGGGCTTTATACCGCGAAACTTATAAAAGAAATCTGCCGAGAATATAAAATCAAGCATGACACCTGGGGTGATGGTTGGAATCCAGAAGAAGCCATTAAACAAACCCTCGCCGCAATGAAGACCAGACGTTCAAAGGCAATAATCCGCAGTAAGCAGAGGAAGGCCCAGATGGTCATGAAAGAAATCAATAAGTGATTTTTTCATACAAAAAAGGGGCCGAAGCCCCTATCTAAAAACTACTTGTTTCGTTGGCATCTCGCGAATAAAGCAAGGGCCAAAATGGTTAGAATCTGGCTCTGTAGTGGAGCCTGTAAAAACACAGTAAACATGTCAGCCATCGAAAGATTCCTCGTTTCGATTTAAGAAGCACGTTACGAGACCAAATTGACGTAGATTCATCTTAGTTGTAAGATGAACTTGTATTGACGTATCCGTTCTCGTAACGCGATATGAGGTTTTTTAACGATGGCGTCGTAAAAAAACCAGAAAGAACTCCCGTTCGGGGGTTCTTTTTTTTGCGTAGTATTCACTTCCCCATTGCACTTCCCTCTCGTTGTATGAAGACTCGGATTGTAGCATTTCAAATAGCTTGTTTAGCGTTTTAACATCATAACACAACCTATATCTGTATGTAGGACTGGCAGATTTAGGCCGATCATTTCAAAAAAGTTTATGATTATCAAAGAAAAAAGGGGCCGAAGCCCCTTTGGATTATGGTTTGCGCTAAAAAAGTGTTGCTACGATGCTAAGAAGCAATGGTTAAGAACGTCTGCCGTGTCTACCACAGCGCTGAACGGTCTGGCGATATTTGCGGAGTCTTTCCGTTCGGACGGTTGTGGCGAACTCCAAACCGTTCAGCGCTGTGTTGGCGATGGTGGGTGGACTCGAACCACCGACCAGGAACTTTCCCGCAACTTGCACTTTACGTTAGTGCCAGACGAGGCTTGTGGCTCGCTCACATAGAGCGAAGATCTGGAATCCTTCTCGGTGGTTGATGGTCGCCAGATTCTTCGATCTTATTGGATGTATGGAATCATCCGTGTTGTGAAACCAGGGGCAATATAGGCAACAATGATTTCACCAGAGGGTTAAAGAATCCTGCTTTCACAACGTTGAGGCCACTGAACCGATTTATGTTCGACCCAACATATTGATCAGTCACTACAGCTCTGTGGAATCACCTGTATGATTAAAAGAAAAACAGTGACCTCAACGTTGTGCGCTGGCTAACCAAGCCAGCCGGGTTACGTCGCCGCTTTTAACCCAAGATTAAACGACATAAGTAATGGAAATGACGTAACAGGATGGACGGTTAGCTGGCTGAAACCGGGATGATGGAATGGAATGAGGAAACCAACCGCCCATCCTGTTACTTCATCGAATAGGGCATGGGTGGTGCAACATGCCCTATCCTGCGTTCTGCAATCACACTCGCTCAGTGTGTCCCATTTCGGTGACGAGGCTGGAAACTGACCTCGCTGGTGTTTGGCTTCTTAGGCTACTGCCAGGTACGTATCTTCGTTTGCAGTTATATTTAACGTTCAAACAGTCGCGTCTCAACGAAAACAAATGAATCTTACACATAATAGATAAGTAAGTAAATACTTATTTTCCTGTAGCTCGTTCAGTTGCTATCTTTTTGATCAAGCTCACCTTCTGTTCTGCCGTTCTCGTGATGATGGCCGTAAAACGCTTCGCTTGAATAGTGATAGTTTCGTTCTCCTTCAGTTCGCCGTAGTGAGTCTCCAGCAGAGAACCCAGGCGCCACAGACCGTCATCTATGCGTTTATGGCTGGCAAATCTGATCAGCAGTAGCTTTACGATTAACTGACCAATGTAAAAGGCATATCCGAAACCGGCCGCTACAAGGTAGGTTGCCAGCCACCAGTCGAAAGAGGTCAAATTGCTCATTTCCGCACTCCCGTCTCGTGAACAACCCGATACAGCCGCTTACCGATGCGAAGCGTTTTGGTTTTCAGTTCCTGCCTGACCAGGTCGCGACAGATACTAAAGCCGAGGGCCACGCCCCCAGCGAAAGATAATATGATGTATGGAATCATTAGAACGCCCCCGCCTCAGTCAATTGCTGCAACAGTGAGTGTCCTTTTTCAGTGAGCTGATAGTTCTCCACACATCCCTTTGGCGAAACGTTAGCGACAAGATTCATACGTTCCAGTTTGGCGCGGGTCTTTGGCTTCCAGTTGGCGTAGAACTGTTTCCACTGGCTGATTTCACGCAGAGTTTCTTTCTCCCGTTTACTTAACATGATCATCCTTAATCTCCTTCAGTGTGTACGTGATATCTACAATGCGGTAAATGCGGCCGCGCCTCTGCATGACACCGGCTTTTACGTAATCGTTGATGCAGCTGGACGTAACCAGACTGCCGATAACAATGCCGACGACCAAAAATACAATCATCCAGCCGAGCATCAGTCTTTATCTCCAATACGGTCTTCGGTATCTCGCAGACATTTCGGCCACTTCAGACGTGGGTGGCGTAAGCTACCGTCTGGCGTTTTCTCATGGCAGTGAACCTCAACGATGCGTCCACGATACTTCTCCTGATTGTTCCAGATCTCGTCCAGGTACTTATGCTTGATACCGCTGGCACGAACGATGACGCCGTTCTCCAGACGAATCACTATCTTGCCCAGCGTATGTGCAAAGCCTGAGTCCGGGTCGCCTGGCTCGAAGTCGATGATTTCACCGTCTTCGGAATCCTCGTCTTTCAGCTTCCACCAGCTGCGGGTGCGTTTGAACTCGTAAACAGAATCCGGATCTTTGCCCATCTCTCCCTCTTCGTTCTCGTCCAGGCGCTTCATGAAGCGTTCGATAAAGTCTTCATGGTTATGGATGATGTAGAACGGATGCAGGTGGACATCTTGCGCGTAATCTTCCCCGCAAGTGTTGCGGAACAACGCCACCAGCATAGCCAGGCGCTCTTTCAGCTTCATGCCGGTCTTCAGGTACTCTTTGCTTTTTGCCTGAGCACGCCACTCCGGTAAGAAGAAATCGAAGATGTGGTAAACGGCACCAATGGCTTTCACGTTCTTCTTGCGAAGCGCCGACACGGACTGGTTGAACGTACCTGCAGTACCCTCACCATCGAAAAAGATATGCTTGAAACCGGAGAGTCTGCCTCGCTCAAGCATGGCTGGTTTAAGGTGATCGAGTGACGTAATCGGATTGCCGGTACGCGTCAGGAAGTTCACCTCTTCCTCGTCAACGATGACTTCGCAGATAACCCGGAGACCATCGAGTTTGAGGCTGCCGATCATTGGCCACTTGGCCTTTGGATTTGGTTTAAATGGGTATTTGTCGCCTTTCTCCTTGTACGGAGACGCCAGCTGTACCTCAAACTTCGGAATTGGGTTTTCGAACACCTTGTTGCACAGGCTGATACCGACGCCGGCTTTCGGATCTTTCAGCAGGAAGCGACGAAACACGTCCTGCCCGTCAGCGCACATTGAGGCAACGAGTGATTCGACAGCAGTAATGGCCGCGTTCCCGGTCAGTTCGCGCGCCGCCAGCTTCTCCAGCAGCTCCACTACCTTCTGGTCGCTGGGTACGGAAGTATCGAGTGGCTCGGCCACCTTGTACTTCTTCACACCGAATCGAATGAATGGGTTGAGCATTAGTGAGACCATGCTCTGTTCAAATTCATCAAGGTTGGCCAGCGCCTCTTTCTTGGCGTTGGTTCCCATCGTTTTTATGGCATCCAGCTTGTGCTTTAGGGCGATCAGTTTTTCCATTAGTGTTTAACCTCCATCGGTCGCTCGGGAGTTTTCATGTGTTTTCTTTGGTTGCTTCTTCAATGAGTGCCGCGTACACGTCAGTGACGGGCGCCAGTGAATCGGTGGACGTGGTTTCGGGTTTGGCTGGTTCTGTTTTCTTCGTGCGTTTAACCAGACTGTTAATCGTCATGGTGTTGCGCTTCCGGGTAAGCGTTCTGGCGTGGTCGTTTTGCTCTTCCACTTCTTTGATAAGCGCAGCCATATCGATGAAGTAGAGCTGTTCGCCTTTGCGGATCTCTTCGACCATCATCTTCAGCGCCTGGCATTTGCCAGCAGCAATGGCCGCAGCGCAGGACTGGAACGATGTCGCCGGGAGACGCTTCTCTTTGTAGGCGAGGATGGTGTGCTGGCAGACTGTATAGCTGCAATGGGCCTCATGGCCGTTGATCTTCACTTCCGGACAGCGCAGCGAATAACCGTTGTTTCCGGAGATAGAGGGGATTTTCGACAAATCTGTTCTTGTGGACATGCTTCTAACCGTAGTCGTGTACTTACTTATTAAGCGCAGTTTAAAAAAGCCCCACCAGGGGGCTAAATGGTTTTTCGAGACTTACCAGGTCGCCCAGCCAGTCATTTTGTCCTGAGCGGCTTCGAACCGGTATGGCTCCAGTAAATCGTTGGCATGGTGGACGGCGTAGGATTTTGCCTCCTGTTTAATCATCGGCAGCTCGTTGGCCAGGCGTGCCACCTGCCCTGCAAAACTGGCGAGCACACCGTCACATGCCTGACCAGCATCAACAATGATGCGCACCAGGTCTAAGTCGCTGCGGCACATATCGCAGATGATGCCGTATTCCACCTCTCGAATGCGCTCAACGGCTTTTTTGGTATCGCCACTGACCACCAATTCCAACAAACCAAGTGGGGTTGTCAGGTCTGTAACGCGTTCGGTAACTTCAGGCAGTTCGACAATGCTCAGGAACGCCGCGATGGACGGGTCATCATCTACACTGGCTCTGCCTTTGATCGCGCGAAGAGTCGCGTCGACAATATCCTCAAACCGTTCACCTTCATCGCACACCGCCTGATTGGTGTAGACAACGCGGCCGTCGTACCATGCACCGGCGCGTACTTCTATCGTTGCATCTTTCATCTCGCGAGTGAACGTGACGAGTGCCGCGCGTTTCTGCTTAACACCAGGCAGCTCCGGGGACTCTCCAAAACGAACCCAGACCTGCATGTACTTCGAGCCTTCCGCAAGAGGTGCGGTACTCACAGACCTGGCGATGTGTTCCAGCGCAGTTTGGATAGCCTCATCGACAATGTTCTGGCGCTCTTCTGTATCAATTTCTACGCTTGATTTGTCGATAATTTCGGTAACGGACTTCTGAATATCTGCTTTCATAAAGGTTCCTCAATTCCATCTTCGCGCATATTCTTACAGAAAAATAAGTATGTATCTACTTATCATTAGCGGCGTGCAATTTATACAAGAGCTTTAATGCCGAGTACCTTGCTTTGTAGCTCCAACTGTTTGGAGTACGGTTTGGCACGATAATAGGCTTTGAGGATCTGCTCTGGCGTCGCGTCGCCGGGGTCGAGACCCTCTTCGCCCAGACAGGCCACTTTGACATTTAGTCCGATGCTGGTGAGACGTTTGGCCGCCGACATGGTGTTGCGGATCGCTTGTTTCTCGCTATCCCACATCATGATGATGTTGCGTAATCCACGCGCCTTGAGCGTCAGGAACGCACCCAACTGATCTTCAGCGTCCTCATTCATATTTCCGGACAAGTGCATCCCGAACGTGCCAATTGGCTCTACGTAATCCCGCAGCGTCTCTTCGTCGAAGATGGCTCGCTTCACGCCCATTACGTCAAATGCCCCTTCACACACAACGACCGTTTGTTTTCCGACTGCGTTGTGGCCGTTGTAGAGAAACTTACCCGACGCCGGCAGCTGCATGGGGAAGAGGTAACGGCGTTCCGCTGCACCGGTAATGTCACGCCCCTGGAAGGTCTTCATCACGCCATCCAGATCGTAAACCGGTATCAGGATGCGCATGTCGAACACTTGTCCTTTGACCTGGTCTGTGTACGGATCGACGTATGCGTGCTTGCCTTCGACGCAGTAACGCAGATCAAAGTATTTGGCCAGCTCCGGGGAGATATGGCGCTCCACCAGATAATCAGGAAGACGACCGTCAATGGGGAGTTCGTAATGGCGCGGGAGAGCTACTGGCCCTTCGAGTTCAACCTTGCTGGCCAGCACGATCTCTTCCTTCTTCGGCGCCCAACCTTGTGAGATCAGCGCGTTCTGGACGTACTCTTCAAAATCGCGACTGGATTTGCCGCTGTAGTGCTTGAGAAAGACCAGCTTATTGAACTGAATCTCTTCGGGATGATCACCAGCAAAGCATTTGCCGACGCCATTGGTCAAATTGAAATATATCTTCCAGTTTGAGCTGCCGCATACCGGGCACTCCTTGATGTTCACCTCACGTCCACGAGTGCTGACACCACCACGACGGTAGATGATCCCCTCCATATCGAGCCATTGTTCAAAATCCAGCTCAGTCAAAAGTTCTTTGAGGTCACTCATTGTTTAACCCTATTTTTTGCAGGTAATATCTTGATAAGCCTCAGCATTTGAATACCATAAAGGCTCATGTGTTTTTTCTTTTGTGGTTGGCAAAAGGAAGTTTTTCTCTGATGGGAACAGGCGTGGAGGTTCTTTCCACGCCTTCTTTTTTATAGGACGTCCATAATGCGTTCGATGAATCGCATTTGTTCGAGGTTCTGCTTAACACGGATGCTTACGCCGCCTTTCTGGTTACGTGAACCAGCGAAGTAAAGACGCGCTTCACCTTTCGCTTCTTCCTCTTCCGTTTTGTTGATCGTGATAACGAGGTCAGCGATACGCACCTTCTCGATGTTGTCCGCTGCGTGCATCATTGTTGCCACCTCAGAAGCACCACCTTCCCTGTTAGTCTGCGATGCAGTGATGCCGGCAACATTGTGTTTGTCGTACAGCGCACGCAGGTCAGTGTAGATGCTGCGAATGTTGGCGCGGTCATCGCGGAGGTCGTAGCTGGCACGCATCAGGTCGGCGTAGTCGACCACGACCATGTCGGGGATCATGCCATTGGCTTTCATGCTGCCCAACATACGATCCAGATCTGCAGGCGACATGCTTCCGGACGGTCGCTCAACAATCCACAAGCTCCCCACGCCTTTCGTCGCGCCCAGCTCTGCGAGTTTGCGATGGACGTCGTCGCGGCGCTCCACCAGCTTGGACATTTCGGTCTCAGACAGACGGGCGTCAAAGCGATCTGACAGAATGGAGGTGTGAACTTCCAGCGACAGATACAGGACGTTGTAACCGGCAAGCGTGGCGTTGATGGAGAACTCGCCCATCGCCGTCGATTTACCAGACTTCGCGAAGCCCATAAACAGCACCATTTCACGCTTTGCCCAGCCTTTCTGGTAAAGCAGCTTGTCGAGCAGCGGTAGACCCGTTGTGATGCTGTTTGGCACGTAATCGTCGGACGCTTCATACTCACGCGCCTTGTAACGCTCTGCTGATTCAGAGAAGTAATCGTAAATGCCGGTCGCTTCGTTAGAGCCGATTTGCTGGACTTTGGCCATGATTGCCATCGCGCCCTGGAAATCGCCCTTCTCTTTCATCTCAGCCGCTTTAATCAGCGCGTCGTCGAACGCTACGCTTTTGGCAAACGTCGCGACCTGGTCGACCATGTACGCTGTGTCTGACAGCTTCTCAGCGAGAATCCGCTTAAACGCCTCAACGACGTCTGGGAACAGCTCTTCGCGGATCGTCTTATCGCGTTTAGCGCGTTTGAGCATGTCGAGGATGGCCGACGATGATGGTGCGCTCTTATACATTCTGTAGTAGCCCGACACCATGTTCACCAGAATGGCGTTGGCCGCATTGGAGAACTGGTTTGGCGCAACCAGATCACCGGCGCGAGTCAGAAACTCATGGTCGCGACAGAAGTAGGCTGCGAGTCGATTCTGGAAGTCGTCGTCGAACTCTTCAGACAACCCTCGTCCTGTGTGGCAAAGTTCGGTCATGTGCTTTCCTTTGGTGCTTAAACAATTTGTTTTCTAATACTAAAAAAGCCAGATAGGGGATCAACAGAATCGCCGTGCTTCTTCCAGTTCTTCCGGGAAGTGCGCGTAAATCACACGCTCAGGCACGATTTCCATCAACCAGACAGCGGAGAAGATGATGCGGACGCGCTTGTCTCGAGTAATGCCACGCAGACGCTCCAGAACCCACTCAAAATAGCGTTCTTGAATCGGGTCGTGCTGCATGTCTCCCAGATGCTTAAAACTCACCAGAGAGTCATCCAGACGGGTTACAGCGCGTTTGGCTAACTTCTCTTCGAATATCTCGATCAGCTCGGGCTGCCAGAGATGCTGGGGGCGAGGCAATTTGTCCCACAGACGGTATGAAGCTGCGGAAAGAACGGTAGAAATGAAGTAGTCATAAGAGCAGCAGTACTGGTCGGCAAACTGGCGTGCTTTCCAGAGAGACGTTTTGTTCGCCGTCGACAGCTCCTGATACGGCACACGTTTCAAACCGGTTGTGAATGGGGCCGTCTCATAGTGTTCGCGGCCATGCGACAGCATGATGTATGAGTACTGGCGTTTGTATGCCTCAGTGAAAAGGCATGTGGCCATAAGCGGGTGCATGTCGCGGTAATCAAACCACTTTGTCTCGAACAACTCAGCCTCATCCTTGCAGCGTGACAGCCCAATATTCTCGGCCACCCACTTGTCCATGACTGTGGTGTCCCACTCGGTCATGAAGTCGTACTGGTCGTTGTTAATAGTGTTAAAGAAGATCTGGCTCATGTGCTTCGCCTGATAGGTAGTCACTTACTTATCATAATGAGCGAATCATAGCGACTGGAGACTGTTTTTGGAAGTGGAAACGGAAGGGAATGTGTCTGGGGAGTTGGCATAGAAAAAGACCTGCTTCCGTATAAATAATAATAAGTAACTTAGTATTTATATACAGAAGCAGGTTCCTAAACAGGTGCCCAGAACCACATAATTTGATTTCATTCCCAGACGCTATGTCACTGACAGATTTACCAAGGCTGATCATGTTAAAATCAGCGTTTTATCCTCGTGGGTATTGTCACTATGCGCATGAATAATCTTCCCGGATATGGTCTTCCCGAGCTGTCTTTCTGGCCTCAGCCTAAATACGAACGAAATAATTGGTCGATGTTCTGTCTGAAACTTCGTGATGATGGAACTCTTGCTTGGTATCGGCGATATGTTGACCGTGGTATGCCAAACCACGCTTTTGATGACGTCTACGATAACTATCTTGATGCAAGAAAAGCGGCGGAAGAACTAAATAAAAACATAGCTTTCAACATAGATGAACTACCTTTATCTCCGCAGCAAAGAGAATCATTACGCTTAAAAATTGACAAGGCGCTCACCTCAAAATCGCGACTGATGGATGAAGAGCATATGATGCTTAATGAGGCCATTAGAAGGCACGCGAACGATCCACGTTTGTCATCCGACGAGCTAATTATCAAACCTGAAGGGTTAGTCGTACGTCCCTACCTGTTAGACGTACTAAACGAGATGCCTTACCTGCATTGCATTTTCCTACCCACCTACCAGACATGTTTCAGACTAACAGAACCTAACACCTGGGAGCAGGTGCATGACACCAGAGCAAAATCAGCCAAAATTTTCTACCAGGAACGTATCGCCAGAGGTTTTGGTTTATCAGGCGCTGCACATTGGGGTAAAACAAAAGCGACTATTCGCTCAATGCTTCTGCCGCGTGCCAACCAGCTTCTGCAACTTGCCAGCGTAAAAAGAATGCTGGATGAAGCTCTCAGGAATGGACAAAAGGTACTCGTCGTTGGCAACTTTGTTTTCTGGTTCGAAGACAAAAATCAGGTGGGGTGGAGCGTTAAAGAGGCGAACGACAGCGAAATTACCTCAAGAGGCAATACACTCTGGAAAGAAGGAACAATCATTTCAAAAAATCACGGTCGAATAGTCGTTCTACCGTATACAAAGGAAAACGGTGAGCATGTAAAAGGCTACACCAAGAACGCCCCTAACGACGGCAAAGCAATTCCGAGGCATAAGGATGAGTATGTCGAGTTGCCCTTTGAAATTTTGGATGGTGACTTGATGTTCAGTCTGTTCGGTGAGCTTAACTACGAATAGCTATCATAGAACGTTGTATTTCTAAGGCTACCCAATGCAGGCCAGCCTTAGAAATTTATATCAGCTTTTCTTCATCAACTCACGCTTGATTTCATCGGTGCGCATCGTGACGTCGGCAGCGGTGATCGCCTCGTTCAGTTTCACGATGTCTTCGATTTCCTGCGGCGACTTCTCTGCCAGATGGAAAATGGCTGCGCGAATCACGTCAGAACGGGTGAACTTCTCGAAACGAGGGATGAACTTCATCATCTCCAACAGATCGAAGTACTCGTCTTCCAGCGACATTGTGCGGCTCTTAATCTTCTCTTTCCCACGAGTCGGACGCCCCTGCGGTCTGACTGGCTGGCGCATTGGGGTGCTGCTTTTTACCGGTTCTTCCGGATCTTTGCGCTTTGCAAGGTCTCCCATTCTCATGGACATTATTTTTCCTCCAGACTCATGATGTAATCTACAAACTCTTCGAACTCGGCTTCTGCCTTCTTATCGCGTTCGGCGCCAGTCATTTCAAAGATAGAACGACCTGCCTCTTCCGCGTCGTCATAAACGTTACGGTTGTACAGGTTAACCGGCGCAGCCTCGATGCCAAATGTCTCGACAATTTCTTTCGCCGCCAGAATACGTGATGCCTGGGAAGGCAGTGACGGACACTGGTTCACTACCGCGCGGATCTTCACTGTCTCGTTCACATTGCGAACGTTGTCGATGATCGGGTCGATATCACGCAGAGATTTCAAATCACGACGTTTAGGACGCAGCGGGATGATTATCACGTCAGCCATAAGCATCGCCAGACGCTGAATTTCGGAGTCAAAGCCACCAGCATCTACCACTACATAATCGGTGCGCCCCTGAAGCGATTTAAGATGTTTGACGATGTCGTCCTGAACATATGCGAAGGGAATCAGCTCAAGATCATCGTTCTGGCGACGGTCTTCACACCAGCTCGTCGTGGTGCGCTGGATATCGATATCGGTAACGTGAACCTTCTTTTTCTTTTTAACTTTGAGGCATACCGCAATTTGCTGGGCAACGGTAGATTTGCCTGGGCCGCCTTTTGTGCCGCCAACCACAATGATCTTGGTCATTGGTGAGTTCCCTTTGCGTGAATTATTGTCGTATGAAACAACTTGTTTTCTTATATGTGATATAGCCTAAATGCCTACGGCTGCGGTGTAAAGGTTAAATGATAGGTACTTGGGGAATGTGGAGCGTGGGATCAAAAAACCCGCCGTAGCGGGTTTATGGGAGAGAGATGATGTTGACGATGTGCGTACAAGAGCCTTTATCAAGTCGCAGCTCGCGGTCTCCCCACTCGTCTGTTACGCGACTTAAAGGCAAACTGCCAATATCCCACGGCAGGAAGCCGGTGGTAGAACCCTTTGCCTTGTCGCCGAGCTGGTCAAGACAACATTTTTTCACGGTATCGTAGATCATAACCTCGCCATATCTCCGCATAGTGCCTGACCACATGGACGCACCCAGAATGGTTTGCAAATTGTCGCAAACGAGGTGGCGGTATTTGTCCAGTATGAAGCGATATGCTGTAGAGCCTATGCGGGCTGAGTCAAAAGGCGGTTCGAGATAAGCGCCTTTGATTTGCTTACCGAGGTATTCATTCCCATCGACGCCAATAAACGAAAAATCGTTATAGGCAAACCGACCCACAACCTTCAGCTCTTCTGGGCTCAGAGTCGCATCCACGATCTCAATTTTGATGATGTGTTCGGCAGCCTCAAACGCACTCATCCCCTCGTCATCCATAACCCGCGTGATTTCGTCAAATTGATAATCTGAGTTATAGGAGGGCAAAAGATACACAACGAGAAAGTTGTCGAACTCGCCTTTATCGGCACGCATCTCCACCAGACGAACAACATCGCCTTCTGGTGTCGCGAAATGAAAGGTCTCTAAAATAGTATAGCCGCCCATAGAGAGCGGCATTTTGTTCAACTGCTTGTTGTAGCGTTCATCAATTAAAGAAGGTGCCATTGTTCTTTTTTGCGTTCTGGTAAAACGCTTTCCTTGAGGTCGTTGAACTTATTCTTCATGAATTGTACAACGGCTTTCTCAATTTTTGGAACAATGGATTCTTTAACATCAACAATTTCGGGGTACTGTTCTTGCGGCTTGAGAACAAAGCGCAATTTGTTATTGCGCACAACGACCTCTGCCAAAGGAGTTACAGTTGAGGTGCTGTTGGAGATGTTCTCTGCGCGAGTAACATCGCTTTTGAATGTGACAATGAAGTGCTGGCGGTCAGCTGTTTCGCGACATAACATGCGGCGCACTTCCACTGAGTCTTCACTGTTATGAAAACGCATAGGGAAGCTATCGACTACCGCAGTGTTCGTGCGGATCGTTTGCATAGTACGTGTTTTGTCATGATAGTTGAGCATGTTTCCACCTTAGCCGTTAAGACGTTGATGTCGTGCGGCGACCCCATCGGGGTTTAGAGGCTACGAGAATGCAGCGCTTCTTTGAAATAATGTATGAATGTCTTGACACTCGTTGATTAAATCTACATCAGTCACAAACTAATTGCAACCTGACCACTCCCCAAAACCCCGCTAACCACGGGCGCTTACGCGCTTCCGTCTGCTTTTTTGCCGCTCCATTGGCACAAACGCTCGCCCACCATGTTGTGAGTCAAGATCTGTCGCTCTGTCTCTTCGGTCATTAAATCCTCATTACTCACATAGATAGGGTTGGCTGCATCGCAGAAGAGCACGCCGGAAGTCTGTGTCTTAATCACGCACCCACTTACCATGCAGCTCACGATGAACAGCAGAAGCGCCTTTCCGCCGCACTTCATTAAATGTCTCATTTTTGACGTCCACTGTACTTTGAAGCCTTTTCCTGTCTTCCTGCCTTGCCTTCTCTTCGATCGCTTGCCGAGCCGCACGACCACCCATCGCATAAGCACCGACAAGCACGAAAAGAACGGCAGCCAGGGTAATCAGAGCAATTTTCAACTTCGAAACCAGGCTGCCGAACATTTTAAACCATCCCTTTCTGGTGTTTGCGTACCTGAGACCAGGCAATAAAGCCGGCCACAATGATGGTGGCTACGCCAAAAATGATACGAACCGTATCACCGCTGGTGATATGACCTTGTGCCTTATCCATCGCCACAGACACTTGGGGCATTACGTCGGCCAGCTGCGCCAGCCCAATACCTGCCGTGACAGTTGCGCCAGCCGTTTCTTTGGTCACAGGAACCGCTTTAACCGTCTTGATCGGCTTAACGACGCCAGCGCGACGCAGACCTTCCTCAATAACTTCTGCCGCATACCAGGTGTTTGGCGTTTTCAGTGGGCCACGGCCGTTCTCGTGCCGAATGATCGCCTCTACCAACGGACGCAGAGTGTCGTAGTCGTGTAGATCGACGATCATGTGCGGGGTGACACCAACGGCTTTAGATACCTCGTTCACGTAGGCGCTGGTGTTGTTTTCGTTTGGCGGCGCCCAGCGCTCGATGACCTCGCGAATGGTATCGATGCTTGAGCCGTCCTTCGCCCGGCGCTTGTCGTGGTAAGTGATGAGCGTTACCGCCAGCGCTCGAATCCCCCATACGGGGTCTTTGAAGGTGCAGAAACGCGTCTCTGCAGGGTTGTTTACTAACCCTTGCCACGGCGAACCTTTATCCAGGTTCCCCGGGTTATTGTTACGAATGCCTCTTGGAGTACACATCCTTGTTGTTCTCCTGTTATTGCAGTCCATTTTTCACGCCATAAGCGGCCAAACCCAAAAGCAGTACGGTGATCAGGAACGAGGTAATCTTGGAAATAATGCCCCCAAAGAACCCGCTTGAAATTGTGTCGAGCCGATTAAGAAGTTTGTCCAGGTTGGAATGCTGAATGCTATGTTGCGCCGGAGTCATATCACCAAAGTAAGTTCGCAGTTGATCGTTGACCTCCTGACCAATATCGTCGCGAAGCTCCTTACTTAATTTGCCGACGACTTCTCGCGCAACAATTGCGGCAATGCGCTCAACCTGCTCTGGCGTCACGCCTGCCATCTCGTTTGACATGTCTTCCTCCATGAATAAGTCAAATCGAATGGCGAATTTATATCATAAATTAAAAATTAATAGTAGGTAAGTGCCTACCTACTATTATGATTAACTAAATTACTCCTGAATGGCAGTAACCAAATCTGCGTCGAGAGCTGTTTGATTTACCTTAAGGATATCTCCCGCTTCGGATGAATGAAGTGTATTCTCCAGTGATTCAACTCGTTGTAGCAGTACCTTAACAGTTGCCAGCATATCCATCATGAGCACGTTATTGTCCAATTGCAGGCGATCATCATTTACTTGCATGCCGTTCTTCATGTACGAAGTGTGCACCTGCTTAACATATTGAGGATCAACTTCCTGTGCCTGTTGAGCGACAATCCCTCTGCGAACTCTGCTCAGCTCATCATCGTTGTAGATAAACGTCACTAACTCAAGCTGACGAATGCGATCAACAGACAGCTGACCGTCAGTAGGTTCAATGTCATGCTTTAACCGCGCATCTGACGTCCCTTGAAATTGAACATTCCCATTCTGGCTACTGTAAATCCTGCCGCCAGGTAAGAACTGCCAGTACTGGACATCCTGCGAATAACCGCGAAGCATGACGACCAGTCGATGGTTGGTTCCGACCTGTTCCTCAAACCAGATACCTCCCGCCCCAGAGTCGCCATTCCCGTCCGCGCCCCGCGTGTTTAATCTCCACGTGTTCCTCGGGGTGGCGATGATATCTCCCACTGCTGGTGAACCGTCGGATGATAAACGGCATGTAAAGCCGTCGCTATAAGCTGAGTTGTACAAAGTGCAAGCACCATACATACCAGTACCTCCACGTACACGTAGCCCCGGAGTAATGGATAGCGCCACATCTTCTGTATAGATCCTGTGCGTATAGTCAGCCGTAGAATTGTTATGATGAAAGTCAATGAATGGCGTAGCAGCAGAAAGCTCAATGCTCCCGGCATCAATAGCAGTGAACTTCGTGGCACTATCCTTTCGCAAAATTTGGCCTGAAGCCGTAATGTTGGCACTGAACGTAACGCCCTTACTGAACGTCTGAGTCTGTGTGAACGTGTTTGCGACGCTCGTTTTCGCTGCGTCTTTCAGCGAGTTGCTGAGAGCCGCAAGATCAGACGCTTTCGCCATTCCTGAAACAGCAGGAACAGTCACAGATGCACCTGTTAGAGGATCTGTCATCGTAATATCGCCACTTCCAGTCAGTGCGGTAGACCATCCCTGGACAACGTTACGCCAAAGGGTGAATGCGCTGGCTAGTTGGTTCGCAAAAGACGATGTACTGGCTGTTTCTGATGTGATAATTCCATATTTCGCACCAGAAAAAGCTGTTGTGATGTTTCTCGTCAAAGTCAGTTGAGTGTCATTATTAACAGATTTGATGGCATACAGATCTGCACTTCCATTGCGATAAATGACAAGAATCGACCCCTCTTGAATACCAAGTGCAGCCTCCGACCACTTGGTGGAAATACCAGTAACCTTTGTCTGGTTTGCTGCACCTGTAACGGTGCCAACTTCGTACATTGCCATAATTACATTCCTTGTTATTTTAATTGACGGCTCTTGAAGAGCCGCCTGAAACTTAAGCCAAAGAGATGGAGCCGGTTGTCCTGTACATGGAGATAACCCCTGTAAATCGGAACTGCCCGCTATCGCCACGATTAGGCCACTGGATCGTGATATTCTGCGTTTGGCCGTAATTTGATGCCGGTATACGAATGGAGAAAATTGAAGTTTCAAAATTTTTACCTTCGTTACCTGAATCAAATGTCCATACAACTGTTTCATCAACGCGGATTGTTACGTTTTGACGCCAAACCTGCTGAATAATAATAGACCCGTTAAACACCATACGACGCTCAAATGGCATGCCCTGCACAGTAGCTATAGGATACCGAGTACCTGATGATGTATCGGCTGTAGAAGGCCAGTTTTTAACAACACGGTCGGTCATTGTCACAACATCACCAACAATTTTATTAGCTTGCACTGTGCCAAGCACAGTGCAGTTCTCATTAATAGTCACGTTGTTAAGTACGCCAGTATTTGCGTGAACTTCGCCTCTGATATATACATTACTGAATCTGGAACGACCATCTTTGTTGATAAACCACGTAGGATATCCATCACTTTCACGACTATCAGAACTAATTTCTTGCGCGATTTTCGCATTGGTGATGGAGCCATCCTTAATCACAGCGGCATTCATGTAGGCAACGCCATTTTCCACAACAAATGGTGTGGTAGTGTTTCCGTTAGAGGTATTGATTAAGCCGAAGCGATCAGCCTGAACCAGAAACTGGCTCTGCAAATTTTTGCCATCGATACCTAAAGCGATACCAGCAGCATACTTTTTACCGTTGCTGTTGGTTTCCATTTTGACCATCCAGGTGCTATTAACGTTGCCGTTTTCAACAACCGTTTTCTTCAGCTCCTGCAGCTCGGCAGACTGGCCTCCTACCTGGGCCGTTAAATTCGTTTGCTGCTGAGACAGCGCACTAATCGTTGTGGCCTGAGTCTGCTGAGTTGATTTAATTGCCGCCATCGAAGTGGTGGCGTTATTCAACTCCGTCTGGTTCTTGATGTTTGCCGATGCCTGCGCATCAATTTGCGACTGCAAGCTGGTATTCAGCGACGACTGCGTTTTCTCGTTGTTGGTGATGGTTTGCGCCATCTGATCAACCTTCGAAGACGCATCGTTCACCTGGGACGTCAAAGAGGACAGCTGAGACGCCTGGGATGTCACCTGCCCTTCTACATTGGTAACACGTGAGGTAAGGCTGGTGAGCGCGGATGCGTTCGCATTAGCCGAATCTTGAGCCTCTTTTGCGTCGGTGATATCGGTGACAACAACGTCATCGATATACAGATCATACCCCGGTGTACCAGTGCCAGTTGTGCCGCGGGTAGATACCCAAAATGCGCCGCGAGTGTGGCCAGCGGCTACACGGAGCGTACCGGTGAATTTCTTCCATGCGCCTCTTGCACCCAATGCGGCTTCATTGATAGTGATTGCCGTCGGCCAGTTATTGTTGTTGGCAGCGTTTTGGGTCTGCAAACCAACGAGCGTTGACCACCCAGAGGATGGCGACTGATCTGCCGGCATCATCGCCCAGAGTTCAATGCGGAATACCGCATTTTCACGCAGAGCAATCCACTTACCGATGGTTTTATCGCTGTTTCCGCCCTCACCGGCGCCGCGGGAAACACGCAACGACTTCGTTCCGCTTCGTTTCTGAGAGCTGACGACGACCGCACGCGAGCCGCTGATCTGCTGGTTTTCGGAGTACGTCTCCAGAGAACCATCAAACCACGGGTTGCTCCCCATCGCCTGAACAGTACTCAAAGAGTTTTTGAGCGAAGTTGTCTGGCTGCTCTGGGTTTCAATTTCTTTCTCGTTCTGCGTGACGCGATTCGTTAATGCCGTTAACGCAGCCGCATCAGCTTTCTTCGAAACATTTGTGTTTGTGGTAGCAAGGTCATTCTTAAGTTGCGTAACCTGGCTGCCCTGGCTGGTGATGTCATTCTCTGTCTTGGTCACACGACTATCGAGCTTAGTGATCGCGCTCGAGTTCGCCTGAGTTTCAACAGAGTCGGTCACATCGACGACATAAAAATCATCAAAGTACATCGCGCCGGCTGACAAGAAAGCAGTGAACTGAACGTCAGCAAGGACATCCTTTGTCGCCTTCCATGTCCAAGACACCTCCTGCCAGTTAGAGGTGAACGGGCCATAAGCCTTACTTGCGATCAGGCCATTACCGTCCGCCACACGGAATTTTGTATTGTCGGTCGACTGAATGGTGGTATTAGGGTCCTGCTTTGCCCAAATTCCAATTTTGTACGACCGATCCTTCTTGAAGGAGATCTTCTGGCCTACGCCTGCAGAACCACCCGCTGCTAGTTTGGCGGCTTTGGTGCCAAGATGTGGAACCTGCAGCGTTGCCACCGTGGCAATACCGCTCCAACCAGTGTAGCCCTCCGTACCACGCTCAAAAGACGGGTTTACGATCAGGTTACCGGGGATCTGGCTTGCTGCATCCACGCTGGCGTTACTGGACGCAAGGCTGTTTTCCAGCGCTGTTGTCGAGGAGCTCAGGGAGTCAATATTATCCCCTTGGGTCTTCACTGTATTCTGGAGCGTGGTAATTGCAGATGCGTTCGCATCAGCCTTCATCATCACACCACCAGCGGCGCCCAGCCCCATCATTACCCCGTTCACAAACTCGACTGAGGTCGAAATGTGGGCGGTGCCGTCGCCACCGGTTGGCGCACGCAGTTCCAGACCATCGCCCGGCTTCATACCTTTGCGGCCAAGGAGAATGTAGGCGCCACGATACGGCAGAGAGTTAACGACTTCGGAAGTGCCACCAAGAGATTCCAGGGCAGACAACACCTTACCTCGGTTGCCAGTTGGCTCATCGAATGTCAGGACGCAAACGTAAGTCCCACTGGCCAGTGCCTCGATATCAGCCGACATCGTGGCGCCATTATTCGCGCTGCCAAAGACATCGTATGTTTTGGAGGTCGCAATCACCGTTGATCCGTCGCTGTGTTTTGCAAAAGTGACCAGCGCCCAGCTGCGACCAGGAGTAAACAGGTTCTTGCCGCTTTCATCAAACACCCCATGGGTAACGCTATTGCCATTACCCCGTGCGGTTACAGTAAACACAGTGCGACGGTTCATCGAGGCCTGCAGGCTGGTAATGCTGCTGTTCGCTGCGGTTAAATCGTCACCCTGAGATGTCACCGTGTTCCGGAGATCCTGCAATGCTGAAGCATCAGCTTTCTTGGCAATGTTGTTCTGAGCTGTCGACAGCCCGTTTTCCAGCGATGTGGTGCGATTACCGATAGAGCTTATGGAAGTGCCCTGCTGATTCACTGTCGTTGTCAACAAGTCCACAGCCGACGCGCTGGCGCTATCAGCCGGAGAGTCGTTCCAGTCGGAAACAACGTTACCTACCTCAAACTTCGGGCTGTTGATGTACACCGTCTGGTCTTTGGAGGTATTGCTCTCGATACGGCACAGAATCAGGCGCTTGGTGCCCGTGGTAGGTGTCTGTTTCCACTTAACCCAGTAGCGGGCCCATGAAGTGGTCAGCGTGAACTGCGCACGGCCATCACTGTTGTTACCCTTCGCACCCTGGCTGGTCTCGATAGACGTTGTAGTGTTCGGATTGTAGAAGAACGCCGTCATAATCTGGCCAGCAACACCGCCTTTCGCATAGAAGCTGTAAACGTACTCACCTGCATCGACCGGCGACTCAAGCGTGATTTCCCGCAAATCCCTGTAACCGGAGCCGGCTTTTACAGTTGCGCCAATTACCGCGTTACCACGATACGTGTCGCTGGTAACGTTCAACCAGCCGGTCATATCGCCAGAGTTCTTAATCAGGTTTGTACCGCCAACAGAAATGGCATCAACCTTGTTGTTCAGATTCGTGACAGAAGAACTCGTTGAGTTAATGTCTTTTTCGGTCTGGGTAACACGGTTGGTCAGTGCCGTCAGAGTATTGGCGTCCGCTTTTTGAGCAACGTTTGCATTTGTTGTTCTCAAATTATTCTCAAGATTGGTAGTACGTGTACCAATGCTGGAGATATTCTCCCCCTGCTGATTTACCGTAGAGGTCAGCGAATCAACCGCTTTCGCCGTAGCATCGAGAGAATCCTGAACTTTGGAGGAGTCGGTTACGTTCCGCAGATGCCAGTCGGTCACATACCAGACGGTGCCGAACGGGCTGGACTGGTTGATTTGCAGGAATGGACGGAAGAAACCGCGATCGACAATTCCCTGATTAATTTTGAAACGCCAGGTTACTCGCTGCCATGTGGCCGACGCCTTGCGGTTGCCGCCAGATGACAGAGGCGCGCCCACGCTGCCGCTTGGCCGTGTTGCGGTTCCGAGATACAGGTTGAAATCAGCGGAGCCGGTGCCACACGCGACGAGAGCAGACATTTCATAGACATCCCCCAATGTCGCCGGAATAGCAGCAAAATTTGGGTGATGGTCGCGAGCCGCAATGCGTGCAACATAAGCGTATGGGCAATTGGCTGGCACGCCCTCAGACGAGCTGGAAACCACAGTGAAGCCCATCTGACTAAACTCTGGGTCAAATGTCGGGTTGCTAATCAAATCGCCACTTGTCGCATTCCCTGCGCGTACAGATGAATTAAGCGCAGTGATACTGCTATTCGCGGAGGATAAGCCCGACTCTGTTTGATCGACGCGCCCGGACAACACGCTTAAAGCGCTCTGATCCGCTTTTTTACTGACGTTGTTATTGGTCGTTGCCAGGTCATTTGTCAGTTTGGTGATGCTGTTACCCTGACTGGTGATCTGGTCACCCTGTTGGGAGACGGTCGAGTCCAGTGTCGAAATCGCATTGGCGTTAGCATCTGCTGTACTTTGCGCATTGTAGGCATCAGTTACTTCGGTAATGACCAGGTCATCAATAAGGAATGAGTTTCCCGCCTTAACGCTGCTAACGTTAGGAATAGAAATCCTCACCATTGCCTGCTTAATACCGCTCTTCGTTGATTTCAGGTAACCAGAAACCTTCGTCCATTGAGCTGTAGACAGATCTTTCGCCGCTTTGGTTACTGCTGGCCACTGCCAGGAGTTGTCCTGATACTGGAGCGACAAGCCAATGGAGATCTGCGCATTCTCGGCCATAGCGGTGCTCTTGGCATCCAGCTTAACCCAGCATTCCATATAGAAGACTGCGTTATCGCGAACCTGGAACCCGCTGAAAATGTGATTATCGCTGTTATCAGTTGCGTTAGCGTTGTAATCATTCGGACGCGTCACACGGATGCACTTACTACCGCCATGCGAGTCATCAGTGGTCACGATAACGCGATTATTTGATAGATTATGGCCAACCGCGTAGCTTTCAAAAGTGCCATCAGGAAGCAGATTGGCGCCGCGTTTGGATTGCTGGTTCAGAGAGCTGCTGAGCGACGTAATGTTGCTGTTCGCCGCCGTCAGACCGGACTCCGTCTTCTCTACCCGACCTGTCAGCGTAGTGACTGCCGACTGATCGGCCTTTTTCGCGATGTTTGCGTCAGCGACTTCGAGGTCATTGGTCAACTTAGTGATGCTGTTGCCCTGACTGGTGATCTTGTCACCCTGCTGCGTCACCGTGCTCGACAACGTAGACAGCGCATCGCTATTAGCCTTGATCTTCACCTCATCCGTGATATCAAAGACCTTAAAGGTATCAACCCAGATTTCGGCATTAGCCGGGTGCGCGTAAAGCTTAAAGTTCTGACCATCAGCGTTAGAGGCAGTAAGCCCAGTCTCCCAGGTAATGGTCTGCCACTCACTGGTGAGTGTGACGTTTTTATCTTCATAATTGCTGTCGGTCTGGCCGATTTTATTCTGGCGCCGGATCAACATGTTCATCGCCCCGGACACGCCCTTGGCTTTAACCACAACACGATATTTGCGCTGACCATTAAGCGGCAGCGGCTTGTTGTTGTTGGAGAAGATGCCTGGGCTGGTCGTGGTCGTCCGGTTCAGCTTAACCCCAGCCTTACCATCACCGAAGTTGCCGAAAGCGACGCCCGCCGGATACTGGATATCCCAAGCAGTTGCACCCTGCAGGAAATCGTAGTTCGGGATCAGGTTGTCACCGGCGTTTCTGGCAGCGGTCAGGGTATTATTCAGGTTCGTGATGCTGTTACCCTGGCTGGAAATCGTATCCCCCTGCTTGGAGACCGTATTTTGCAGCGTAGACAGCGCCTGTGCATCTGCCTTATTCGCCAGATTAGCGTTGGTCTGTTCGAGGCTGTTTCGCAGATCAGTAACGCTCTGCGAGGTGCTCGTGACGCGATCACCTACGGTGCTGACGTTTGAGGTGACGGCGCTAATGGCATTCGAAAGCGCGTTCATCCCAAGAGCAGAATTCAGCTGGGCTACTTTCTCGGACAGTTTAAAACCGAGGTTAATGTAAGCCTGACCAGTCCATTGGTTCACCAGGAACTCAACCGTGCTCCAGCCAGCTTTCAGATCAAAGCTAACCGTATTCCAGCTCGCATTACCAAAGGCAGCCCTAACACCGTTCACGTACACGGCGCCCGTATCATCAAAAACACGAGCCCCTGGTGCCATAGTGATGGTGGTATCAGCATTGACCTTCACGAAGGCTTTGTAATGCGCGATCACGTAACTGCCGGCGCTCGCAAAGTCCAGTTTTGCAGCGTCAGGAACCTCCTCGATCGAGGTTGGCGCCTTACCGTTGATATCGCTAAAGGTCGGCTCAATAGTGCTGTTTGCCAGTTGTACGTTGTATACGCTACGCACCCACATGTTCTGGCGGCCGTTAACTATCTGGTTTGACAGCGAAGTGATGCTGTTGGAGTTAGACGTAATGTCTTTTCCCTGCTGGGTCACGGTACTGTTGAGGGTTGATAACGCATTGGACGTCGCATCAATCGCCTTCTCATTGCTCACGTCAACGCAGAAGACGTCATCGAGATACATATAGCCGGAAGCGACACTTGCGCGTAGAGACACAACCACGCTCGCGGTTTTGGCTGGCGTATACTCGCCGCTAATAAGCGCCCAGTTAGTCGACAGCCCGGCGCCAGTGATCGGGATATCCTTTATCGGCGTCAGATCTGCGTTTCGAAGGCTAATTTTGTTGTTGCCGGCATTATTGATCGCGAAGTCAGCGGATTTGCGAACCCATGCGCCGATACGATAAGTCTTGCCGGCCTGCAGCTCGACCGTTTGGTTGCAGCCCGAGTCACCGCCAGAGGCCAGTTTGCCCGCCTGGATGATGTATTTACCCGATTTGGGGTTCTGGGCCTCCAACAGAGTCCAGCCGACATACTCCCAACCTTCGAAACCACGTTCAAAAGAGTTGTTTTTGAGCATGTTGCCGATGATCGCTTTCGAGGCATCCGCATCAGCATTGGCGTTATCCAGCGAGTTTGACAGGCTGGTGATGCTCTGGGACTGGCTGGAGATCTGATTTTCGGCAGCAGTTACGCGGTTTGTCAGATTAGTCACAGCTGAGGCGTCAGCTTTGTTCTTGATGCTGTTCTGCATCGAAGTGATCTGCTGCCCCTGGCTGGTGATGGTGCCCTCAACAGACGATACCCGAGAGGTCAAAGCATTGGTGGCACTGGCGTTCGCCTCAATCGCCAGAGCATCAGTGACGTCAACAAAACCAACATCATCGAAGTACTGAGAACCGGTTTTGAGAGAAGACATGATCGATACGTCAACTTTACCGGTCAGCGTCGCCTTCCAGGTATCAGAGACCTCCTTCCATGTTTCATCTTTGGGCAGATTCTCCGGACGGATCGGAATCTCTTTGAGCAACGTGGCCGCGCCAATACGCAGTTTGTTGTTGCCAGGGCTGCTGATCACCGCATCAGTGGTACACCGCACAAAAGAGGACAGCTTGTATGTCCGCCCTTCGACGACGCTTACAGATTGCGTGATTTGCACCGTGCCGGCGGCGCAAACAAGAATTTTGCTACCAGAATGGGGCGCACTCGCCTTGATAACACTGGATACGCTGTTCCCTGCAGACCACCCTGCCAGGTCACGCTCAAAGGAGGCGTTAACCAGCAAATTGCTCGGGTTGCTTTTGGCAGTATCGGTATCGCTCTGGATATCGCTCAGCGAGTTATTCAGGGTGGTGATGCTTTCACTCTGGCTGCTAAGGGTTTTATCCTGCTGGGTTACGGTCGACTGCAGACCCGTGATCGCCTTGCTATTCGCAGATACACCAGACTCAACACTTCCTACGCGATTATCCAGCGTAGACAATGCCGCCCCTTGTGATTTAAGGGTGTTGCCCTGCTCTTCGACCTTCTGGGAAATTGTCTGTACCGCACTGGCATCGGCCTTCTGGCCAAGGCTTGTTTGCAACCCGGTAATCTTGCTTGCCTGGGAAGCTTGTTCAGTGGACAGCGTATGCAGCTCTTCTGCAACAGAGGCTTTGTTTCTGTTGAATTCAGTCTGCAAGGATTCACGCGCACTCGCTTCCGCAGCATCGGCGGTGATACGAGCATTTTTCTCCTGATAGATCAGACCGGAGCGAATGTCGTCCAGATTTCCGCTTTCAGAGGAACCGCGGATTTGTGCAGCCAATGTGCTGCGCGCCTGCGCTTCGGCGGTATCCGCATTCGCACGAGCCTGCTGCTCTTCCTGTAACGCCGCCATGCCTGCGCCCGGCGTCGGCCGACCGACGGCGATCCAGTCGAATAACAGGTAATTGTCCGCATCCTGACCTGAAGTGAAATCGAAGCGGAAACGACGAATCGTTGTCGAATCTCGCCACTCAATGTCGTGCAGGGTCAGAATCGCAATACCCTTGTCATCGTATTCCGGCTCACTGATAACCACTGAGCGACCAGCATTCCAGCCGGTTTCATCAGCGCCAATCCAGAACATTTTGGCGTTCCAGGTTGGGTTGCCAACCTTTTTAATGCGCATCTTAATGAAACGATAAGCATGGGCATCGATCGTCAAGCCGTTAGGGGAACGACAGGTTGAGGTCGGATTGTTCGCTTTCAGCCAGCCATCGCTGGTGACGCTCATTGGCGTGTAGCCATTATCATCTTCCGTCCAGCCTTCAGCGTCCTGGTCGAAATACCAGATTTTCAGAGAGTCAAACTGTTCCCCTGTGCCAGCGGCAATCTGCGAGATCTGTCGCGCGAGGTTTTCGTCACCGGAGGTCACAACCTCAGACAAGCTATCGATAGAGGTTTTCAGCTCATTCTTCGCGCTCAGCAGTTGGTCGGCCGCTTGCTTGGCTGCATCATTAACATCTGCAATACGGTCATTCGTCTCTTTCTGAATGGCCGCAGTCAGATCTTTGCTGGTCTGGGACAGCGACGTTGTCAGTGATGACTGCGCATTCTTAATCTCCTGCGACAGAGCAGCGTCGCCGTCTTTAATCGACTGTTTTGCAGCTTCAATTTGGCTGTTTACGTTGGAGATGTTGGTATTGATCGTCTGGTTGACCGTATCGATATTGTCGACAATTGTCTGATTGACGGTATCAATGTCCTCTTTCAGCGACTGATTGACAGAGTCAACCTGCGCCTTAATTTCGGAGGAGGTTTGCGCAAGGTCGTTTTCAACTTGCTGAATAGACTCGTTGACTGAGTTCTGAACCTCGCCAATGGCGTTGTCTACCGCCTCCTGAGTGGCTTTGCTGTCGATTTCGTCGAGCAGCTCCTTGCCGAGTTCAGAAGATGTGATCTTGTCTTTCAGGAAAGACAATACGTCGCGAGTGGTGGCCTCTGTACCGAGGTTCGAGTTCGGCTGGCCTACCATCCCACGTTTGTTTACCGCACGAATCCAGTAATACCAGGTCTCGTTGTCACCCAGGCCAGCGTGAGTGAAAGTCGTTGTGGCGGCCTGAGCAATGAGTGTTGCGGTGTCCAGCTTATTTGTTTTGGACGCATACACGTTGATCTGCGCGAGGTCGACTGAATCAGGGTTAACCCAATTCAATACCACGTTACGATAATCCCCCACCGCGGTCAGTGATGTGGGCGCCCCTGGCGGCGTCATCGTGCCTTTTACCTGATAGACAGCAGTAATGATCTCGGATTTTTTGCCGCCGAAGGAAACGGAATACAGCTGGAAGTCATATCGCCCATTTTCGGCAACATTGACGATTTCATATTGTTCTTCCGTGGCGCGGGCAGATTGCCAGTTCGAGACGTTGCCCTCGTCGGAGCGGCGCCAGCTGACCCAGTATTCTGGTGATTTACCTTCCCAGGCAAGCATCAGCTTCACGGACAAGTTGCCCGGACTGGACAGATAGGTGCCTTCTGAGATGACCAGATTGCTCGGTTTGGAATATGTGGGATCAAGAACCGTCGTATTTTCTGGAACGAGCGCGGCCCCGTTATCAATCGCCTGGTACTTAGATGCATTGTTCTGCACCACCGTGATATCAAACGACCCCGGGGTTTCACCTTGCGCGATAGCGACAACGCGCGCCCGCATTGGAACCAGGTCTGGTTCGGTGATCGTCCAGACGCCATTCGCTACTGGTTGATCGGCTGTGGCCAACGCCGTCTTGAAGGTAACTTTAGTGATGTTGTCGCCGGTCTCGTTGATGTCTCGCTCAACGATTTTTCCTTCCTGATTGATGATACGGATGAAGCTACCGCTCTTTTTCAGAGAGACAGGTGCATCGAGGGTGATGCTGTTTTTGGTGAAAGAGACAATGCGACCGGAATTGCGTTTGCCGGCACGATATTTGTTCTGGATCAGAACGGTTTCGCCCGGCATCAGGAACGAGGCGTCCAGGCCCGCGGTAAAGGTGATCATGTCTGACTCCATACGCGCGGTATAGAGCAGCCACAAACCTACACGATGAGCCTGACCACGGCTGGTGCATCCGAACGCAACGGCCTCGGTCTTGCGCTCCCCGTATCGGGCCATCGCTTCCTGATCTTCAACATACTCAACGTTCTGCTTATAGCCGTCTTGTTTGTTGTTATAGGTAATCAGCGCAACGGACGGCCGGTCTTTTCGAGCAGAGCCTTTATAGGTAAACAGGCCATCTTTTACGTTTGCGTTGGTAAACAGCATGACAGGGTCAGACGGGCTGTCCTGCATGATATTCACCATGCCACCAGCCCAGAAAACCATGCCACGGAAAGCGCCGGCAATATCCTGAATCAGACGATAAGCGTCCTGACGACTGGTGATCTGGGTGTTGATTGCAAAGCGTTTTTCTTTGCCGCCAAAGCCATCATCAACCTCTTCGTCGCAGTAGCGACCGATCTGATAAAGCTGGCCAAGGTCAATCATTGACTCCGAAACAAATTTGCCGAGGCCATAACGAGCATTGGTCAGCAGATCGAACAGAATCCAGGCAGGGTTGGAAGACGACAGAAGCTTAAAGGTTCCATCCCAAACGCCGTTATAAGTGTTCGTGTTTTCATCATAATTCGAAGGCACACGGATTTTGAGGCCACGGATAAGATACGAACGTGACGGCATAGAGCTACCAAACTGCTCAGAGTTAACCTTAAGGCCAACCAGAACGGAGTTCGGGTAGTTCATTGGGGTGTCAACGATCTCACCGATAGAGTCGACCCAGGTATCGTTAAAGAGATACTGATCGTTGCTGTCGGCGGAGAGACGAAGCACGCGCACTTTATAGGCACGCCCAGGCTTTGGAAGCTGTATTTCGTAACTGCGGTAGTAGACACCAGTCTTTTTCGCAGTCAGCGTCACGTCAGAGCTGCTCTCACCTGTAGCAATCACGTCATAGAAAGAGCCATTGCCGTTGGCTAGCTGGAACTTAAACTGGACCGAAGTACCGTTTGTGTCCCCTGTTTTCTTGTCAATGCTACGCAGCGACGGGAACTTCATGATCACTCGGACACGATCAGCGTCGTCGTTATCGATGGCGACCGTAACCGCGTTTGTGGTTTTCAGCTGTGTGTTAACGGCCTTTGGCGTTTCGACAAAATCGAAACCAGGCATCGGGCTTTGGTCTTGCGAACCATCCCGGAAATCCCAGGTTACACCGGAATAGTTGAATGATCCGTCTTCGTTCTCCAGCGCCACGCCATCGATGAAGATAGATTTAGCGCCGTTAATCAACCCGCCAACAACACCTTCCCCGAGCAGATCGAGGATAGACGCCATGGCCCGCGAATTAACGGTATCATCCGCTTCAACTGGTGTACGGCTTGAGCCTGAGCTCTTTTTGCCGCCCGCTCCCGCAATCAGGAGTGGCAATCTCTTTTTCTTGAACTGATCCATGTTCAAAAAACTTCCCTTACAGTTGGTCTATGGTGATTGAAGAACTCACAATCTGTGAGCCAACTAAAATTTCCTCGCCGAAATTAAGCTGAACCGGGTTTCCCTGGTTGCTGGTGTTTTGAGGCCCATCGAAGTAAAACGAATCCGTGTTATCCGCCTGTCTGACAGACGCATTTGATGCCTGCGGCGAAATCAGCATGGACACACCGCCCATCATCAATGACATCCCTCCCATCACCAGCGCGGAAGACGCACCAAAAGTCAGCCCTGAGGCCAGAGCGCCGACAGCGATCATCGCGGCGCCCACGAAAGTCTGGAACCACCCAAACGCCTTACCACCGCTGCCACGTGGTACGGGAGTAATGCGGATTTTTGCGATATTTTCCGACTCGCCCATCATCTGGTATTCGGTGTCGTCCATTGACCACTTGTGGCCCTGCTTATTTGTGACCTGGATGTGGTACTTATCGAAGTGGTTACGGTTACGCTTAATCCAGGCTTTAAAGCCCGGGCGATTCGCCTCAATCAAATCGATGGCTTGTTTGGTGTTGCGCACCTTCAATTTCCAGTGGCGGCCAAAGTTCTTTGCCATCGCACCGCCGAGCTGAACATGAACTAATTCAGACACGTCTCGTCTCCCTTGAGTAAATCCCTGTGACGCAGGTGATGCGTCGTGTGCTTCTGATACATCCCACCGTAATAAGCCCGACAGCTGAGACGGTCGATCTGGTGATGCATGATCATGCCGTCGCCGATGTATACCGCGCAGTGATCTGGCATTTTCCCGTACTGGATGAAGAAGATGTCGCCGCGCTGGGGTTCCGTCCCCGGCGCCATGCGGACAAGTCCTTCATTTCGATAGTTCTGGTCGAGGATGTCGTTGTCCCCCGTGTACCAGGAAGGAATATGCAGGTGGGGGTTTGCATTCAGCTCAACGTCAAATTCACGCTTTAGGTAATCGCGGCACAGCATCCAGCAATCAAACACACCGAATACGTATGGGCGCCCCAGGTAGGGCATCTCAAAACCACACGGATAAATGACGTTCATTTCGCTAAAGTGGAATGGCATATCGCTTTCCACATTTTTGCGAATTGCCAGAATCATCCACGGTAATTCCGTCGCCTCGCACCCGGAGCGATCCGGGTCTGACGCCTCTGCGCTGCGCTCAACGTGAGAGTGCCAAATGGCGATCACTTCCCCAGCATCTTCGGCCGCAATAATGTCACTGGCACGCATGACAAAATCCTCACGTGGCGTTTCAGAGACATTCATCGCTTCCATAAAGCGATATTTCTCACCCTGTGTGCGCACCAGAAAGCCACACGCTTCATTCGGGTAACGTTGGATAGCGCAGCGATAGATATCCTGCATGACTTCTGAGCCCAGCTCAGGTAACGTCTGGTTACTCATATCGTGTCGCCCCAATAAATCCGCCAAAATGAATAACGCCATTCGCGAAGTAGTTGCGACGAGCATTACAGGCGTCGTAACGCTTGGTGCAGTAGTCGGCGCCGGCCAAAGAGGTTTGCTGGTTGTTTTTGTCGAAATATGGGCCGGTGTAGCCACACTCTGTTCCGCGATATTTCCACGGGCAGCTGTTTTTGATGATCTGACGATACGGCAGTTGAACGCCCATCAGATCTAAGACGCTGGACAGCTCGAATTCGACATACTGGTGCGTCTCCAGGGTCTTCTGTTCGACGAACCACATTTCATCAGCAAAATGCTGACTTGGGTCTGCGGTCGGGTTTCCATCCGGAAAGTTCACCGCGTCCAGAAAACGTGCCAGCGTCATCTTGCGAATGATTTTGCAGCCAATCAGATCGTCATTGGCCTGCAGCTCGGCAGAAATTACACCGTCGTAGTTGGAAACCTGAATCTTTGGACGAGGAAGTGTTCCCTGACCGCTTTTATCAAAGCCAGACGCTTTAATTGGCCACGGCTCATAGGAAACTCCCTGCCAGACAATTGGCTGGCTAAGCCCGTTGGTGCCGGCATGGAAATACAACTTGCCGCCGGAGGTTGTCACCGACATATCCAGCTCGAACAACTCAATGAGCGCAGAAGGCGATAAACTCTGAATATCAGCTCTAATACCCATCACTTCATCCTTGAAAAACTCAACGTCACATCCTGCGACGTTGATATATGATAATAGATAAGTAATTACTTATCTATAGTCGCAAGTTAAGACTCAAAAACCTGTCTAAATGTTGCCGTAAGCACTTGATAACCGGGGTAACGCTTTACCGTATGGCTGTCACAAACCACGATAATTGCTTTGCCTCTTGGGTTAGTCCAAATAAATGACTCCACCCCAGCGCGGGCAGTCAAAAAGTCATCAACGTCGTTTACCACGTCATGGCTACGGGTGAACGTGAGAGACCACTCTTCTTTAATCCGATTGAGCCCCTGCGACTGGCGCTGCTCGTAATCGTCGCCGTAGTTCAGCACGGTCACGTTAGGCTTTACGGTTTTCTCAGACTCATAATCTGGATACCAATTAAATACTTTCCTCGACATATCACTTCCTTGTGATGGCCGCCCGCTAAGGCGGCCGGCTTTACTACCCTCTGGTGGTATGCGGATTAAGTGAACCACCAGAACGTTTCTCTTCGGCAATCGTCTCAAGCACAATCGACTTGATTTGCCGTGCTGCGCCGTTCCAGAGACTGCTCTCGCTTCCACTGCTGCTCTCGCTGGTTCGGCCATCCTTGGTTACATTGATCTGAATCGAGACAGGTGACACCGCATTACCCGTACTCTTTCCACCTGACTCTGCAGAAAGTGTGACTGGAATGGTTCGACCATCTGGCAGCGGTACGTAAGCCTCATTCATTGAGCCCTCGCCAAACATCGCCAACTGCGGTGAGGTGGCGATTCCGCCTTTCTGATAGGCTCTCAGAGGTACAACCCCTTCCTTGCCAAAGATGCCGCCATTGGCGTGTTTCTTCACATTAGGCTTTGGCTCAGATGAAGACGATGAAGCTGACCCAGCCCAGGCGGATACTGCGGTACTGGCCAGTGACAGACCGAAATTCAGCCAACGGCTGGACGAACTCGACGACGAAGCACCTACCATGGCGAATGTAGCTGCCAGCGCCCCAGCCGCGGTAGACAGATTCCCCATACTGAGGATGCTGCTGTTAACCGCTTTGGTTTGATCTTTCGTAGCGTCAGTACCGGTGAACAATGACTTAGTCCAGTCCCAGACGCCATTCACCGCCTGACTTAAACCACTGGCCGCATTCTGAGACGCTTGCCCCATAGAGTTCACGCCGGAGGCTGTCTCCTTAGTGGCCTCGCCGACAGATTTATCCCCATTGGCCACCGACACACCAGAATTACCTAGCTGAACCCCTTGATTAGCGATCGCAGACGCTACGCCATTCATGAGATTTCCACTTTGTGCATTGCCAGCGTTTGTCGTTCCCATTCCCAACATATTCATGAGAGGCAAAGTGATCTGAGTCTTCACGACCATGTTGGTGATGTCTTTAAGGAACGATGTGGCCAGACTGGAGATGCTCATCTTCCCGTTAACAACAAAGTCAGTAAGCGTGTCAGTTAAACCGCTAAACAGATCTGTCCAGGTACCTTCGATCTGGTCAGCCAGGTTTTCATATTCCAGAGCCAACTGCTGGGTCGCTGTGCCTGTTTGCTTAATCAGCGCATTATTGCCAGCGGCCACCAGCTGATTAAGCTGCTTGTTGTAAAGCGAGATGATTTTCGGGTCAGTCGCCTTATCACGCAGCTCGATCAGCGCCTTAAGATTGCGGTTGTAGGTATCCGAAAACTCGGCAGCCTTCTCCTCATGGCTTTGCATCAAGCCTGCGCTGATAATCGAATCCGATTCCGGCACCCAAGCGCTGATCATTTGCTCGACGTTGCGGCGATTAAACATTTCACGGTATTCGGGGGTAGCGTTCCTCAAATCCGCGAGACGTTTTTTAGCCTGGTCAACCATCTCCTGCGAGATAAACTCGTTAGGCGTGGCGTTTGCAAGATCGGTTAGTGACTTAGTGACATCACGCAGCGACTGATCAAACGACACGGTGGCCTTTGAACTTTCGCCCATTTGCCCCATGAGCTGATCAGCTTTATCCAGAGCCTTCTGGAAGCCGGCAGCCAGCTTCTGTTGCGCACTTTCCTCCCTCTTCGCGGCGCGTTCAGAGGCATTCGCGGTACGCTTCCCCGCCCTCTCGGCGGCAGCAGCATCCTGTTCACGAGCTTTGGTTAGTGCGGCTATGGCGGCTGCACGCTCCTTCTCGCTCATCTTTTCCAGAGACGATGCAGTGGAGGCTTTCTGCAGGTTAAGCTGGGTTTTAAGCTGCTTCGGCCCAATGATAGGTTTTCCTTCAAAATCCATCATTGGTGTGCCATCAGGCAGCGTGCGCTGGTAAACCGCAGAGTCCATCTGGTTGCGCATGTACTGCGCGAGCGCTTTATCAGCGCCTTTGTCGCTGGTGCCCAACCCAAGCACTGTTCCCTGGTTGGTCTTCACGCCCTTCCCGGTTTTCGCCGCGTTATCGCGTTCAAACTCAGCCTGTGTCAGTTCCTGAGCAATCGTCTCCAGGTGTTCCTGATAGCCGCGAATACTGCCCTGCAGCTTCTGTACCTGTTCTGTGTTTCCTTCTTTTTTCGCCTTTTCCAGCAAATCGCTAAAATGTGCGATCTGCTTTTCAGTTGCGGTCTTGCGCGATGATAAAGAGTCGACAAGTTTCTGGGCCGGCTGCAGATAAGATTTGTTTACTGTCTCTCGCAGCGGCGCAAGCAGCTTGTTCTTCTCATCATCGGACAGTGTTTTGTCGTCATTGATCTTCTGGATTTTGTCCAGTGCCTCCTGACGCGCTTTAACAAACGTAGCTGAGAAGAGCTGATTGTCCGCCCGGATTTTCTCGATCTGGGATTCAGCAGCCTCTTTCGCCAGACGTTTGGATACAGCGCCATCCCCCAGCGCGATGGTGTCAGTGGTTCTCTTGTACTCTTCCTGATTTTTCTTCAGTCGAGCCTCAACAACCTCTTTAGACTCCTTAACGGCGACAGGGCCGGCGACTGTGGAAATGTAGTTCACACTTTCGCCAGATTTAAGCGCTTGCTGGTCTCGCTGAATTTGCTTCTCAAGCTGCGATGCGCGCTCCGCCATTTGTGCGCGCTTGGCCGCCGTCATCGCTTCGGGGATTTTGCGAATCTCCTCAACAACTTTGGACGTTTCGTTGCGAAGCATGGTCATGTAGGTGATCAGCCCGGCAACAGCCACTGTTGCAACAGTAAACGCAGCACCAATCGGGTTTGCTGCGATAAACGCTGTCAGCCCAGCGAATGCCCCTTTCAGCCCCGTAATCGCCCCACGAATGGCAAAAATGAGCGATGGGATTGGCGCCAGTCCCATGCGTGCAGCACGATTGAAACGAGTGACCGCCGTCGCTCCCAGCGTGAATGGTGTCTGGATTACAGTGGACATCTTCATGAAGGTGGAAAGCATCTGGCCGCCGGCGCCGACAACACCTAAAATGCCCGCTCTGAGCATTTTAAATGCCACCATTCCGGCGACAATTTTGCCCAGCGTAATAACCAACTCCTGATTCTTAGCCAACCATTGCGCCAGCTCGCGCAGGCCATCAATCGCGGTGGTAAGCCCCTCGCCCAATGAATTAGCGAACGAAATGCCTTCTGCGCTGTTCATTACGGCCGCCAGCTCTTTCATCCCCTTGGTCAGAGAATCAAGATATCCAGCCTGCCCTACTCGATCGGCAAACAGAGTGAAAGAGGTTTGCAGCTGCGCCAACGCACCGGTGTAGGTTTGCATCATATCTTTGGCGGCATTTTCGTTTTCCGCACGCAAACCAACAAACATCAATGAAAGAGCCTGTTTCGCTTCAACGGTCCCACTGGAGACGGCTTTGGTTAGCTCCCCCATCGTGATACCAGCCGCATCTGCCATAGCCTTCATCGCATTTGGAACCGCTTCACCCAATTGCTGGCGGAGCTCTTCCATCGACACAACGCCTTTACCAGACATCTGTTGGACGGCCACTGCCGCTCGCTTAAGCAACTCACTATCGCCACCAAAACGTGCGACTGAGTCCACCAGTGCCTTTAACGAGCCATCAGTAGGATCGAGCCCAGCAGAACGGAACTTCACAAATGAGTCGGTTAAAGCCTGCATCGCAAATGGGGCATTTTTAGCCATGTCCACGATGTACTGCATGTCTTGGGCGGCAGCTTCTCCAGGATTGACCTTATCCTTGTTCAACCCACGCAACATGACACGCATACGCTGCATCTCGGCCGCAGCCTCTACGATCGGCTTCTGCCAACCAAACAGGATGTCAGTGACCGTTCTGGCCGCATCCCCAATTTCCCCCAGAAGGAAAATATTGCCGCGTAATCCAGAGAAGACGCCATTTTCACGACCACCACCGCGATGGGACGCAGCGGTAAATCGATCAGCGCCACCTCCGCTGCCTCCCCCGCCCGTTGTGGTTGTTCTAACCCTGACCGGACGGCTGATCAGCTGCTGGCTTCGAATAACGCCATCCATCTGATCTTTGACTTTTTTTAACCCCTCGGCCGCCTGGCTTGTCGTTGTTCCCCAATTACTCAGACGCTTGCTGGTCGCATTTAGTCTGGTGTTCATTCCACCAAGAGAAGTAGTGGCACCCTTGATCTCAGTGTTGAATTTACCGGCATGGTCTCCTGCGTATTTAACCCAATCAGAAAACTCATTGAGTTCCGACTGAACCTTCCGCAATGAGGCCAGGAACTTGTGCGTAGACGATGTGGCTGAATCAACGCGATCGGTGAATGTCCGCAAATCAGTGCTGATAGCGGACAGTTCACGTTGTGCCTTTCTAGAGGTGTTGGAAACGAGCTCAAAACCGGCAGCTACGTCCTGTAGTTTGTCTGCCGTAGAATTGAGTCTGGTTTCAAGAGCGCCAAGAATGCTGGAGACCGAACCCAGAGAGCGCTCGAGGTTTTTAATTTTTTGAGCCGGTTTGGTAGCCCGCTCGCCAAATTTGGTAAGTAATTTACCCGCCCGGTCGATTGACGCCGTAAACTGTTTGTCTTCCAGCGACAGGATAAACTCTACGTTTTGTGACATTCCCTTGTCATCCTCTGCCAAAAATTTGCATCAGCTGCTCTTTGGCGTCGGGGTCTGCCTTATCCATATGCGGACGGTAGACTTTATCAGTAACGACTGGCCTTCCAATCCTGAGTTGCAAACCCTCCATGAACGCCTTAACGCCATCGCCATCCGCTTGGGCGACGCGGGCGACCTGCAGATTGCGGACATCCTCTTCCGCTCGCAGACGATCGATATTGCGGCTGAGCATCCAGAACATGGTCAATGGGACACTCAGTAGCTCTGTTGGCGATACGGCGTAGTGAGCAACTACACGACTGAAATAGAATCCGAGATCTATCGAAACGGTCTTTACTCCGGATTCATCGCGGGATATTACTTTGCCCCTTCGCCAGCCGCTTTTTCGTTCTCTTCATCAATCACTTCCATGGCGAAGGTGAAGATCTGCTGGAGTTGCTGGACAGTCAGTTTTTCCAGAACGGAGTCAGGTACTGACGGAATGACTTTGCGTACCAGTTCTGCGTAGGCAGTTACCTGGTCGACGGGAGACATATTCATGAGGTCTTTGTCTTCCATCTGCTTGATAGAAACAAAGAGGCCGACGGTCATTTCAACGATGGGATATTCTTTGCCACCAAATTTGATGCTTTTTTTCGGCGGCAGAATGGAGTCGAGATCGAGTAATTTGGTCATGGTTTAAATCCTTTTAAACTCATACAGAGGCCCATCCATGGGCCTCTTGGGTTATCACAATTTAGCTTGCGGCAGTTACAGAGACGGCTTTGGTCGCCTTCTTGGCGCCGTCATTAGTTGTGAAGGTGATATTGGCTGAACCGACAGCTTTACCAGTTACCAGTCCGTTCTGATCTACGGTCGCTTTATCAGTCGCATCAGAGCTCCACACGCCAGTCTTATTGGTTGCATCGGCCGGGGTAAAGGTTGCGCTCAACTGAACTTTAGCGCCCACTTTTACGGTCGGTGAAGACGGGGTCAGCGTGACGCTCTCAACCGGCTTTGGGAGGCTCATTTTCCCCAACACGCCAGCGTCGTCCGGGTAAGCGGAAAACTCAACTGAGAACACGCGAACGTCGTCAGACTGGTAGGTCATGGTGAAGTTACCCGCGGTTGCTGCTTTAGGGATGGTCAGAACATAATCCGTCGCATCCTGCGGGGTCAGCACCAACTCTTTCGCAACGTCGATCAGGTTCACACCCTGCGCAGACGTGATGGTTACGGTATCTTCGCCAGAACTCAGCGTGGAACCTGGCATCAGATCGACCATGTTTTTCAACACGGATTCAGCCAGCGGCGCAGTAATGGTGATATTGCGGCCCTGGATCAGCTCGGAGATCGTGGTCTGGCCCAGCTGGTCTACGGTCACTTTCAGCGTTTCGGTTGCGATTTCAACCTGAACACCGCCTTTGGTGTAACCCAGATCCACGCCACCAAACGACACCTTGCAGGCGCCAAGCTTGATGTTTTTAACATGGGTATTGGACATTATTGGAAAACTCCTTTTTCCGTTAAAACAGTGTCATTCCGACACACAATAGTAAGTATATACTTACTTATTTATTCAGTTCAATAAAGTACCCAGCAAATTCAAGTGGAATCCCCGTTTCAATAAGCGATCCGTCATTTATTGGATATGTTATTGGCATCGCCATCGGCCTAACCATTTTGAAGAATACCCCGTCAGACTCAACGTTGCTAACAGGAAGGATATCCATGATTTTGTTGGCCATTTCAACAGATTTTGTGATACTCGCATTGCGAACTACTATCGTGAATGAGTCGAAGTAAAAACCCTGCAAATCCGGGTCGATGGTTATGCCTGTATTGGGATTAATCAGCAAAATGCCAGACTTAACTTTTGCTGGCATATAGTGACAGAAAATGTCCGTCCCTACTTTTCCAAGCCCATTTTTCTGTATCAATTTTGCGAATGCTTCTACAAACATGTCAACCTCGCGTAAATCCTGCTTTTCTGGCGGCTTCCATGATCGTCTGCGAAAATTGCTTTTCGCTGATCTGAGTCGCTCGCTCAAGGAAATATGGGCCCACTTTAGGCTTCACGCCGGCGACAGGAGGGTTGGTAACATTCTTCATACGAGACAAATAACCAAGACGGTACTTACCAAGCTCCATGTATTTGGCATAGTCCCCCACCTCAACGCCTGGATGCCCTTCGCGCTGCTTTGCGCCTGATACGGAAAGCTCAATACGAAGTCCCGCGTATCCTTCTTTTACAACCCGCGCAAAAATGGCGCTCTCCAGCGATCCGGTTTCAAGCGGGGCCATGGCTCGTGCCAGTCGTTCAACCAGACGCGCCAGCTTTTCCATGTCCCTGATTAGGTATCGCTTGAACGCTTTCTGGCTGTTATTAAGTCTGGCGCCGGCACGCTTAAACTGGTGTGCGTCATATTTCAAACCCATATATTCGCCCCCAGCTCAAGATGCCCAGGGCGGCCACGTAGTCCCCATCGCCGATGTACGCTTGAGACCTTCAGCTTCTGTCCCTCCAGCACAAGAACGTCATCGAGTTGAACAGCGGCTTCAAGTGGAACAATAAGTACTGCGTCAAACAACTCCAGCGCCGCCTTTCCGCGACTTCCAGAGCTATCTGCCCTGACGGACGATTTTTCATTGCTCTGTTCAAATTTAACGACGCCTACTTTCGTCTTCCTGACGAACTGCAATTGCGCTTCACCGTAGACGTTTTTGGAACCAAACCGGTAGATCGACAATTCGGCTTGCCACGAAATATTCATCCACTCTCCTTGTGTGAAGTCGTCGCACTCATTACCAGGCGGAGGCGCGGTTTCCCGTCTTTGGCCTGTCGACCAGAAGTAAAGAGCACGACGTGTGTTACGCACGACGAACAATCATCCGATTGTTGATGTAACTAATAAGCAATCGCCAAGTGCTGCGAGCCACACGGACATTCGCCACTTTGCTTGTGCGGTACATATTGGTTGTTTCACCGATAGATTCAGACAAAATGCCGTCTTCACGCGCACTCGCAATATCGTTGCCATTGGCGATCTCGCATGCCTCATTAACGGTGGCCAGAAGCAGCGCCTCTTTAAAGTAGTCTGGCAACTCCGCAAACTGCTCCGAAGTGATCCGTTCCCAGTCCACCAAATCCTGCCGATACACGCCGTCAGCCCCCCAGGGAATGTCATAGACATTCAGCATGTTTTGGGGACGGTCATACCGGTCGAAATCGATGCGCAAGATCCTCCGGATAGAGAAAGGTAATGTTTTGATTCGCCGTGTCGCTTCGATTAACCGCTTGCGCATCAAACCCTCTCCATCAGCCAGCAATGTATCTCCATTGATCATATCAATGGCCTGCATTTGAGCATCGGCTACGGTGGCAAACGACTGACCCGGGACGGATAGTTCAAAGCTATTAAGCAGCACATACATCTGCCGCTCTTCGTGGGTTAACCCACCCGCTGTGGCCTTCACGATGACGTAGCGCAGATCACGCTCTTTTTCGACCAGCTGGTTATGCTCTGCTGAGACCACAACCGGTATAGACATTTGGCCTTCTGCAATATCGAGAGGCTCTTCGTCCACAAGTGTTGTGCCTGCACTATCTCGCACCGTATAAGAGGCGGAGTCGATATCCAGTACGTTAAAGGCGAAGGTCAGAGACACGATGTCTCCGCTACGAAACGTGTCGATCAGAGCCATCACTCACCGCCTTGTGCTTTCAGGATGCCCTCGATCATTTCAACAATGCCCTTCGCTTTCACGCCAAGCGTGTTGCCGATCTGGCGCAGGCCGGCGATACCTTCACAGTCAGCAATGGACTCCAGCTCTTCTCGGGTGAAGCGCTGCACATGTTTTGTCTCCTCCTTCGCGACGCCACGTTTCATAGGGACAATATCAGGGGCCGTAGGCTCCACTATCTGATCGGCCACCAGCTCGTTACGATTGCTGAAGGCAGCTGATGGAGAGACATTTTGCCCATCAATCGTTTCGGCACGCATTGAGGCGCAGATCCGCTGTTGATCGAGGAATGGCAGCTCTGCTACGGAAATGCCGTCTTTAAAGTAAACGCCGCACAGGATGCCCGTGTATCCAAGGAACTGAGGTTCCAGAAGATGAATTTTTGCTGGTTTCATGAGTTTTCCTCTGAACAGGGTGGCCAGAGCCACCCCTTGTTACTGAATCAGGCTGCAGCTGCTGTAACTTGAACAGTTGCGGTTGCTTTATGGCTGCCGTCTGCGGTCGTGACTTCAATTGTTGCAGTCCCTTCTGCAACGCCGGTCACGAGACCAGTAGCCGCGTCAACCGTTGCAAATTCAGCATTTTTCGACGCCCAGGTAACTTTCTTGTTGGTAGCACCAGCAGGCGCCACAGTAGCAGTGAGTTAAACCGTTTTTTTCACCTCCACCGATGCCGACTTAGGACTTACCGACACACCAGTAACAGCGACAGTGGGCTCCACCGGAACCGCTCGCATAGCTGCGGTGATACGGTTCTGCATGCGCTCGTTTACTGGATGATCGGACACCGATTTAGTGAAAGAAGTACGGAACATAACCCCCGTAAAGTCGGTGAAGGCCTTTTCAGTGATCTTCACTTTTTTTTCTGACATATATCGCTCCTATAAAAAGGGCGGGCGTATAGCCCACCCATTTAAAAATAATAGGTAAGTACTTACTCATTATTAGGATTAAATTTTGACGTTAGTCAGCGCCGCGATAGCTTTGTCGTGCTTATTGGCCAGAGAGCAGTACCACTTCACACGAGTACGTACTGCGTCTTTGTTCTGAACGGTGCCAATGTTTTCCACAACGATACCGGCGTTTTCGCCGCCGTACAGACCAGTTACACCGTTTTCTTCAGAAAGGTGCAGACAGTAGATATCCGCTTTGGTGGAGTCCGCAACCGGAATGAAGTCGTTTACGATAAACGGAACGCCGTTATGGCACAGCATTGGTCGACCGAAGTTTTCCATCATGATTTCGGACGGGCCTACGTTTACAGTTCGCAGCAGCGCACGATATGCGCGAAGATGCTCAGAACGCATCATGATGCAGTCTGCGCCCAGATCTTTAACTGCGTCGACCAGTTCGTCGAACATGGAGAAAGTCATGGAGGCGCCGGAGATGTCGATCTTCTGATCGTCATGCATCAGCTTCGGAATACCGTCGAAGGCTTTGTTGTTAGTGGAGGAGTCGCCAACAATCAGATTGCGGCGGAAGGCACGAGCCAGACCTTTGACTTTCTGACGAACCTGGATAGCCAGCTGGTTGTTGGTATCAGCCATAGTGGTAGCCAGGAATTTGTCGACGTCAACGTCGCCAGCCAGAATGCGCAGCTTCGCAACTTTCTCTTCGAAGGTTGCTGCACCTTCGGTGATGGTGTCGTTCACATCAATGAAAGTAGCTTCGCTCAGGGTTTTTTCGCGGTTATAAAGATATGCCTTCGAATTGATCTTCATGAAAGGCAGGACGGCAAACAGGTCGTCACGATCGATAATGGTCTCGATCACGCCCTGTTCAAGCTCGTTATTAGACAGCTTTTCAGCTTCTTCACGCAGTAATGGCATCTTTCATTTCCCTATGATTTAAGATGTTACTTGATTCCGATTTTCCCTAAACCGGCAGTCAACTTATCCATTGTCGACTTGTTCTTCGGCTGGGTTACTTTGTGGGTCGGTTTACTAATTGAACCAGCACCCTGCTTAGCTTCGCTGCGCAATAAAGCGTCAGCTTCCGGATCTGCACGTAAAATACGCTCAATCGCGGATTCGAACGGTAACGGCTTACCTTCGCCGTCAACCAGAACAGCACGCTCTTTCTGACCTGCCGGCTTGTCATAGCCAACGACGTTACCGTCTTCACCCACTTCGAAATGAGAGCCGTAGATAACGCGGGCCTTAGCCGGAGTCATCAGAACTTTTTCACGCAGGAAATTGGAGCCAGAAAAGGAGGCGCCGACGGTCATTTCAACCAGCTGGGCTTTAAGTGCGGCGTTTTCGCTCTCCAGAGCGGAAAAACGTTCATCACGTTGAGCCATCTCAGCCTGGTGAGCTTCGATCATTTGCTTTTTCACAGCATCGAATTCACCGCGGCGTTCCAGTTCAGCTTGCTCCGCCTCACGGCGTGCGTTTTCTGCGGCTTGCTCAGCTTCCAGAAGCTGGCGTGCTCGTGCCGGATCGATATCGCCGTACTGAGCCAGCTGATCGGCCATGGCACGCTCTTTTTCCTTGCGTTTCATGTTTTCTTTCAGCAGGTCAGCACCGGCTTTCTTGGATTTACGCAATTCAGCGAGCAACTCTTCCTGAGTCATCCCTCCGAATTCATCGTCTTCGATTTTCGGCTGATCTTTCTGCTCGCCGTTCTGCTTACCAGATTCCTGGGTGCCCTGCTCTTCTGCACAAGCGGGAGCTCCAGCACCTGCGCCACCACGTTCATGTGATTCGGCGACATCCATGAGGCCACGACGGGCCATTAGCATTTGCCACAGATTCATAAAAATTCCTTTTAATTACTTATCACTCGGTTGCTTGAGTTGATGAGTTCCCATTCCCTTGGGATAGATCTTGTTCGCTCTCTTGGACTGTATCACGATGATAAGTAAGTATTGACTTATTTTCAAGGGTGTTAAGAGCATTTTTTGGCGGAAAATTCAAGAGATCTTTCTCAAATTCTTTCTGCATCGCGGCCGAAATATTCGGGAAGATTTTCTCAATGAGCATTTCCATCTGATATCGACGCACAGAATCCGGTGCTTCCAGCAGACCAAGTTTCTCGGCAACGGCAAATTCATCCGTCAGACCGCGGATATCAAAGCTCTCCGGATAGGCAATCAGCGAATGCTCCTCATCGAGATCGACCCCCATCCACTTCGCCGCCAAAAACATCATCTGGCGTTCAGCCCGCTCAAGACGCTCGGCTTTTGTAATAAGCAGACTATTAACCCGCTGAAAGTCATATAACTTGGCGGCCCCGGATGAATTATCGATCCCCTTAGCGTTATCCTGCTTTGTTCGCTCACCAGCGACCCCAACGGAGTGGTAGATCTCATTAATCACTGTCTGGATAGTGGTGATGATCATCTGAGCTTGCTTAGGGTCTGGCGACAAATAGAAAGGCTGGTTGCCACTTTCCGAGTCATAGGTGAAGACGCGTTTTGTCCCCATTTCCATTACCTTTGCGTGATTCTCATCGCCTGGCAGGAGCGACTGAACAGGAATGGCCAGCTGGCTGAACGTCTGATCCTGAATAATGGCGTCAAGGTTCGACAGATAGTTGGCTACTGCACGGTCAAGGTAGGCGATATCATCAATAAGCGACGGGCTAAAATACGGCGATTCGCTCTCCCCTATGCAATCAACAGGAAACACAGGTACAACGCCAAGTTTGTGTTCGCCTTTATCTTCAAGCACAACTTTTGCGGTCCGACGACCGGCATTCCCGGCGCCTTTCTTAACCTCTTCCCGGAATAGAAACCACTCGTTACGTGTCCATAGACGATAACGCTGATATTCCTGGCCTGATGAGGTGAAAGGGTCTTGATCATCGCGCGCCACTTCGACAATCAGCGCCCAGATCAAATTGCCGTCATCGTCCCACGCCATATCCAACATCTGCTGCGGAGAAATCCAGTAGGCATAGGCGCGAACATCCTTCTTCTTCTCGTCAGCGACGGATTCTGCGTCACTATCCATCGTGCTATCGACCACCACCCAGACACGGCCATAGATGGAGGACTGGAGGTCAAGCGCGGACATAAAGCCATCGATGGAAACATTCTGTCGTGTCGCGCGTTTCCAGAATTTCTGAATTGGCTCAGGCGCTTCTTCTACATTTCGATGGATGTCCTCTTTGAAGAGATATTTATTAATCAGGTTCACCACTTCCCTGGTGTGATTGAAGCGGTAGGCGCGTTCCAGACGCTCCTTGAACTCCTGATCACCTTCTTTGAAGTATCGGAAAATGTTGTCATCGAACCAGGCACGCCCGCCAGCGTATGTGCTGGCGAGGAAATCCCAGTGCTCTTTTTTCTTTATGTATTCGGGGTGGCGTCTTGCCACAAGATCCTTAATTTGCTTATCAGTCAATTCCATTTGCTTCTCTTCCATGATAGGTAAGTGCTTACTTATCTTGAACCACCAAGAATAACACGATTTTTTACGGGATACCTACGATGAACCGGGTAGCCCAAGGCATCCGCGCTGTGCTCAATCCCCCCGCTCTTATCCATATCGCGAGAGCCTGGTTTGTAGATAACTTTCTCCAGTGAATCGATGAGATGTTTGCACTTAGGGTCGATATACAAACGAGTTTCGCCAGAGGCGCTCATCAACATGCGGTTCACTGAGTTCACACGATCAGCAATCGGTGGGTGCTTTTTCGGATAATCAACACGCAGAAAGCCCTTCTCCTTGAAGATGTCGATGTCCGATTCCCCACGAGCGTGCTGACGATAGGCGCCGGCCGGGTCTGGGAAAATAGTGACTTGCGATTTCCACCGCCAGAAGCGACGCTCCAGCTCATCGCACACTTCTGCCGTATTCGACGAAAACAAGACAAGCTCATCCACTGCCCACAGCTCCCCATTCGGTTGTGGCTGCAGGATGACCGACGACATTGGATCAATGTTGAAGTCCTGGCCTACCCACACCGGTAATTTAGGATTGAACTGCAGCGGCTTAACGTGAACGCTACGATCGAACGGGTAATATACGCGCCCAGACATGTTTTCGAAGCTGGCTAGGTACTCCTGTGCGAACGACTTAGGGTCCATATCGTTCTTGGCTGCCTCGATTTCTGCCGTCGGAACGAATGGTGAATCAGCGGTTACAAACTGCCAGCTTTTCCACTGACCTTTACGTTGCAGCTCTTTGTTCTGCCCGATAGTCCATAGTTTGTGGAATTCGGAGAACCCTTTCGGCGTACCGATGATCAGCGCGCCCCCGCGGGTGGATGACAATGTCGGACGGAGAACCTTGTACCAGGTGTCTGGCTTCATATCCTGGAACTCGTCGAGCACAACGAAATGCAGCGCAACACCACGAAGCGTATCCGGTTTATCTGCGCCTTTAAGCGCGATCTCCGAACCGTTTTTCAACACGATGGTCATCGTGGTGTCGTTCTTCTTCCGAATCCACTTACGCGGCAGAACTTCCTGCAGATCATCCCACAAAATCTGGCGCGCCATTTGATAGGTCGGCGCGACGTACCAAACTCGTTGTTTTCTCTCCTTAGCGGCAGCACGAATGATGGTTGAGATCGACAGCCTCGATTTACCCCAACGTCGTCCGGCGCACACCACTTTGAAACGATGTGGCGACTGGAAGACTTGCATCTGCCCGGAATGCAGCTGTACGAGACTTAGAGACGACGGGATGGACATGGTTATGCATCTCCATCATCATCTTCGCCCGATGCGTCAAAATCGCTCTCAGCTTCGCTCAGCGCTTCTTCTTCGAGTGATTCCAACAGATCGTCATCAATCACTTCGGGCTCATCATCTTCCTTGCGCAGCTGGGCCACCTGTGATGGGGTTAGCTCGCCAAAGACAAGGTTCGGAATATCCTCTTCACCGCCTTCTTCTTTCTCCATGCCCAATGCCTTGGAGGAAATTTCGAAGCATTTGGCCAGCGTGCCGCTGGCGCGCTGCAGGCTTTTAAGATCGTCCTCAATCGAGGCCAGTGGCTTGCCTTCGCGCTTTGCTGTAGTGACCTCGACCATTACCATCTGACCAAGGGCATACGCCCAGCCGTCATAGCGTGTCCGGCGGTCTTCTATCTTTTCGGCTCGGGCTTTAGCGCGCAGTTCTGCATCGGACTTGAGAGACTCGCGCACCATCTTCCCAACAGAATCGGCGCCTTTCTCTAATCCACGCTTTTTGAAGTGTCTGGAGAGCGTTTCACGACGGATGCCGTACTCTTCTTCCAGTTTTGAGAGCGTATACTCGCCCGAAGTCCATTTCGCTTCGGCTTCCGCCCATTCAGCCGGAGTCAGGCGAGTTTTGCTCTCGTCTTTTTCGACAGTCATAGATCCCTCTAAAACACACACAGAGCGCTTCCTTGCGCTCTTAAACAATTTGTTTTCTGGTTGTATTAATTAGGTCTGGGGAATCTGTTTGAGAGCCTGCTTCCGTATATATTTAATAAGTGACTTATTAGTTATATATACAGACGCAGGCTGTTAATCTGACTCCCAGACCAACTTACATCACCAGTAACTTGGCTCTGGCTCGACCTAATGTCGTCAGCCCCAGAGTTCGACGCTGGTAGCCAGAATCCTCTCGCGGCCGGCAGTCGTGCTTTTCGACCAAACCTTTCTTGATCAGCGCGCGCAGGGAGAATTGCATAGACTGCTTTGTCGTCCGGTAAGGCAGCACTTCCAGCAGCTCGTCCAGATCGAGCAAATGGCCACGTTCATGGCCTAAGTTGATGGTCTTAATGATGTCTTTCTGTTTATCAGTCAGTGTCATGGCAAATCCTTATGCCGGTAACGCAATATCCAGTGGTGCATTCAGCGGTTGTTTATCAAAAGCCAGCAGTGGCAGTGTGTCAGGCAGCTGGCGACCAAAATCAGGGTTGCGATAAACCCCATAGAGCGGTGAAGTGAAGCTCAGGTTGTGAATATCCTTGAGCAGTTTCACGATGCTGGCCTCATCCACCAGGCTATCCGCGATATCCTGAATGGTAGTGCCACGGTTGCGGCCTGCTTTTGCCAGAGAACTATTCTTGTGATAGTCCGCCACCAGATCTCGCAGAGCGCGGCGGCGGCGTGAATCAGTCATCGCAAACAGCTCTTTCACAATCGCTTCGTTGTCGCCGGGATCAGAACGAAAATGGCGCTGAAAGACGCGAAGCGCGCTTTCGTAGCTCTTCGGACGTTCAGGACGGATGAAGCAAAACCCTGCTTTCATGGCAAACGGGTTATATTTGCTCATCGACGACTGGATCTCGATGATTGGCCGGTCATGCATCCTGCTAACCAGATTAATCATGCGATACGATACCCCGACGCCACGATACTGGGTGTCCACTACAGAGCGGCTTATCACAGCGAAGTTGTTGTTTACGTAGCGTCCCCAGTACTGATTTGCCACGGTGGTGTTGGTTGTGGGTTTCAGCTTTGGAAACATGCGATGCCGCGGCGCCAGCAGCAGTTTAGGGAAGGCCATAACTACAACGCCTACCAACCGACCATCAAGCTCACAACGGTAGTAGGTAGGGGCGAACGGCTTCCCATCTGTCTTGTAGTGAAGCGACTTAAGCGCGTGCCAGTCTTCAACCGTCCCCCTGGTGACGGTCATGCGCTCAAGAAAGTCCAGATGGCGCGGGAACTCCTCCGGGCGATACCGTTTAATGATGATGTCAGTCATCGCATCACCACCTTACGATTGCAAAAACCGCCACGGCAGATAGTGGATGCTGGACGAGTCACGATTCCCTCGATCGCAGGCAGTCCACCAGCTTTCTTGTCGGCCATAAACTGTAGTCGGGAACGATTGAACTCTTCCGCGATATAACCCTGCAGGTAGGTCAATGCCTCCTGATCATGGAGCTGCACGCCGTGATATTCTGCGGTCATCAGCGCCACGTGTAGCGCCTCATGCCAGTAGACTGTTTCATCGTAATTTTCTGGCAGGTAGACGCAATGAAGCATCGTGTCGGCCTGAACATAGCCCAGCGTTGTCACCATGCCGCCAACCCCATATACGAACTCGCTTTCATCGAGGCCGTAGAGCTGTTTTATCGTCTCGACATAACGTCTTTCACCAAAGACGACACAGCAGCGATTGAAATACGGGGTAACGCGAAAACCATACGCGCCATGAGCACGAAGCCAATCTCGCCATTCGGCTTCTGTAGTCCAGCGGCGGCGCAGATCTGGGCCCTCATAAATCGGGAAAGTCTTTTTAATCTGCATAATCAACCTTCACTCGCTCCTTGTAGTGCTTGGTGATTTGCATGTTCGGCCGCAGTGCATTTTTCAGGTCTTCGTGAGTCGTTGCGACCATTACTGTTGCCCCTACCTTTCGCGCGGCGCGCTGCAGGTTAGAGGCAACAACCTGGGCAGTGACACGATCAAGAACTGCGCCAAATTCATCCGCAGCCCATACCTTCGCGCCCGACTCAATAAGCTTGGCGATCTTGAGCCGGTATTTCTGGCCATCCGACATTTCAGAAGGTTTGCGCACAAAGAGATAGGCATCGTTCAAGCCGGCCATCGAAAGCAGCCCTAACGCTTCGCTGGTAGTTTTACCCAGCTGGTCGATGACATTGACGTCGTTGTCAAAGGTAAAGTCATCAATGGAGGCGACTGAAAGCCCTTCCTCTTTCATCTGGCGTTGTAGCTCACGCAGCACGACAGATTTTCCGGAACCTGACTGGCCAGTGATGTAAACCACATCACCCTGCTCAACTTCCAGCTCAAGATTGTCGTAAAGTGTCCAGTCTTTTTCATCCAAGCCAAGCCCAAACGATTCGGCGATCTCAAGCGTGCGAGTGGTCTTGTTGACACGGGTCTGGAACGATACGTTGATGGTATATGTGCTCATGCTTCGACTCCCTCGGAGGAAACTTTCTGCGCATAAGCAACGAACGCGTCTACACCGCTCTCTCCCGTGATTTCTTCCATGTGGGCGAGCAAATCCCCCACGACAATCGCAGAGCCAGCAGGGAGCGTTTTAAAGCCCAGAACATCGACCACTCGAACCTCTTCGGCGGCGACTTCGCGACTGATTTCGGTGTGCTCTTCTTTCTGGCGCTCGGTTTCCTCCCCCAGATCCATAACCAGTGCGCCAGTATCCATTTCTTCGGTCATGCTACCGACCAGCACGTTCAGCTCACGCTCGTCAAAGCCGAAGACTTCAACGTCACCAAGTACCAGAGACTCCAGCTCTTTCTGTAACTTAATGGCATCGTAATCAATGCTGGCCAGCCGGTTATCTTCCAGACGCTTCGCCTTCACTTCTTCATCGGACAGATCGTCGCGAACGATCACCGGCACACTTTTCAGCCCCGCTAAAAGCGCAGCTTCGCGGCGGCCGTGGCCAGTAATGATGACATCGTCCTTATCGACAGTGATCGGCTGGTCAAAACCACGCTTTTTTATGGCTGCGGCCAGGTCGCGGATCTGTTGCTCGTCATGCTTTTTGGCGTTCATTTCATAGGGAATGAGCTCTGCCGGGTCTCGGTAGACGATTTCGAACGTTTTGGTCATTAAATACACTCCTTGTAGTTATCGACCAGCCATACCAGAGCTTCACCAGCATTTTCCATGTCGTTGCCGGTGTTGATCGCCTGCTCTTTGATGATGGATTTGATGGTTTCGGTAACGCGATCAGAAGCGTCAAACGTCACTTTGAAGCGCATGGTCTGGTGTTCCGCACCAACACGCTCAGCTTTTTCACGAGAGTCCTTCTCAACGGGCTCTTCGTCACCACGCGACAACGCCTCAAGCATTTCCAGGTCGATTGCCGACTCACGAGCCAGTGTGGCCGCCAGTTCGTCGTCGTAAGGGGCAATTTCCGACAGCTGATAATCGAGTTCGGACTGAATTTCCTCGATCAGACGCTGTAATGCGACCTGATCGTCTTCACCGTATCGCTCGTTATCGACCAGAGACATTTGTTTCGCGACCAGATCGCTTATTTTGCCCACCGATATAACGGGAACCGTGGAAATACCCTGTTCCATAGCGGCTCGCCAGCGATGTTCGCCACCGAGGATCTCAAATAAGCCCCCGTCCAGCTCACGCGCGAGAATTGGCTTGAAAAAACCCAGTTTTTCGATGGAGCCTTTCAGTTTTTCGAAGTTTTGAGCACCAACCGAGTTGGTGTTCCAGGGATTTGGCCGGAGTCTGGCCACTTCTACCTGCAGAATGGTAATTTTTACGCCCATACTTTTTGATACAATCCATTGCATAAGTACTTACTTACTTACTATTCTAGCCAATTAACATATAAAAGGCACGAAGGAAAGATATTTATGACTGTTAGGATTGTTTCGAACGCGGTCAACGCTATGGTCTCCGGCGCTGATGACAACGTGAAGCGACTCGTCCAGGAAATGCTGAGTTACGAAGTCGAAGCCGGCGACTGGAAAGGCACCAGTACTATGTTCAACTGGAGCAAAAATGCCTTCCCCGCGGGTTTTGCCAAATCGGTAGCAGCCAATCTGGTGAAGGCTGGCATCAAATGCGTCCATATTCGCAAAGACAAGGTTCCGGCGCTGGGCAAACCAAACCCGGCAGTTAACCCCTTCCCCTATAATCCGGACTATGCGTATCAAGATCAGGCTGTAGAGACACTGGTTCGCGAAGGAATGATGATTGCGCAGATCGCCACTGGCGGGGGAAAGTCTAACGTGGCTTGCAAAGCCGCGGCGCGTATTGGGCGCATGACGCTGTTTTTAACCACCCGCTCTGTACTTATGTTCCAAATGGCAGATAACTTCCAGAAGTCGATAGACTATCGAGCTGAGAATGGCGAACAGTGGCTCAAAGGTCAGAAGGTTGGCATCATTGGTTCTGGTGAGTTTCAGGTATCTCGCCATATCAATGTCGCAACAGTGCAAACCCTGGCGAGTTTTCTTGAAGAGCCTCCACGCGATATGCCGGCGGACAAAAAGGCTTATCATCTTAAGCGCCGGGAGCTGGTTAAGCGTTTCCTCTCAAGTGTCTCACTGCTAATCCTTGAAGAAGCACACGAATCCTCCGGTTCAAACTTTTATGACATCGCCAGGCTGTGCATTAACGCAGACTATCGTCTGGCGCTGACCGCTACCCCGTTTATGAAAGCTTCAACTGAGGCCAATATGCGTCTGATGGCTGTTGCTGGACGCATCGAGATAAAGGTCACTGAAAAATATCTGATCGAGCGAGGTATTTTGGCCAAACCCTACTTCGTATACCATAAAATCGCGTACACTCCGGATGAGGCTCGTATACGAGCGGAGCTCGCTTCCAAGCATCTGAACTTCAGAGTTGGGATGAGCACGCCGTATCAGAAAGCTTATCAGCTCGGTATCGTTTACAATATTGGACGTAACGAGGCCGTCGTTCGCGACGCGCTGATGTACCGTGATCATGGACTGAACTGTATGACTCTGGTGAGGATCAAACGCCACGGTCAGATACTGATGGAAATGATGAAAGAGAGCGGCTTACGGGTAGATTTTATTTACGGTGAATCCAACCAAAGTACCAGACAGGCTAAGCTCAACAGCCTGGCTGCAGGGAAAATTGATGTGCTGATCGGCTCTACGATACTGGATGTCGGTGTCGATGTGCCAAGTGTTGGCGCCGTAATTCTTGCCGGAGGAGGCAAGGCCGAAGTCGAAATGCGTCAACGTGTTGGTCGCGGCCTTCGAGCCAAGAAAAATCAGGCAAATGTGTGTTTTATTTCGGATTTTATCGATATAAGCAACAAACACCTGATGTCACACTCATACGAACGAAAACACATTATTGACACCACTCCCGGGTTTGCGGAAGGCGTGTTGCCTGTCGGGAGCAGTTTTGACTTTGGTGTATTACAAAGAGATTAATTATGACCGAAAATCGCTCAATTTCATGTCAGGTGAAGCTCACCGAAAAAGCCAACGAAAAGCTTGGTTCGTTCAAAACGCGCCTGAAAGAGCGCAACATCAAAATGTCTAAGTCAGACATCATTAACCTTGTTCTGACCAAGATGAGCACAGCAGAGTTTGAGAAGATCGCGACCTCGATGGCAGCGGCTGAGAACGCTAGACAGAAAGTGTTGCAGATCTACGAGAACTCCGGGATGACCAAGGAAGACTTGGAAGATATCCTCAAACGTCTCTAACGCGTACTTACGGAGGGCGTGGGTAAAAAGCTCTCGCCCTCCTCTACCATTTATTTATAGGCTGTTTTCATGATGAACAGCTCTGCCGACACCGTCACCCCGATCCGATATTCGTCTTGCTTATCTTTTGACACCATGATTTCTCTTTCGGTGTTCATCTTGCCGCACATAATAGACATACCCTGCAGATCTACAGACAGAATATGCTCGCCATAAGGCAGGTTTAACTCAACCTTCTCAGATGTTTTGATATCAGCAACTGGCTCACCATCAACAGAAAGCCGGCTGGTACAAAGCGCACCCTTACTGCCAGAGTCTCGTTTCACGATGATTTTTTGCGTATTCTCTGACGGCGTATTGTATTTGGTCGACAGTATTCTCGACGCTGGGACTGGGTCGGCAGCACTCGTCCTGACCGCCTGGGTTGAACATCCGGCCACCAGTAAACTGGAGGTTAGCAAAGCTATTAATGCGCACTTGTTCATCATTCTTCACCATATAGAAACTTGCCTGCAAACTATAACAATTCTAAGTATTTGCAACAAGGTAACGCTTTTTCGCCTGTCAAAACTAAGGAAATAGAAGATAATGGTGACTCGTACCTTCTGGTAATTTTTATCGCATAACATGAGGCGTTTAAAATATGCCCAATACCATTACCGATATCACCTACGGGATACCTGCTGAGGTCTGGCCGCGCGATTACTCAAAAGTAGAGGCGTCGTTGATGTTCTGGCGCAAGGAGCAAATTCCCGTCAAGGTCACGATGGAAGATGGCCAGGTGTTCTGCATGTACGTTCAGGGGACGATGTCCTCCCGTAACAAGGTAGATCTATGCCCGGCGCCGTTCGACAAAGACAATCGTGTAAGGTTGCCACTTGAGCGAATCAGCACTATCGAGTCAGGTGTAAATGACGCTGTCACCCATGATTTCGTTGGTCGCGTAACCGTACATCCAGACTATGTTGATAACCGGCCATCCCGCCGTGATTTCTTTAAAATTTGCCGCCAGGCCCACGAGAACCAGAAATCAGTAAGGGTCTACATGGCGGACGGCCGCGAAATTGAAGGTGTGTCACTTGGCGTCGACGCTTGTCAGGTCACACTTGCCGTTGGGAACGGGCGAAAAATGATCGTCCTGTTTGATTGGGTTGAACGAATTCTGCCGTTTTAGGATATTGATGTGAAAACTGTAGCAGCATTAACATTCTTAACTTTCATTTTTAGCTCTTCCGCATTTTCTCAAGAAAATAGCATTGAACGAGCTCAACGTGTCACTACAAAGGTGTGTTCAAAGGCGGAAGACTACGATTTGTGCATGTTAGAGCTAAGCATGGCTTTAGGCGCTGCATATCAAGATGGACTGATTGTTTCGGGATGCAAGTTGGGGCTTGATGAGCCTTCGAAAGACAAATGCGAAAACTCGGAACGTTTTGGGGAGTATATAATAAAAGAAATCAGGAACTATGCAAAAAAGATGTAAATTCCTATAAGGGTAATAACCGGCTATGTCCGGTTATTATTTATGGGTCATTTCCCGATAAATTAAATCACCATAAGTATGGTCAGAGCTAAATATATAAGGGTAATACACCGAGTACGGAATTTATTTAGACAACACCTTCGAGAAAACGCTATTTATTTCTAAGGCTTTGATTTATTTGTGAAATAAATTTTTTATCACCCCTTGCGAAAAACTCTTGATTTTATTTTTTGTATGTCGATAATTACTTACATCGAAAGCAAACATGCTGACGATAGACGAAAAACAAAATAAGTTTTCAATATTACATAAGGATTAAAATCATGTCTAACGTAACCATTTCTAAAAAATCCATCATTGATGCTGCTGTAGTTATCACTGACGAATTACAATTAAAAGCAGATCAAGCTACACAGACTTACAACGAACATTATCAGAATGGCACGCACACCAAAGCAGATAAAGCTAACATGCTTGCAGCGTCTACTAAACTTGCATACTTCGTGAATAACGTTGTAAACGCAGTAAACGACGATAAGCTGTCTGGTGTCTTCTACTACGCGATTAAAGCAAGCAAGCAAACGCCAGAAGTGTTTTTCCGCGAAGCGATGACAAATAGCTACTCTCTCGAAAAGCTGGTTTATCTGGTTAAATCTATCAAGTCTGGTAAATGTGTGTATTCAGTCGCTGATATGTCCGGATCTCGCGTATTCGCTTTAATCGATATGATTAACGATGAGATCGACACGTTCACAAATGGTGCTGTTTTCGATTTGATGAATGAAGCAAAACAAGCAAATGAAATTAAGTTAGATGCAGGATATACGCAAGCCAACCAGCTGATTAATCTGTGTGAACGTCTGGGACTGGTCGAGAAGATTAAAGGAATGGGCGCTGCCAAAAACGGATCGCAGCAATATCGCTTTATCAAAAATGATTTTTATAACTATCTGGCTGACGCTTTCAAAGCATAAGTAGACGGATTCAGCGCCCACTATGGGCGCTAGTTTTAAGGATAAAAATCATGATTAGCTATGACCAGATCCGCGCGGAGTATCGCGCTAAATATCGCGCTTATAAACTTGAACTCATCGACGAATTAAGCGCCCAGCGTGACGCGCTAAACTTTACGTTCTCTGATTTGCTTAACAGCAAGCGAGACTGTAAACGGAAAAGAGAATATTTGCGCTTGTCTGAAATGATCGGAAAGTTGCAAAACAGCATTTAGCCACCAGCGCCCACTATGGGCGCTTTTTCCGTTTCAGGATCTCCACCATAACGCGCCAACAATGGCGCGTTTTCTTTTATCTGGCGTTCACTCATTCACACCAAAAATAAGCGCCATAAACGCGCCAATTTAACGCTTTTTTACGTGTGGTAGTACATACCCATTACACACAGTAAAAAACACGTTATAGCGCGTTTAAAAGCGTTTTAGCGCGTGGCTTATTTTGTCGTGTCGTGGGCGTGATCGTCTGGTGACGCGATCCGCGCTATCCTCCGGGGCGTGTCGGCAATATTGGCGCGATCCGTGGGCGCTCACGTATCATTAGCACGTTGGCGCAACGTGTACGCGCTAACAATGCAGCGCAGATCACAGCGCTGGATGTATGGCGCAAAAACAGCTTACGTCCACCAGCTGGTGACGATTCTGGTGTCTCCCTCTATACAAATTTTTCCCATGAGGCGACCCCCGCCGTTTCCCGAAAATTTTCTGGCCGTTTCCCGTCGGTTGCCCGGATGGCTTTCTGCCCGTTCCTGAATTTCCCTGCGGGAGCTGGTGGACGGAAAGAAAGGGGCGTTTCCAGCCCCCTCCCCTCTTACTTGCCAGCCAGTATGTGAATCCGATTACTGGCGTGCATCTCTTTCACGAACTCCCCGCAAGTGACCTTCCACGAGTCGATACCGGCTTCGTAAATGACGTTTTTGCACTTAAGAGCATTGTCGGCGATCCGCACACCCTGCGCTGTTGCTTCCTGGTCTGTAAAGTCGAACCCGGACTCTGTTTTGATCCACACAGCAATCTGTGTTGCGAACTCGATGAGTTTTGACTGACAGAACCTCCCGCTTCGAACCGGGAAGATAAACACCCCGAATCCTGAGGTGGTGACATAAGCTTTTTCGAAGACACGCGTGAATCGACGGTTGCAAATGATGTCTTTGGCGATCTGCTGCTTCTCTTTCCCGGACAGCTGGATGGTCTCTTCTTCGCGCCAGGCGCCCAGGATGTTCTTTTCAATGTCGGAGTATGTGACAGAGATGGTGCCATGCGCGGGAGTGTTTACAGTGGCGATATAGTTCATTGTGATAACCCTTTAAACAACTTGTTTTCTAGTTGGTTTAATTATCGCAGTGGGTGTGAGGTGTCCAAGCGTTCTGTTTCGGCAGCTGGTGGCCGTCGGGAAGTCGGTGGGTGTTTCGGTAGCCTGGCGGTAAGATGTGGGTGTTTTTAGCCTGCGGGAAAGCAGGTGGTAATTGATGGCCACCAGCATCGGTGGCCCTCCCCTCTCAATGAAGTAATCCGATGTCGATGGCGTCGCCTGAATCTGTCACGCGGATCATCAGCATAGCGAAGGCATTCAGTGGATAGCCGGCGTGCCATTCCGGGAAGCGGTCATCGCGCATGAAATCGGCAATGTCATAAACGCTATCCTGATAATGGAAGAAGCGGGAGCTGGTTTGTTCGTCCGGTTCGACGTGATCCATTTCTTTCTGCTCGGCCGGCGACAGGTCAAGCCAGGATCCCAGCCATACGTTTTCTGCTTTCGGGGAGATGGTGAAATCGTTCATGTGCGTTTCCTCACTGCGTTAATAACTTGTTTTCTTGTTGGTGTTATTATCGCAACGCAGGAAAGGCATAAAACAACTTGTTTACGGGTTGGGGAAAATGGCGCGGGTTACGCGCCATTGGCTGTTTTACTGGACGTTGTAAACGGACTCCGGCAGATACTCTTCCAGAGAGCCGCCAGACACAATGGTGATGCCGTAAGAACCAACCCAGGTATTGTTGGCGCCCAGATTGCCCTCGATCATATCCTGAACCTGTGCCATCAGGTTTTCGAAAATGGTCTTCGGGTCTGTTCGATAATAGGCTTCAATGGCGGCCAGCAGAGTGTCCGAACCATTTTTCACGGATTGCTCGCCGACGGCATAAGCCTTCGAGCGATCGCGCTTAAGAGTTGTACGGGCCAGCTGGGTGGTCACATGCGGAACAGCCGATTCGTCACGGAACTGAACGGTCAGCTGGGCCAGTTTATTGCCTTCTTCGTCAGTGCTGGATGCGTAGTAAAGGTCAAATACTAAATCTTCTTTGGTCAAACTCATTTTTACCTCCATGTAAATGCGTCGTAATACTATCGCCGTAGGTAAGTACTTACAATACAAAAAAACCCCGAAGGATCGACGGGGCTGTCGTAAATTCGACTAATCTGTGTTGCACATGACTATGCTATGGCGAGGGTTGTTGCTCGTTGAATTTCCTGCTGGGCGACCTTGTTAACTTCCAGTAAAGCCAACTCCAGTTCTGACTCAGGCCAGATAACTTGTTTAGCTACCCACCCTTTCGCACTATAGCGCCTGACGCTCATTACGATGCGCTTGCGAGAAGTTTCGCCGAAGACGACAACGGTCTCTTTGAAAAGTCGGATGACTGTGCCGTTGGCCACAATGTCCATTAAAGTGATCGAACCGAGTACTGCAGGTTTGTCTTTGCGAGGCTGGAGTTTATCCAGTTTCAAAATCATCTCGGTATTCATTACACACTCCGTAAACAACTTGTTTTCTTGTTGGTGTAAATAATACCAGTGTGAAAACGGCCACCAAGCGAAGCGTTCCGGCATTCCGCTGGCCGCAGGCCACAATCACGCAAAAGCCACCTGCTGGTGGCGTTTTTCATAGGGCATCTAATTCCATAAAGAAGGTCACATCCTCGCCTTCAACCAGTCGAGCGTCATCTGGCATCGTGTAGGCAAAGTCACCAGAGGCACCATTGTCGTACTCCTTCGACATTCTCACAGAGTCTTTGGCTAAATATTCATAACTGGTATCAAAATCTACCAGGGAGAGTTTCTCCGTGTTGTGTACGTGAACAGTGCCAAAATCACCATCCCCATACGTGTTAACCATCGCCAGCACGTTAGACAAATCTGGCGCGATGTAAAACTCGTTCTGCCCCTCTACTGGTGACGTAATGAGAGCAGTGAAAGAAGTTTTGGCAGCATTACGAGTTGTAAAATAGTAATACCCAGACATTGCATTAACTCCTTTGTTTTCTTGTTGGTGTTATTATCGCAATAAGACATAGGAGAAAAAGCATTTTGTATCGGGAAGCGCTGGAAAAGCAGTGAGTATCCGGGAACGTATCGGGAGCACTTTTTACATTATTCTTCTCAACGCGCACCGCAGGGCTGGGGGCAGTATTTTCCTCTTCCCGAAAACCTACTGAAACAGCTTGTGACCCTCGAACGCTCTGGCAGAATACGTATCAGCAACTGCGCGCAGCGGGAAGAAAGCCACCCGCGCATCAAACGGTGTACCGCCAGGGAATCAGCCGTCCCCGCGGCATTTTGTCTCTATACCGGCACGCCCCTTTCCATGACGGGAACCCAGCCGTTTCCCGAAAAAACTCCAGCCGTTTCTACTCAGGTAGCCAGCCTTTCCCCTGCGGGGACGCTCCCGATAGATTTTCGCGGTGGCCCTTTCACTCATTCGACCGCAGGGATGTTACGGGGGATAAAATCAGGACTTGAATAAATACGGGAAAGGGAGCGATCCCCCTCCATCCTCTCTCTCTTATATCTGTGTTCTTTCCTGACTCGAATAACCTCTCTTATGGGGACTCGTATCTCTCTTATTAGCGCTCTATACGGTGACCATTCGTATGGGAGAAAAGGCGACTTTCTTCTCTCTGCCGGTAAGTGGTTTTGCAGATGTTGTAGAGGTGGTTGTCTTGTGGTTTTCCTCTGGTCTGTATTCTTCGTTTTGGGGATAGTTCTTCTCTGTGTATGGAGTGATGGCGTGTGCGCTTTTCCTTTCGTTTACCTTGAGAGGTGGAAGTGTGGGTGATGTGGTTTCTGGTCTGTTGTCGTTCTCCGCATGTGAAGTAATGGCGTTCCCTACTTATCAGGAATTTGCGTTTTCTTTCGGGGTAAGAGTGGGTAAACGAGATGGCGCCGGGAGACTGTTCTGACCTGATCTTGTCTGGAGTTTCTTCCCGGGTATTCTCTTCCGTGTATTGGGGAATGGCGTTCAGAGAAATTGCCTTTCTCTCGTCGCTATTCAATGGTGGTCGAGATTTGTTTCATGGGGTCGGTAGCCTGGGGCAAAGAGGTTGGTCTTTTCGGTAGCCTGGCAGGAAGAGGTGGGTATTGCCTGGGTGTGGGGTAATGGCAGTTCCTTTTCTTCGTTATCTTGTTTTGTTGTTTTCTTATCGCCTAAAACAATTTGTTTATATGCTCATTAAACGCAACGAGAGCGATTCTGAGCGTGTCTGTTTTGTGGTGGTATCAGGAGTCGTTTTTGGCGTTTTCGTCGCAGGGTGTTGGTCTCTGGTACGCTGCTTAACGGATATAAGAAGTGGCATGGCAAAACGTCAACTTTTTGGACCAAATCAGGGTAAAGCGTTGACTTTTCATTGATGTGTTATTTATTTGTTTTCTTGTGGGTGTTATGTGCGTAAAAGCCTTGCCACGCCTGGAGTGTATGAAGTTGGAGAGTAGGGAAGAGGGGCGATCAACGAGTTCTTATAGAAATCCTCAATTAGTGACCGCCAATGTCAACGTGTTGCAGGCTATGGCTGCGCGTTAACTATCCGCCAGGCTATCGCATAGAGCTGCTCTCTAACTTCCGTATCCATCCCCACTCATTGGCCAGTGCCTTTAACTCAGCTGGTATGTTGTCAAATACGGTGGCTATAAGGAGATGATCAGGTAGCTTACCCAGCTCGGCATCACGATCAACAGGAACCACGTCGTAAGCGGCATCCAGTATCATCTTGATATTGGCGATCGCCGCTTCGGAGATGTTGAATGTACGCAGTTCATCTGCCCAGCTATTGTCACGCATTCCGGCACGAACAATCCAATCATATTCTGTGCCGTGTGCCCAGTTCAGTCCGCGATCGGTGATTGGGTCAAAACAGGCAATTGGCAGTTGTTCAAAGTCTTCCGCGGTAACGTGCGCAGTGCTGATAATAGCTGTCTTGTAGGCTTCAGTAATTTTCAATATTACTTAAATCTCTTAACTAGTTGTTTTCTTATTTTAGTTATTATCAGAGATAAGAATAGGTAGAAAACATTTTGTTTGAAGCAGTGCGGCTGCCTCGATACTGTCATAGCGATAATCAGGCGCATAGTGTCAAAGCTAAGTTCAGATGTTAGGGGCAGGGCAAAGTTGAAATGTCCACTTCGTGCCAGGAGCGGAAGTTGCTAAGTTTGGTCTGCATTAATTTGAAGGGAGCAGAACACATGAGCCAAGAACGAATTTCTGCGAAATTTTTTTCGTGCACCGCGGAGGTGAAAGGTCATAAATGGTACGCCAGCACCGACTTTACCTAGCTTTTTTTAAGTTCAGCAGCAAAACCTGCCTTGCAGGTTTCCTGCGTCGGGATAATCGATACTGAACCTTGTGCATACCGTTCTCATCAGTTAAATTAAAGATTCCACACTCTTTACCGATATCACCTTGGTTCTTGCTTGTGATGCGTTCAGTGTTCAGCGCTGTTTGCTGTAGCCCTCCAGACTGATTACAGACTGCCTCTTAAAAGCCAATCCTTACTCTAAAGGGAACTTATGAGATTAAAATACTCAGCACTCTTACTCGCCGTTGCCATTACAGGCTGTGATAACAAAAAAGACGTGATCGGTTGTTCCTCTGAAATGACCCAGTCAGCTCTCATGGATTTAATAAAAAAATCTGCTTATGAAGGTCTCTCTGAACAGGTCGACAAATACCCTGACGTCACTAATCAGACCAAACGAAGCGCTTTGGACAAGATTAAACTGACCATCTCTGAAATCTCCACAACTTCAAGTGACACGGGCAGCACAATGAAAACTTGTGAAGGGACCGTGACGATGACCCTACCTGCGAACGAGTACGCACAGCTTTCTGATGCTTACAGAAAGAACTTTAACCGTAATCTCGACAAGCAAATGGAAAGCCTGTCTTTGGATAACAACGCAAACGCCTTTTCAAAACGCATCTCCTACACCGCACAGGCAACCGACGATCAGAAAAACGTTTTTGTGAAAGCTACTTCTAACAACCCAATATCAGTGGGTGCCGCTGCACTGACATCGCTTTCCATCATCAACCCGATCGTTGAGCAGCAAAAAATCCAGCAGGCTAAGGATGCCCAGCGAAGTCAAATTGAAGCGGAACAACAAGCACAACTCAGGGCGCAGCAACAGGATAAATATGAGGCGGAGCAGCAGGTTCAGCAAACCATTCAACAACAATCCTACCAGCAGCCTCAGCAACAAAAAGCTGACAACCTTGATCAGTCCCGAATGGCTTTTGCGAATGCTGACTCTGATTTGAATACCGCTTGGAGCACATTAACACCAGAGAAGAAAAAAGAGTTGCTGCCTTCTCAGCGCCAGTGGATCAAAACTAAGGACGCTATGTGCGGCAAAGTTTCAATGCAGGGAACAGATGCTGAAGTCAAGAAAATGGTCGACTGCCAGACGCAAATGACCCTTTCAAGGACCGCGTTCTTCAGAAATCAATAGCGGAAACTCCCTTCAATCTGGTGGCCAAGGCTAAGCTGGCGCCAGCGTAATGCGGGATAATTTCAGCCGTTGTTCCATGATGCCCCACGCCGGATATTTTACTCGCGGTTAGAACGGGATTTTGGGACGTAAATATTTCATTAAAGGCGATGACCATCATAGTCATCGACTACATGAATTTTCTGTTAAAGATATGCAAGTATTAAGACATCTTACTTTCCGTGATTACCAATGATGTTAATCGTTGCAGGCACTCAAAACCGTCCACATGAGTCTTGCCCAACCAATAGACGCCACCATACTCTCTCTCGCTGGAAAAAGACGCACTGGCCAGGTTTGAAATGTTTAAGTGTCTCGCCTCTGTAGACGATCTGATAACTGGTGTCTTTTCCGCCCATTTTATCATCCCAAAATACTGTATATTTAAACAGTTACTCTTTGATGAAATGCAGTCAAGTTTGACAGCGGGGATAATAACTTGTTGGTGAAAACAAATTATTTAAGGCTATATCAATAGCCTTAAATTGGTGAAACCAGTTACGACCTCATCATGATTCGGTGGCGTGTGGGTTTTGCCGCTGCAGTGTCTTGACCTGTTCTTCAAGCTCACGCACATACTCAACGAGAGATCCGCCTGGCGGTATTTGGCACTCTTCCATGAGTTGATAGTAAACGTCGGCTGCCGCGAGAATGTTTGAGCCTTTGGTTAACTGATCACTGAGCAGTTCGTCACGCTCTTTCATAAGCCGCACGCATTCTCCATTGCGTTGGTCGACTACAGCCTCAAGCTCTGCGATGCGCTCGCCTGGCGTTTTGCCATCCTTACGTTGAGTCGTAACCGTGAAACATCCAAGTTCAGGAACGTCGTAGTTCAATTCCAGATAGTTTTTTGCACCGTGTCGAACAAATTCGCCGGCGAACATGGTGGCGAACATGGCAGAGGCCAGCTCTCCGTTAAACAACGACTCCAGATCTACAGGAGTGCCAGCAGCAAGAGCGGCGCGCGCAGCCTCTATGACATGCATAAACTCATCATAATGTCTGGCGCGCTTCTCCAGCTCTGCCCACTGCTGACTGTTTCGACGCACCAGGTACTCAATAAAAATCAGCGCTGATTCGTCGGCGTCGCCTTCAAATGAGACCTTACCCTTATCGACAATAATCGTGCCCACAGCGGTTGGGTTGTTGCCCTGAAGGCAAAATCTGAAAGGAGTCCCCGTGTTCATCGGTGATACAGCCTGTATATCCATAGAAGTGGCTTTATTCCTGCTTTCCATGTGTTTTTCCCTCTAAGTATCGCGTCATTATTCTTACATAAAATAAGTATGTGGTTACCTATTATTTTATGCGTTTGAAGACATACACACTGACAGTTATCCCCGTGTCATCAAACTCGCCTGTGAACGACTTACCTTTGGCGTAGACGAAATTCTCCAGCATCATCCAGTTCAGGGTTGGTGAGTCCCCCGGCAAAACAGCAACAAGGCGCCCGCCGACTTTAAGATGCTCCAGCGCGGCCAGCGTATGCTCTCTGTGACGGCCAAGAGAGTAGGGCGGGTTCATGACGATTTTGTCGAACTGATAGCCTGCGTTGTCCTCAGACCACTTCATGAAGTCACAGCAGACCGTATTTGTGTACCCCTTGCCAAGCAGGATATCAGCGAAGAGAGGTGCGACTTCTATGCAGGTAACGTCTTCCGGATTGGCGTCGATGCAGGCCAACAGATCTCCGCGCCCGGCTTCAGGCTCCAGCAGCTTCTCACCTGGCTTCAGCTCGATGGCTCTGGCAACGTACTCCGCTATCAAACGTGGGGTAGGGTAGAACTGGTGTGATTTTGTATCCGGTATTAAGCCGGTGGCCACAATCGTATTGAGCGTATGGCCGATCTCATACGGGAACTGCCAGTGCTTTTTCTCCTGCACGCCGCCAATGAAGTTCAGTGTGCGCTCAAGCTCTTCCACCTGTGACTTCTGTAGGTTGGAATCAGAGAAGTACCAGACGCCTTTGTCTTTGCTGAATCGCCCGTCGCGCAGCGCGGTACGAACCGGCTCGGAGATCGTCTTCTGGATTAACCCGAACTCTTTTGGTGCCCGTATTTTGGGTGCAGTACGGCATGGCGCCGGGATTGCTGCAGGCATACTGTAAGCCAGCACCTCATTCAGCTTCCAGGCCACGTCAGGATGTATTTCAAAGTGAACGTTGCCGTTCTTGAACATCTTCACGCGCATCAGGTTTCCGTCGACATTCATCCAGTCACCGGTCTGGCAGTCGTTTGCCCGGTACGCAGCTGATAGCATCTCAGTTGTGCGGTTGATGGTGATGAACTCTTTGTGTGCGAAGAAATGAAGCATGACGCGCAGGTCGTCGATGTAGTCCTCTTTCCGGTAGTTCACGCTGACGCTGTCCCGCCAGAACTCGGAAATGCAGTTGGCGATGATCAGACGCTCGCTAAAGCCGTTCGTCTTATTGGTCTTGTGGGCAGGACTCAGCGCTTTAAACAAGCCATACACGCGCTCAGAGAGATATTTGTGCCTGTCATTCAGCAGATTGAGCATCGTTGGGATGACCGTTTCTGCTTTGAACTCCGGCACACCAACGAACTCCTTCACCTTCATCTGGTAGCCGGTTCTGTCTGTTTTGATGGTCTCCTGCTTGCCCTCGATGAACTGCTCACGCCACTCGTCGCGGCGGGAAGCTGGCATGATCAGCAGAACGTTTGTCATATCCGTGACCTTCTTCCAGTACTCGGCCCAGATATTCTGTTTCACCCATTCCAGGTCGACTTTGTCCAGCCAGGCTCTGTTAAAGCGTGTGCGCTCGTCATCCGGCCGGTGGTTGAGTCGCAGCAGGCGGTTAATCATGTTGTGGCGTTCGTCGCCATAAACGAAGTCGTGAACCTGATGCATGAATGCGATCTCTTTCTCGCACTCGGCCACAATTTCGTGGATGACGTTCATTTCCTGCCGGTAGTCGATATCAGTGTTTGGGGTGATAGCGTCAATGATGGAAAGGGCTGTATTCATGATCACACCATTAAACAAATTGTTTTCTTATTGGTGTTATTTTCCCAAAGTTGAAAAGGCGTAAAAGCAGTATTCACAGGGGTTGTAGAGACGCTTAGAGACGCTAAATTGATAGTGTTCAAAGTTAATTGGTAATTCAATAAATTAAGAACGTAACCACCTTAAAATCTAAGGCTACAACCGCTGTCATTCATGCTTATTTTTTTCCTGAAGAACGCTCAGCTCCTAGATTAAGAAGTCATATTCTTGTGTAACCCGTTAAAAATGATACATTAATCTCCCCCCTCTTCGGGAAAACGGAAGAAGTTTGATGAGGATGGCATCAGGCAAATGGAACTCAAGTCTACAAAGGCCATTGCCCCCTCCTTTTAACGCTAAAAGGGTAATACATGAAAGGTAACGTTCTAGGGGATATCAGAGCAGAACACGATGCCAAAATGCTTGAAGCCTCATTCTGGCAAACAACTGATTATAAAGCTCTTTTAGAGTCGTATGATCGATGCATAGTTGTAGGTCGCAGAGGCACTGGCAAAAGTGCATTAGTGCATATGCTGTCAAAACATTGGCACGCAAAACCTAAAACGCATGTGATGACCATTAGCCCTATTGAAGAACAAATTATTGGTCTAAGAGATGTTGTCTCACTTTTCGGTGAAAATTATTTGCATATTAAAGCCGGAAGCAAACTAGCTTGGCGCTATGCGATTTATATGGAATTACTTTCCGAAATAGCAAGCCACTATAAGATGAAAAATGATCTAGACTATAAAAGTGTAGAGAAACACTTATTATCTTGGGGAGCTAAAAGACAAAACATAAGTGGTAAAATAAGGAAAAAATTAATATCTATCCTTGATACTGGAAAAGATGTTAAACCGGCTACAAGAATATCAGATTTATCAGATAATTTTGAATTAGATTTACTAGAAGAGGTTTTATTCGAAGCTATTTCAAAATCAAACCATCAATTCGTTATTTTTGCTGACAGGCTAGATGAAGGATACACTCCAGATGATTTAGGGGTTGCTATCGTTGACGGTTTCATTCAGTCTGTTATTGATATAAAACAAAATTTGCAAGAAAAAGTTATCGCATTTGCTTTCGTTAGAGACAATATCCATAGAGCCATATCTAAAATGGACCCTGATTTTACCAGAAACATTGAAGGACAGGTATTAAGATTACATTGGGACGAATACAATCTCTTCAATTTGGTTTGTAACAGAATGAGAGTTGCATTTAACTCAACCATAGAAAATAACACGCGAGTTTGGAATGCGTACACCGCTAATGAATTACAGTCAAATACGGGTTTTAAAGAAGCACTTAAGCTTACATTATATAGACCGAGAGATATCTTGGTATTATTAAATGATGCTTTCCTGAGGGCCGCAACTCACGATCGCACAAAAATAATAATTGATGACATAAAAGCCACTGCAAACACAATATCTCAAAACAGGCTTAACGACTTACTAAAAGAATATGAAAATGTATTCCCTGCACTAGATATATTTACATCGCTTTTTGGCAATAAAAGACCAGATTTTACCATCGCGGAAGCCTCTGAAATAATAAGCCAAGCATTTGATATAAAAGAAGTTAATGACAAAATGAAATTACAGGACATCCTTTTGTTTGAAGGTCCTGTTCAGGTGATCCAACGTTTGTATAGTGTTGGTTTTTTTGGATTATACAATCAGCAGTCCTCATCATATGTGTTTTGTCATGATGGAAAAGAACCAGAAAAAGAGTTTACACCAGGCTCCAAGCTTCTGCTACATCCTTGCTATTGGCTTGCATTAAGTGTACATGAGTCAGACATTACTCCTGAAACAGCTGACGATATCCACGATGAATACGATATCGAAGTTAGCTCCGTATCAGAAGAACAACGAAAACAACGGATCGGTGCTCTTCTTCAAGAATTAAATAATATCCCAGAAGGTAAGGAAGGGGCTGTTGATTTTGAAGCATGGGCTTTGAAAGCTATTAAAATATTGTTTGCGACGAATTTGACCAATATTGAACTCCATTCAAACAAAAATGGTCTACAGCAGCGAGACATTATTGCAACAAACCTTGCCGACACACCTGTCTGGAAAAGGATATTGACTGATTACCAATCTCGACAAGTTGTATTCGAAATCAAAAACTACAAAACGTTAGGTGCTGATGAATATAGACAAGTAAATTCATATTTATTTAAAGATTATGGTAGGCTCGCTTTCATTATAAATAGGGATCACTCTGAAAACTTAGAAAAACATAAAGAGCTAATCTGGGTAAAAGAACTTTATGACAACCATAACAAATTGGTTATAAAGTTGCCTTCAAAATTTCTTGAGCGACATCTTTCTAAAATGCGTAGCCCTCAAAAACATGATGAAGTTAACAAACAGCTAAGCAAGTTGCTTGATCTATATATTAGAAGCTATTTAAATAACAAGTGTAAGTAAATCACAACGCAGGCTATAATATCTTATTAGCCTGCGTTTTTATCGAAAGTTTTACGAAGATGAAAACTCAATAAAAAACAAATTACAAAGTCCAGCCGTCATAAGTAAAATACAATATTCAATCCATATTATTAGGGTATTGAGGAAGCTCCATTTCATGCAATAGCCTCAGTCACAGCAGAAGGAAGATCCGGAGTTGCAGGTCGAGCTAGAATCGTGTCCAGCAGCATCCCATCCAGAGAGACAGGAGGTCGTTCTGGCAGGGGTGTCGTCTGCAAGGTTGTGGTGGAAGTAGTTGTGTCCGGTATCAACAGACTCTGACCGGCTGGTACGGCTACCGCTGCCAGGGTTGCTAAAATTACTCCGTAGGCCATTGGCTTCAGTCGATTTCGTTGAAAATTTTCCATGAGAACTGTCCTTGTGTGCTTGGGATTCACGCAACACACGAGAGGCGACGGAATCACGCACCTTCCCCATGCCTACTGTCGCACCCAGATTTGCTATGGCGGTAGCTTGCGCATCAATGCGCTTCTCCAGCTCAAACACTCGTTCTTCCAGTTCCGCAAGGCGTGCAGAAACACGACCGCTAAACAGCTCGGCCAGAACCAGGCGAATTGAACGGGGACGTTTATTGAAAGAAGTGAAAGGCGTTTGACGTGCCATTTGGATTCCATTCAGTGTCAGAAAGAGTTGCGGCTGGCCAAGCCAGCCGCCTTTTAGCGTTCCATCCTGGAACAGTACCTAACCGGTACTTCGTCATCCTGACGAACGGTAAGATACCTGATTTAAAATGATAGGTAAATACCTACCTATCATTTTGTGACAAAAATCCAATGTCACGCTTGTGAGGCATATCAGCTGCGGAGTAGGCGGCGATCTTCGCCAGGCGGTCACACATTTCGTTCTCGCGATGACCGGCATGACCTTTAACCCACTTCCAGCGGACATTGTGACGGCTGGCGGCCGCATCGAGACGTTTCCAGAGATCGACGTTTTTGACTGGCTTCTTCTCAGACGTGATCCATCCGTTACGCTTCCAGCCTTTCATCCAGAGCGTCATGCCGTTTTTAAGATACTGGCTGTCGGAATGCAGGATCACATTGCAGGGGTACTTCAGACGCTCCAGCGCAATCAGGGCGCCCATCATCTCCATCCGATTGTTGGTCGTGCTGTGGAAACCCTCAGAAAGCTCGCGCTCTTCGCCTCGATACTGGAGAACGATGCCGTAACCGCCCGGCCCGCCCGGATTTTTGAGGCAAGAGCCATCACTGAATACTTTTACGGTTTTGAGCTGGGGATTGAACTCGACTACGGGGGTTTTGAAGTTGGTACTGGATTGCTGGTGGGTTTGGTGTCTGGCTTTGGACTTTTGGCGGCAGCCAGTTTGTTGCCGGGCTGGGGTCTTGGTCGTCATTTTGGCTCCAGAATCGCGCGCCGCGACGATTTTTTTCCCCTCGCGCGTGTGCGCACGCGTGCGTGTAAATATTAAAAATTTTTTAGAAAAGAAAAACCTACTTCCCAGAACAGGTTTTAATAAAACCTGAACTGAACGAACGAAGTGAGTGAAGTTCACCTCGAACGAAGTGAGAGGTTGTCTTTTCAGGTAATACTCTCCCAGGGAGGTGAGTACAAAATTTCCTCACCAACCTGGTCGTTACATAACCTGAAAAGTTATGACCTAAGTCTACTGCCAGCTTAGGCTTGGGAAGTTATGGATGACAGCACCCCAGAACCGAGATCTTCCCACACTTTATGAAGGGGAGTACTGGATTCAACCTCTCGAAACACTCCAGACTCGACAATCATAAAGTGACCCTTCTCTCTGCTCACTTTGGTTCCCCCTTCCCCAACCCCTAAACGGTGCCGGTTCTACGCTGGTAGTGAGCTTTTTTAAACCTGACGCCAGTGACGCTATCCCCCACCCATCAGGTCGAGCTGCCGGAATCAATCCGGAAAGCGGGTAGATTTTATCACTGGCGATCTGCGTTTTAAATGGTAAGTACTTACCGATTATTTCGATTGATTATTTTCTCGACCATGAAGCTGGACGTTCAGGGCAAACACCTCATTGATGAGTTCCCCTAACAGCTGCTCCACCAGCTCTTTGTGCTCGCCTGAATGAAGACATTTGAGCGACCATTCGTAGAGACTGAAAGCCTTATCGCGATCTTTCATCATGTCGCGCACTTTGGCCAGAAAATCGCTCTCAACGAGCGCTACGACGTTCGTCGGGTATACCATGATAGTTTTCCTTACTGTGGTTCATAAAATCGATTCTAGAGCGTCTGGAGAGGGGTTCCAGTGGGTTCTGGAGGTGTAAAACGGTCTGGGAGTTGTTTGGAAATCACGTCTTAAAAAGCCTGCGTCTGTATATATTAATAATTAGTACTTAGTTATTTATATATACGGAAGCAGGTTCTCAAACTAACTCCCAGACTGGTGTTTACGCTGCCTTTTTACGTGGTCTCTTCTTCCTGACAACATTGGCAGGCTCATAACCACCCAGCTTTTTCATCACCGCCAGCGGTATCTTGCTGATGGTGTGCCCAGCTTCCTGACAGTAGCCACGGAAGATAAGCAACATGCTACCACCAGGGTTGATGTTCACCTCCACCAGCCCAAGTTCAACATCCGGCTCAACGAACGCCACGCGGCCGCCAGACAAGATGACGGTTTCGTTGGCGCATTCAGCCGCCCGCTCGTACCACTGCGTATCGAGGGATTGTGGTATCAGCATGACCGTCGTCACTCCACGCGCCTGCTCGCGAATGGCTGCGTCTATCCAGGGGGTGATTTTGGAGTAGGGCGGGTTAAGGAACGCCACAGTGCCAGGTTCTCCCCAGCTGCACTTGAGCGCATCACACTCAACACCGATAAAGTTCGGCAGGAGAGCATTATCTTTGTTGCAGGCGACGTCCACATCGAACTTTACGCCTATGTAACGTTGGATGGCGACAAACAACCACTGCGGTGTGCGCCAAAGGTCGCGAAGAGAGGCATCACGCTCTCGCTTTTTGATTTTTTCGGCTGAGATCATTGCTTTGTTCTGATAGGTAAATGCTTACCTATTTTTTCATTTAATCCAACGGATAGCAAACAAAGAAGAACGCGCCAGATCCGCAAACGGGAAGCTCTCTGGCGCGTTTTATCGATGCTGGGTAAGCGATTAGCTTACCCAGCGTCCTAAAGCTCTCAGGGGGCTTTAGATCGGGTAGGGGAACATCATCCAATGGAATACTCCGCTATGAATTTTTTGACGATCGGCGACTCTTTATTAAGGGTTAGATTTCCACCTTCCCTGGTGGCGATGCCAGTGGCTGGAAACACAGCCATCATCTGGCCAGCCTGAGTCGAAGCCGTGTTGAGCGGGTATGGTTTCTCCGGGTTGCTCATTAGCGACAGTTTAATGCTATTGCTGGTCGCTGTGTTCGCGTCAAGGATGTGGCGCATTGCGATTACCGTGTAGACGCTGATTTCCGGCCCACCACTAAACCAGTTCAAAAGGTTTAAGATCTTGTCTTTCGCTTTGACTGGCGCTCCTTCAAATGCGGCAGTAAAGCTCTCACTTTCCAGACCGGCTGTCGCATAGAACGATTCGTCCTTGCCTTCCAGCGTGAAGCGAGGTTTGGCCGGCGCACGCTCTGATTTTGCCTTCTGGCGTTTTGGCTGCTCTTCTTCAGGTTTAGGCTCTGACTCCACTGAAGGTAAAGGAGTTGGATCTGTACCGGTAGTCTCAGTACTTCGAGCGTCAAGTTCAGGCACTGGCTCGTTCACCACCTCCGCAATAAGGTCACGTTCTGGTTCCTCAACCTTCACCGATTCGTGCTCAATCTCAAGCTCTTCCAGAACGCTACTCAGATCGCCGGTAGAGCAGGCATTCATGACCTCATCCGCCACCGCCTCGACTGGTTTTGCGATTGCATCGTCCAGACCAGAGAGAAGATCGTCGATCTCGTCGACACCGCTCGTTTTCGCAGCGTTCTGAACTGGTTCGTCGAGAGATTGCAGCATTGCTGTCAGTTCATCCAGGTCATCGTTTTTAACAGTGTTGGTAACTGCGCTCATTTTTAACTCCTTATGTTTTCGTTGGTGCGTTTCCGCGTTTGTGTTGAGCGTATTCTGGCAAAACCTATCAGGTAGAAAACGAATAAATTCAGGTAATTACAATAAATTACCTCACGCTTTTGAAGATTTTTTTTCATCCAAACCTCATATGATTTCCAAATGTAAAATCAGCCGCTATGATGAGAGGCTTCTGCTAAAGGAGTGATTAATGTGAACATTGATGTAAATGCCATTTTGAACGATGCAGTAAAAGATATGCCCATAGCTAACATCATCGTGATAGGAAAGACTGGTGTAGGAAAAAGTTCTCTCATTAATAGTGTATTTCGTGGAGACTTTGCGAGAACTGGGGTAGGCCGCCCTGTAACAGAAAATATAAAAGTAATTAAGAAAGAAGGCGTCCCATTACAAATCATTGATACTCAGGGACTGGAAGTCGCGGATTACGATAAAACCAGATTAAACATTGAAAATTACATAAACGAACATAACAATAGTGAAGAATCAGAGAATTACGTCCATCTCGCTTGGCTATGTATTAATGACACCGGTCAACGTTATGAAAAAGCTGAACTAAACACAGCCAAGTTTTTGATAAGTAAAGGAATACCGGTTATAGTAGTACTAACAAAAACAAACAGCTTCAAAAACAATGAATTTGCGAAAGAAGTTGAGATTGCATTTAAAAACTATAGCCATGCAGTCTGTCTGACTCGTGCGATTGAAGAAACGATTTATGATGAAGATGAACCAGATGAAATCATAGGAAAAAGAAAGGTTAGAGGCATAGATGATTTAATCCAAACATCGTATGAGGTTATTCCAGAAGCACAAAAAAAGGCATTTTCCAATGCTCTTTCAATTAAGAACAAAAAAGCATTGGATATAAAAAAAGAGCAAGCTAGTAAAGAGGTTATTGCCGCAACAGTCCTCGCAGGTGCGGCCGCAGCAACCCCAGTTCCATTTTCAGATGCATTTACCTTAGTGCCAATTCAAGTCACAATGATTGCAAAAATCAGTTATACCTTTGGAATGGATGTATCTAAAGCGGCATTAACAACAATGGTAACGTCTTTAATAGGTGCTGGTGGTGCAGTTTTTTTAGGACGAACAATTGTCACAGGGCTATTAAAGATGATACCTGGTGTAGGAAGCCTCGTTGGAGGGGCGATTTCTGCAACAACGGCAAGTGCAATCACAAAAGTCCTGGGTGATACATACGTTCTGGTTCTGTACAAGCTCGCAACAGAGTCTAAAACCGGAGAAATTGATTTTGAAATGGCAGCCAAGTTACTGAAGGCAAAAGTTTCATTTTAAAAAGTTAAGCGGTGCAATTTATTGCACCGCTTATTAAATTAAAAATCGAAAAAACCATATTTTTCCCGAGCTTTGAAAAAACATTGCATCATCAGCTCAGTATCGTAGAGGGCACTGTGGGCCTTCTCACGGTCGTAAGTGAAGCCAAGTGAGAACGCCAGCTCTTCTAGGCGTGGACGCTTCCCATCTTCGGTAGCCCACAGCCCATCTAGCATAGTGTCAACCAGAGGGATATCCGGCAATTTCACCCCATAGCTGCCGAACTCGTGGCGAATGAACGGAAGGTCAAAAGCCTCTCCGTTATGGGCAACTAACGCGCTACATGCACCCATATATGCAGCAATCTTGCCTGCGTGATCAGCCAGTAGCGGTTCTGCTGCCAGATCTTCCAGCGAAATACCATGTACTGCCTGCGCCTTCGGATCGATACTGCGACGCGGGTTGAAGCGCATCTCAAGGCTGTCGATGTGCTTCTGGGTTTCCAGTTCATAACGGGTTATCGCGATTTCGATAATTTTGTGGCCGGATGTGAAGTCCAGCCCTGTGGACTCAATATCGACGCCACCGACAATCGTGGTCATTCGTACTCCTTACAGCTTCTTCGCGCCTTTCAGCAGTGCGCCACGCACAAACTGAGCAGCCTTTTTCAGTGCGTCCTCGCCACTTTCGCAGACGACCGGCTCGCGCCATTCGCCCGTTGATGTGTTGAGGATCTGGATTTGGTTGGTCTCCAGGCAAACGGACACGTACAGAACCGTACCGCCTGAGAGTTTGAGGTGCATAGGAAACAGAGGGCGCTTGGTGCCGCCATTGAACTGCGACATCGCCACATTGATGGCTTCGCCAACCTCTTCCCCAACAAGCCCTTGAACGGACTCAAACACTGCGCGGATAGCCAGACGTGCTTCACGTTCACTCATCAAAGAGCGGGATTGTTCGTCAGCAATGCGGATCAGTGCTTCAATCGCTTTACGATCTAATTCATCCGAGAGGGGAAGTTCGTCTATCATTCTGTTTTTCCTCGATTCATTTCGTGTGTCTTATTGTCACACTGCCCAACAGGGGAGCAACATTCAGTGGAAGGTCACTCGTCCTGTTATACGGCGCTCAATGTTTTCAGCGGCTCTGTCCAGCACTCGCAATACCGATCTGGCTCGCGCTTCAACCGTGCGACACTTTTCAGAGATAACGAACACCTGCAGATCGCCGGTTTGGGGAAGGGTGTTGATTTTCGTCAGCTCACCGCACATAAGTGCATCGATGCGAGCAACATAGAGACGGTCAAGCGATCCTCGCTGGGGACGCGCGAGATCTTTGCTGGAAAGCTCAACGCCCGGGCGAAGACCCGCGATAGCATTGAAGTTGGAAATGGCCGCTTTGTGGCAAAACTGCTCAATATCGAGAGCAAGCTCGATGCAACGGTCTTCGTTGGTCTGGCCGACCAGGTCAAGCGTATAAGCCATGACATCGGCTGGCGTGCGGTCGATAACAAAACCTTCAACGCCGCGGGTGATCATCTCGATGTGTCTGGCAATCTCCATCTGAACCTGAAGACGTTCGTAAAGGGGCAAACGCTCGCCAACCTTCACCCCCAGACTGCTCATCAGCTTGCCAACGCCGGCATCCACATACGGAATGCCATAATGCGCATCGATGTATTTTGCCAGGGTTGTTTTTCCACTGCCCTGTGCGCCAGTGATTCCAATCCGGTAATCCATTACGACCTTCTGTATACGATCTGCAAAAAGCCAGGCTCATCCTCATTTGCACGTTGGGTATAAGCCGTTTCGACTGGTACGAACCCTAAAGAACGCATCATTGGCGCCGGGAAGAACGCATCCGCGCCCGGCACATCCACGCCAATATGCGACAGCCAGATCTCTTCTACGTGTGGCATAAAGAGCGAGTAAATCTGCCCGCCACCAATCACCCAGACCGGATCTGGTAGTCTCAAAACGTCATCGATGCCAGCGGGGTAGAACCCATTGGGGATATAGCCACGAGAGCGCGTCAAAACGAGGTTATGGCGCTCTGGCAGCGGGCGCTTGAGACTTTCCATCGTCTTACGTCCCATCACGACAGTGGCGTTTTTGGTGAGTTGTTTGAACAGTTTCAGATCGGTCGGGCAACGCCAGGGAAGTTCGTTGCCAATGCCGATTTCATAGTTGCGGCCGACACCTGCAATCATCTTCATTGGCTTACCTCATAGATGGTTGGTCGCTGGTGAGAATCTGCCAGCGCAGAACGCAGACGCGGATCATGAACCAGTGCGGCGATAAGTAAGTCGCCTTTGTGCTCTGCCAGCGTGCGCTTGATATGGGTTTCAAAACTGACACCGCGCGGAACCAGGTGGAGCCAGTCATAATCAATGCCGAAGTCCTTCAGCCAGCGTTTGGTTGGGCCTTCGAGCGCTTCCGGACGACTACTGATAAGCACCACTTCAGCACCGGAGCGAGCAAAACCACGCAACATGCGGCTGGTGGGAAAGATGAGTTCATCACCGGCAATGAGAGCGCCTGCATCCGCATCAGGCACTGCTTTGCGATGGCTGGCTCTCGCCAGCACACCCTCAATTTCACACAACACATACATCCCTCTGGCCATATCACACCGCCACTGGAACCTTGATCCACGGAAGAGGGCTGTAGCCGCACACCTGCACGCCTTCCCATTTGAAGTCGTCCAGTTCGGCCCATTCATGCGGGAAGATGACAACCGGGTCGGACTCTTTGGGCGGCTCGCGCTTCATCAGTTCCTCAACGCCTTCCATGTGGTTGTCGTAGAGATGAACGTCAAAGCCAAAATGCACGAATGCGCCAGCCATATGGCCGGTGATCTTCGCGAGGAAGTGGGTGAGAATGCCGTAACCGGCGATGTTGAACGGCATACCAACAAAGGTATCGACGCTGCGTTGAACCAGGCATGAGTTCAGAATGCGTTTCGGGATGCCCAGCTCGTCCAGCATGTTCTCAGTAATGCCACCATCTCTTTCCAGAAGACACAGCATCTGGGTGTAAATGGACTCGTGGCCGTGGCGGTTGTGCTGGATGCCAATGTCGGTGGCCATAGTCAGTCGGGTCTCAAAGTCCAGCTCGCGACTCCACAGTGAAAACACGAAATGGCATGGCGGCAGCTTCATATCTTCCAGTTCGCCAACATTCCAGGCATTCAGCAGGATGCGACGATCTGTCGGGTTGGTGCGAAGCGTGTGAACGATACGCTGTAGCTGGTCGATTTCACGGGACAACACAACGCGATCTTCACTTACGCCCAGATACCCCTCGACCTTGTACCCGCGCTCACGGAACGTGTCGATTTTGCTCAAATACTCGCTATGGCTCACGATGCGGGTATCTTCCCACCGACGCCATTGTTTGCCATAGACCGGGCCTAAATCGCCATTTTCATCAGCCCAGGCATCCCAGATTTTGACGCCATTGTCTTTCAGGAACTGGATGTTGCCCGTTCCTTTGAGATACCACTCCAGCTCAATCAGTAACGACTTCAGGTTGACGGCTTTTCCGGAGATAAGTGGAACAGAGCCGCCCGTCAGCATGTAGTAGGAAGGGACATATGAAACGCTTTTTGTGCCGGTTCCGGTGCGATCACCCGCGTGAACGCCAGTGTTGAGCACCGTTTCAACCACTTTGGCATACGAACCACTGGCAAACTGACCGTTCGTAAAGTCTCGATTCAGTAGGGTAGACAAAATCAACCTCACACAAGATAAGTAAGTACATACATATTATTTTATACAAGTTTATCTGTCAGAAGTGTGTAAGGCTAGGAGGGGAGTAAAAAAAATGGTGGCTCTTAGGCCACCATTGCAATGAGCAATTAAGAACTTGGACAATAAAACACGCCCAGGCAATATATAATGATAAGTAGATACTTACAATTATTTTTTTACCATCTCGTAAAGAGATGAGGCTTTCGCCTTCTCAACAAAGCGAGTCAGATCCACATCGCTGTAGGTTGGGGATTTGAGGATCTTGCCATCAGAAACTCTGAAGCCAATCATCATGTCAGTCCCTTCAGCGTGGCGGAAGCCCAGATCTTCCTTGTCGTATTTGCAATTCTCTACCGCCACACGACGCTCTTCGGCGTCAGCCGGCCACAGCTTGGTCATGTTGGAACGATGGATTTCTGCCACCAGCTCAACAATATCGATACCGAGAAAATCAGCCAGGCGGTAGGTCATCATGCAGGCAACGTAGATTTTATTCATCACGCGGCGCAGCTCCTGCACCAATTCGGAATCGCTAATCGGCTTCGCTTCGAGTTTGTCAGCCAGCGCATTCAGCATTAATGCAGCTTCTTTTGCTTCTTCAAACGGGATGGCCATGTCGTCAAAGACCGTGTTGCCTGGAACCATGATGGTGTGGATGAAGCGATCAACACTCTGCTCTTGGGTGTAGTAGCTCATACCTGTAGAGATACCGCCTTTGATGGCCACCATTGTGCCGACGCCCACGTAAAGGAAGTCAGCCATCGCGTCCAGCAGTGCCGTGATATCCCCATTTTTGGCTGCCGGGATGCCCTCGGTAACTGCTTCTTCGTGGATCAGCTTGGCACGCAGACGCAGTAATGCCGGATCTGGAATGGCACGGCGTGGGTGCTGAAACAGTGTGTGGAACTGGTCAACCATCAAGTAGATGCTTTCCGTTGCCTTGCCAAAACCAGGATTCAACTCGTAAGGCTCAGGCTTAAATCCCACGAGTTTGTCTGCGGCAAGTTTCAGATGATCGGTCAGTTTCGTAAATTTCATGTCTTCTTTCTTTCCTTTGGACTTCATTTGATGCGTCAATTGTGACCCAGCAGCGCCAGGCCACAAAGTGGTTAAACTCGGCTTAAAGGTCTGCGAACTGGCTCAGTCCGGAGCGATCGACAGCGGAATCAATCTGGCCGACGAGGTAGTTGCTTTGTTCAGCTTCCTGCGGAGCTATCTGCAGGGTGTCTGACAGCAGCCATTTGTTCATCCATACCAGTGGATCGTCTTTAATTTCCGGGAACAGCGGTCGCAGCCCCAGACGACGCATTGCCAGGTTGGTGCGGTATTTCACATAGCTTTTGAGGATGTCGGCATTCAAGCCAATCATTGAGCCGTCTTTAAACAGATAGTCAGCCCAGCGCATTTCCTGTCCGGCCACGTCCATCATGGTCTGATAGATGAAGCTCTCTTCTTCTGCGGCAATCATCTTCCACATCAGACCTTCACGACCGGTACGCATAAAGCGGATCATGCGTTCAGTACCTTCGCAATGCAGAGCCTCGTCGCGCGCGATAAAGCGCATGATCTTCGTGTTGCCCTCCAGCAGCTTCCGCTCACCAAAGGCGAACGTACACGCAAAGCTCACGTAGAAGCGAATCGCCTCCAGTGCATTCACCGACACCAGTGTTCGGAACAGCTGGCGCTGGAGAGGGTAGGGCTTGCCATCAAACTCGCTGACATACAGCCGTTCAAATTCGTCTTCGCCAAGATGCTGGCGAGCGCAGGTCATTTCGTACAGTCTGTCATATTCGCTTGAGATGCTTACAGCCCGGCTGATGATCTCTTCGTCCGTGACGATGCCGTCGAAAACGATGCTCGGGTCATCCACCATACCGCGGATAATGTGCGTATAGCTGCGGCTGTGAATCGTCTCGGAGAACGACCAGGTCTCGACCCATGTCTCCAGCTCAGGAATGGAGATCAGCGGCAGCAGTGTTGCGTTAGGACTGCGACCCTGAACGGAATCCAACAGCGTCTGGTAACGCAGGTTGCTCAGGAAAATATGGCGCTCGTGCTCTTGCAGCTTGGTATTGAAGTCGATGCGGTCAGTGGTAATGTCGACTTCTTCAGGGCGCCAGAAGAACGAAAGTTGTTTCTCAATCAGCTTTTCGAAGTCACGGTACTTTTGCTGATCGTAGCGTGCTACGTTGACAGATTGGCCGAGGAACATAGGTTCCTTCGTTGCGTCGTTAGCGCCCAAACGGAAAGTAGAATAAGTCATGTGTTTCCCTCTGAATGTTATCGAGTTGCTTTAAACAAATTGTTATCTTATTGGTTTAAACAAGGTGCTCAACTCAAGGAAAAGGTGGGGATTTCTCCCCACTCTCATCAGATTTTGCACGCGCCATCGCACTCATCTTCTGGCTCAACAACCTCCGCAACTGAAGGTTCGGACACCTGATCGTCGTCGTCACGCTTACCAGCGCCATCACGCGTGTTGTGGTAATAAAGCGTCTTCACACCTTGCTGATACGCAAACAGCAGATCTTCCAGCAGCTTCATCATTGGAACCTTGTCGCCAGGGAAGCGAGTCGGGTCGTAGTTGGTGTTCGCAGAGATGGCCTGATCGAAGAACTTCTGAATGATGGCCACCTTAGTCAGATAGCCGCGGTTATCCGGCATATCCCACAGGTACTCGTACTGGTCTTTCAGTTGCGCGAAGTCCGGAACGACCATCTTCACGATGCCGTCTTTGGAAGACTTCACGGACACCGGGCCGCGGGGCGGCTCAATACCATTGGTGGAGTTGGTGATCTGGCTGGACGTCTCACACGGCATTTGAGCGGTCAGAGTGGAGTTACGCAGACCATGCTCACGGATACGGCCACGCAGCTCTTCCCACGGCATTTTCAGCTCGAAAGAGGTCTCCGGGTTGGTATCCAGTGTTTTGCGATAGTGGTCGACTGGCAGCTGGCTCTGTGCGTATTTGGTGTGGGAGAACCAGTCACATGCACCCTTCGCTTCGGCCAGTCGGCAGCTCGCATCGAGCAAGTAGTACTGAATGGCTTCGAAGGTCTCATGCACCAGCTGGTTGCCTGCAGCGTCAGAGTAGTTAAAACCATTCTTCGCCAGATAGTAGGCAAAGTTTGTCACGCCAATACCCAGACTACGACGAGCTTTAGCCGGGATTTCTGCAGCAGCCATCGGGTAGTCCTGATAGTCGAGCAGAGAGTCCAGTGCCGCCACAGCGTAAAACGCCACGTCTTTCAGTGAGTCCAGCGTGCGGATCGCGCCCAGGTTGAACGCAGACAGAGTGCAAAGCGCGATTTCCCCGTTCGGATCGTCAGTGAACGCCAGTGGCTTGGTCGGTAGCGTGATCTCCATACAGAGATTGGACTGGTGTACCGGTGCAATTTCCGGAACGAATGCGCCGTGATCGTTCATGTGGTCGACGTTGGCAATGTAAACGCGACCAGTAGAGGCACGCTCCTGCATCAGCGTAGAGAACAGGTCGACGGCCGGGATAGATTTCTTACGAATGCTCTCGTCGGCTTCGTACTTCAGGTACAGCTCTTCGAACTTGTCCTGATCAACAAAGAACGCGTCGTACAGGCCCGGCACATCGTGTGGGCTGAACAGCGTAATATTTTCGTTGCGCACCAGGCGGCGATACATCAGACGGTTAATCATCACGCCATAGTCGAGATGACGAACGCGGTTCTCTTCAATGCCACGGTTGTTTTTCAGTACCAGCAGACTTTCAACTTCCAAGTACCAGATCGGATAGAACGCTGTAGCAGCGCCGCCGCGAACACCGCCCTGAGAGCAGGATTTCACAGCTGTCTGGAAGTGTTTCAGGAATGGAATAACGCCAGTGTGGGTGGCCTCGCCATTGCGGATCTCACTTCCCAGCGCACGCAGACGCCCAAAGCCAATACCAATGCCCGCGCGACGTGACACGTAGTCAATGATTGCGGAAGACGCAGCGCTAATCCCTTTCAGACTATCAGCTGCTTCAATCAGCACGCAGCTGGAGAACTGGCGAGTAGGGGTGCGCACGCCGGCCATAATTGGCGTTGGCAGAGACAGCTTGAATGTACTGGTCACATCGTAGAAGCCTTTGACCATCTCCAGACGCGTCTTACCGGCGCAGCCATCTTCCCAATTCTGGAACAGGCACATGCCGACCAGCATGTAGAGTTGCTGTGGCCCTTCGTAGATAGCGCCAGTTACTCGGTTTTGAACGAGATACTTGCTCGCCAGCTGCACGGTGGCGGCATAGCCGAAGTATTCGTCGCGCTTAGGCTTGATGTACACGCCCAGCTCGGCAATTTCTTCCTGAGAGTAGTACTTGAGAAGGTCTTCATCGTAAACGCCACGACTGACGTTGCTGACGATGTGATTGTAGAAATTCGGGTAGTCATACTGGCCGAAGGCGTCCTTGCGGATCTTGAACAGGCTCAGTCGCGCGGCAACCTGCGAGTAGTTCGGGGTTTCCGGAGAGATCAGATCGGCAGCGGACTTTACCAGCGCCTCATGCAGCTGGCAGGTGGTCATTCCGTCGAAAATGCTGGCAGCAGCGCCCATAGCGACAGCAGACGCGCTAACGTTGCGAATGTTTTCGACTCCCCACATCACAACGCGGTTGTATTTTTCCTCTGACAACGGCTCAGTGGAACCGTTACGTTTTACGATGCTTATCATGTATCACCCAATAAAAAAGGCCACTAAATATAGTGACCTCATGTTAATAGATAGGTACTTACCTATCAATTACCGACTTATAAAATTCCTGCAAGAACATCGCGAACCTGACGGAATTGATCTGTTTGCATACCGGTGTAAATCGACGCGACAGCGTCCGCAAGGTGCTCGTTTTTATTCACCAGCACTTCCTTACCAGATTGCTTACGGCGCAACCACGGGGCGTTTGGCTGCTTCTGCGTAGCCCACTGAATGATCTCTTCCTTCGACGTGGTCAGCTTATTCCCGACATAGTGCTTAATCTCGTTTGGCGTGACCTGTATCAGTGGCTTATCCACGCACGCCAGTACGCCAATACAGATGCCGTATGAGGTCTGAGAGCGACTCGATTGGCTACCAACCGGCAATTCGCAAAACACCATATGAGCCTGCTCGATTATGGGCTTGGCGGTACGCCAGATTTCATTAGCGCGGCGCAGATCGTCGCTGTTTACGCGAACAGTCTTCTTGTTGCCGCCAGCTTTGGTTTCCACCAATGTCAGGCCATGAATGTCCAGCTTATCCGTTTCCAGATCCAGCGTGCCAATCGCCAGGCCAAAGTTGCTCATTGAAGGGTCGACGCCGACCACACGAATGGTTTTACTCATTTTTGGTCTCCTTACCACGTAGCCCAGGTTGGGCATTCCATTAGTTTCTGTTCAAGTGTCTTTTCCGGCTCGCGAGTTGGCGGCTTCGGAATGTCGCTAACAACGTGAATGCTATCGTTGGTTAGAACGCCTGCAGCAATGTCTGCATCGATCATGCTCTGGCCGATGAAATGCCGCATGATGTCGATCAGATGGCGTGCAGCCGTTTCATTCGCGCTGAATACATGGGGGAGAAGTACTTCAATAATCGCTACTTCACATCCCTCCTCGTAAAAGCAGAGTTTCGCCCGCTTTGAAATTGGCGCGTGTCGGTCATAGTCAACAGAGAAGCTGGCGAAAGCAGCACCCGGCATTGCAACGTGATCCGCGCGTGCGTTAGCGTGTCGAATCAGATTAGTGAATGCGGTGCTGATGTGCGTCTCCATCGCATTGAAGAGCGCATTTTCTTGGATGTTCAGCGTTCCGGTTTCAGGAATCACAACGAACCCCGGCCCAGAATGTGGGAGATATCCACCTTCCGTAAATGGATTAATAAGGATCGGCGCAGTGCTTCCTGACGGCAGCATAGACAAACTCGGCATCAACGGAGTCGATGACAACAGACTGGTTAATACCGAGAACTGGTCGTCATTGATGTTTTCGTTTTTCCACAAAAGTGCAGGCGCAGCTGCTTTTGCCGTATGGTGGTTTATCAGCTTTATAGACTGCATCACGGCAAACATCTGCAAAAACTGCGTTCGGCTCAAGTTAAACGACATAGCTGCGACCCTCTTTGACTTCGACTGTGATGGTTTCCCGGAACCACGATTTCATCTCTTTGTGGGAAATGATCATCACTGTGCCGCGTTCACGCGCTTTGGCTTCCAGAATCCCCATGAGACGCTCCAGACCGGCAGTGTCGAGCGCGTCGTCAATTTCATCCCCGATAAACAGCTCGATATTCTTACTGGCGCGACTGGCAACCAGATCCTGCAAAGCAAGAGAGCACGCAATGCGTACCTTACGCTTCTCGCCACCAGACAACGTCTGGAAGGATTTGCTGGAGCCTGTTTTGGTTACGCTGATATTGAATTTGTCGCGATACTCGCCTTTCTTCGTTGTCTCCATTGTCGACCATTCGGCAACGATGTTGCCGTCCGACAGCGTGTTGAGATACTCCGCAGTTCTGATGTTCAGGAAAGGCGTAACAGAAGTCAGGATGTGTGAACGCACGCCAGCTGGGGAGTAAACCTGGCGAGCTTTCTCCAGCAACAGAGCCTGTTCCTGAATGCTTTTTAACTCTTTTTTAAGTACTGCATGATTAGATTTATTGGCAGCCAGGTTGTCTTCATGGCGCTTAATGACAGCCAGAAATGGGTTTACCTCTGCCATGATGCGATTCACGTCAGTACGCGCCCGCGCCACCATCGCTTCGACGGCCACAACTTCACGTTCTCGATGACGCAGCGCACTTAGCTCATTGGTCAGGCGTTCGATTCTGGCGATGATTTCTGAGACGTCGGGTGTGGCTGCGACCAGTGCAGACTCGATGCCGAGCGCTTTCTCAAGACGAGCTTTGTGTTGAGCCACTGCCGCTGCTGATGCCTGCGCCTGGCCGATCTCATTACGCGCTTGTTCAATGAAACTCTCCTTCACGGTGGACAAATCTTCTTCGCAGTAGGGCTTTCCGCACGTAACACAAGGTGCTCCGACCTTTATGTTGACCTCTTCTGCTTTGGTTTTAAACGAGCGAGCACGGTTCATCGACTCGTTCTGTGCCGCTTCTGAAGTGCGGATGCTTGAGCGGATCTCCGTAATCGCACCGCGCACCTTCAGCAGTTTGGCGTCATGCTCTTCTTTGGAGGCCAGCTTGCTGCGTTCGCCAGCAATCGCGTTTTCCGTATCCCGGATCTGTTCCGGCAGCGAGCGAATTTCCATCACGACTTCGGACAGCGTTACCTCCGCGCCAGCCAAATCGACGCGGGCCTTGTCCAGACGTTCGCCGCGATCGCGCTCCCAACTATCAGAGGACGCTTTGGCCGCCTCAATCTCTGACTGCGCGGTCTCGATAAGCGTGAGACAGGCGTCCATTTTGGATTTGGTAACATCCATGCGTGCGGCAGCTGCATTAGCACGCTCGCGAGCAATGGCATAGGCTCGCGTTAACCGGTCGACGCCAGCGGCTTCTTCAACGATGGTTTTGAGGTTCTTGTCGGACATACCCGGCAGATCAGGCATTGCTTCCTGACTGGCGTAGATGGACGCCATGAACACCTCTTTCGATGCACCAATCAGGCGTTCAACGAACTCCTGCGTCAGTGTGTCTTTGCCTTTGGTCATATCACCGTCTTCGCCACGGACGATCAGCCGGTTCTTGAACTCTTTGTGTTTGCGGTGGCGAATGATGGCGTAACGCTTTCCTTCATCCTCAACAGTCACCATCACACGACAGTTTTTCTCGTGACCTGTAGACAGCACGTCGTCACCTTTGACGCCATGCGCAGTTTCGCCATACAGACACCACATCAGGCTGTTCATCAAAGTCGATTTGCCCGCACCATTGCTGGCAGCAGAAGAGTCGCCACTGTTAACACCCTGAATGAGCACCAGACCGCGTTGGTCTAACTCAACTTCGGCGCTGGCTAACGCCATGAAGTTCTCAACCTGGAGCTTTAGAAATTTCATACAATGCCTCTAACTTTTTGATTCAAATGCTGGCCTTTTCGCAGTTGAAACTCTGTGTGGGCCGGGAAAGATCTCCGTTTCAGTACGCCTTGTTTGCTCAGTCTTCCCAGATAAAACGCCACAGGGTTTCCGTTGGGTGGGTAGGGCTTGTGGAACATCACCGTCTGGCCTCGTTCAAGTCTTTTCATCGTGGAGATGAAGTCCCGAAAGCTCCCAGAATGGCTCGTACTCACATTGCCTCCGCACTCTCCGCTTCGGTCAGGATCTCCTGACACAGCATGTCCAGCTTGCTCAGGTCGAAGCCGCCGTCAGTGTCGTGAACGATCTTGCAGTACGCCGCGACGGACTCGCCCAGGCTGTCTATTTTGCTGGTCTCCGCAGTACTGGCAGTGCCTTCCATCATCGATGCCTTGCGGATGAAGTTGCAGACGACACCCTTCGCGCCCATTGTTTTCAGGACGTTCTGGATTTTGATGCCCTCTTCATCGCTCTCCACAACGGCACGGAAGCGCACGTAGTTACCGCGAATTTGGTCGTCTTCCACATCGTCCTCAAGGTTGACGAACTTGGGTGCGGAGGTTTCGTGGTGGGTGAATGTGCCGTCAGGGTTGACGATCATGAAGCCAGCCAGCGAGCCAACATCGCCCCAATTCTGGTGCGTCAGCGCCCCGATGCTAACCACTCCAGGCAGCACTTCTTTGTGGTTGTGGTAGTGTCCGGACAGCAACAAACGGAAGCCGATATCTTTCAGTTCCTGTGCGTCGATGCCGACATCAGGCATGGTGGGGATCGCTTTGTTGATTGAGGTATGCACAACGACATCGTGGTTGTCGCCATCCAGCCCGGAACGCAGTGTTTTGAGGTCGCTGATAAGCTCTGCGTGGTTATTGCGCCAGCTAATCAGATGGACGGTAACGTCGCCCACTTTGATGGAGTGAGGACGTTTGCCGCAGACGATTTCCACACCGATTGAGCGCAGAGAGGCCGCTGCATTGGCGCTGTATACGGAATCGTTGGTTTCGAGGTCGTGGTTGCCGGCCAGCATAACCACTTCGAGGCCCAACTCTTTGATGATCCACTCGTAAGTTTCAGTCACGAAATGCAGGACGGAAGGTGATATAGCACCACGAACATGGAAAGTATCACCAGCCACCAGCATGTACTTACAGCCCGCAGCTTTCATGGCTTTGGCTGCTTCTTTCGTGGCGTCCAGTTGGATCTCCAGTCGAGAGTTCAGCCCGTCAGCGTTTGTTGTCGCAAAAGCATCCCAACGATGATAATGGGGATCTGATATCACCCCGTATGGCAATGTCATGTGTCTTTTCCTTTGTGGTTATTTTGATACAGATGTTAAGCGTGTTTGAGAGGCGAGCAACCCAGACAACACGGCACAGAAGAAAATCTACAGGCACACGATTATGACAAAATATATAAGTAAGTGAATACCTATTTTATAAAGCGGCATAGATTTCTAAATGTTACAAGCCACTCTATAATCGCAGTCACTCATTGATGACAACTAAACGAAAAAGGAGAACGGACGGTGAAACGCGTAATTATAGGGACGATGGCCATTGCTCTGATCGGATGCGTGCCAAAGCCGCCTCAAGATGAAAAGTCAGCTGGCGGGTACGTTGATATTTATTCCACTTCAAGCGTAGCTATTGCCCAAGACAGAGCCGACAAATTGTGTGGAAGCCATGCCTATTATGTCTCCAACGACAATGATTTAACCAAAGTCATGGGTAAATACGCGCCTTCATTCCCAAAAATCCGTTTCAACTGTGATCTTGAAATGGCCGCTTATCTCGGTAGCAAAGAGGCAAAGGAGATCAAGATGAAGCGCATAGAGGAAGCCTACAAGGAGATGTACAAGGCCCAATATGAGCTGAAAGAAGTGCGCCGTAAGAACGCTGATCCGAAGAAGCTGGAGTCCTACACAGAACGCGATCCTGACGGCACTATTCGCAGCTACAGCTTCTTGAACGGCAAGTCGTGCGAATCCATCGTATACCCAGACGGCACTGGCAAAACAACTTGCGATTAATTCTTCAGAAGCACCTCATATGGGGTGCTTTTTACTTTGGATCGCGAAACAGCATCTGCGTGCCTTTGGGTGACGTGTCGAAAAGGTGAAAACCTCTGCGTTTTAGCATGTCGGCCATTTGCGAGGATTTGACGTAGCACTTCGCCATCATCGGCTGGCTCGGGTTTGAATCGATCATGTCGGACACCAGCATTGACCCATAGCCTTTCCCGCGCAGCTCTTTGACGATACTGACGGCACGGAGTTCAAGTCGTGGCGCACCGGTTGGATCGAGTGCGGCACAGAACCAGATTAGCCCTGCTTTTTTGTCATCAGAACGGCGCAGCAGGATGTAGATATAATGCCCGGAGTATTGGCCCTGCTCGTTCGTCTGGATGGCCAGCCTGGTCTGCTTCTCAAAGGTTTTACCACCCTTTGATGTGAGGATCTCTTCGTAGAAGTGGCCCTTGCGTGCGCCGTCTTC